CAACGGACCTAAAAACAAGCGAATTAGCACCACCTTGAAACCCATAATAATTTCCATCGGAGCAACAATTTATAAACACACATCCATATCCTGCATTCCAAGCAGTGGCTTGAAAACCAAACCCGCTACTCCCCCCGTCGCAATTCGTCACCCTGATGTTCTCGAACCAAAGGGTGCTTATCCCCGGTACAATGTAAATCCCCGCATAATTCCCGCCGTCCCCGTCCAGCACAAACCGCGTCCCGTCAACATTCCCCTCAGCATTACACCCGACAAATTTGATGAACCCCCCGGCGTTGGTGCCGGTTTGGGTGTCAAAGTCCACCCTGGCCGCAAGCGTCTCAGTCCCACGGCAATAAACGACATCCCCGGCGACGGCGTTGTCAGCCGCCTGCTGAAGAGTTTCGTAAGCGTTCGTCCAGCTCGTGCCGTCGTTATCCCCACTTGCAGCCGGATCAACATATCGCGTTGTCATTATTCCACCGCCTTTACGTCATAGTGATAAACGGTATCGACCACCACGCCATCAATGGTAATGGTGTCGGTATCGACCACATGCTCACAGTTGACGGCGCACTCCGGCAACCCACGTTTAACAAGGTTCGGGTGGACATGGGAGCAAAAGCCGAGTTGGACGGGCCTGCACATGACACACACAGAGTCGGCAGGGATGTCACAATTAGTGAGATTACAGCTCACGAACGTCAACCCCGCCTTCCCATCGAATATCTTGGTATGGGGCAGAAGTTGCAGGAAGTTGTCCCCCGTGAACGTGTGGCCGTTTTCAACGTCCGGCAGGGGCTTAATGCCTAGTGAGTAGTTACCCATCACTCCACCCCCTGAGCAAAGAAGTTGTCCCGCAGGTATTTGTAGACGTTCCAAGCCAACGTCATGATCGGGTCTTTGCCGCTTGTGACCCACTTCTTTTTCTTCTCGTCCGAGAGTTTGTTCCAGACTGCCAGCCGCAGGTCCATCGCCGTCTTGAGTTGATTGATCCTGGTCTGGATCTGGCCTGCTGATGTGGATTGGCCGGTTAGGTTAAGGTCTGTCATGATGCTACCTCCTGGTAACAATGAACCACAGTCTTTGCCAAAATTTGCAATGACAAGGGACTGGCCCATCTAAAATATCTACGTCAACTTGCTTTGAAAATATTCTATGTTTACACCAATGAGGCATGATGCCCCCTTATTTGCATTTCCATTTCACTTCCTCAATTACGGCACGATCCGTAGACTTGGTGATCCGGGCAGTCCGGGTACAGCGAATGCCAAAGGGGGTTCCGAGCACCCCCGGACATTACACGCTTGGATATCGGTTATCTGGTGAGCGCCGTTGTCGAGCGGCCCAAGGTCCAGCACGATTGCCGACCCGTCCGTGTGAAGGGCATAGGGGACTTGAACAGGCACCCCATTGTCCTTCATCTGAAAGTGGGTAACGGCCACTTCTGCCTGGTAGGGGTCGCAGACCAGAAAAGGTCCAGCCCATGCCGTCGAAGTGAAAAGAATGATTGCCAAGGTGATGATTGCCTTTTTCATTATGTCCTCCGTTATGATTATTAAAATATTATTCTTAATAATATTATACCACAAATCATGATATTTTACTTTAACTATTTTACTTCACCTCTACCAATTCTATGTCTAAGTTATATATCCCATCTATAACTATGCTTCTTCCTATTTCATCTGAAGCAAATCTCATTGTGATTTCTTCTGATTCATATAGCGTAGGTAAAAAATCATGTGGGTCAAATATAAAACTATCTGCAATACCATTATGCCCAATAGCAAACCACCACAACCCGTCAGTAACATCTTCATACAGATATCTTAATTTAAATCTTCTTCTAGGATTACTCCATTTTTTATCTCTCTGTTCTGAACCATTCACAGCTTCAAGAATATTTGTTTTAAATTCATAACTTTCTTCCCATGTGGCTACAGGAATTGGTGTTGATGGATATCTATCCATATCCATCGCTTCAGAGCTTGATGAAGCAGATGAACTAGATTGTTGCGAAGATGATGATTGTGAACTACTTGATTCAGAAGATTGCGAAGAACTAGATTGTGAACTACTAGAGCTTGAACTACTAGAAGTAGAAGAAGATGATTGTGAAGAACTAGAAGTAGAACTAGAACTACTTGAAGTTGATGATGATGATTGGGAGCTAGAAGATTGTGAACTAGAACTACTAGATTGTGAAGAACTTGATTGGGAAGAACTAGAAGTTGAACTAGAGGAACTTTCACTAGATGAACTAGATTCTTGAGATGATGAAGAACTACTTCTAGAACTACTAGATTGAGAAGAACTTGAAATAGAACTACTTGAAGATATAGAGCTTGATTGGGAACTAGAACTTGATATACTTGAACTAGAAGATTGAATTCCTATATCTTCAATTTCAATATAAGAAGCTAATGAACTACTAGAAGAAATACTTGAACTTGATTTACTACTACTAGATTCACTAGAACTACTAGATTCACTAGAACTTATAGAACTACTACTACTTGAAATTGAAGAACTAGAAGACTGAGAGCTAGAGCTACTAGATTGTGATGAACTTGATTCACTAGAAGAACTAGAACTAGGTTCAATATATTCATCAAATCCTATATCCCAAGTACCACTACGTGTTTCACCATCAATATCATCATCAAAAGCAAAAGCCCCATCTCCACTTAAATCTGTTCCTTGATCTTTTGCTATAGTATCTTCCGATGATAAATGAAAATCATCATTATCGGAATCTACATAGGTGGGATTACTAGTTAAACATGTAGTTTGCGTAACATTAGCATGAATTGCAGCATTGACTATGATACAGTTTTTAGCTAATGTACCAGCTTCAGAAGCATATATGCCCCATCCAGCACTTGATGGTTGTACACCTGTACAATTATAAATAACACCTGTATTTTTTGCTAAACTGAATAAAGTAATACTGGTTCCGCCACTTACTCTAGCAACAAGACTATTTGCAATAACACAATAAGCCCCTCGCAAATCAATACCAACCAAAACCCCAGATGCATCAGCATTAGAAGCTCCTGATATTAGATCTCCAACAGTTTTCGAATATGCCCCTGCTGCGGGAGCATATACATGTCGTGTAGTTCCAGCGTAACTTCTATTGAATTGCAAACATAAATCATAAATACCAATATAATTTTCGCCAAGATAAAATAATTGTGCAGTGCTGGCTGAAGATACAAAGGCAACTACAGACCCATCATATTTTGGAATACCGACATGACCTTCTCCGCTTGCCGGTCTAATAACACGAAAATATGAAGAACTAACAGTGGCTCCATCGATAGTGACATAATCATCATGTGCCCCCGCATAGCAATTTAAAATTTCACCTGCTTCAGCGGTAACTAAATCGATATCAGTAGCACCCTCCCATACCGATAGTACAGAATAGTCTTTACCACCAGCACTATCATAAGTGCTTTCGTTATATGCTAATGGTAATCGTCTACTACTTGCCATTTATCTAATCCACATCTAAGGCAGGAGGAGGATTTTCTTCAGGATCAACATCAGAATCATTCCATTTATCTTTAGGAATTGGATTCGTAGTTCTAATCCAATCAAATTCAATAATTTCTTCTGAATCTATTGTTCCTGGAATAGAACAATCAACTTCATTAATTGATAATGAATGATTACTATTTCTACCATCAAATTTTTGAATTAATTGACTTGCAGATTTAAAAGGTTGATAAATATAATTTGAATCTTGTATTTTATCAATATCAATTTCAGGAATACGATTAAGTAATCTTGCTACTGGTAATCTAAATTTACGTTTAGCCAAAACAGCAGGTCTATTACGCCAAATCTTCCCATCAACTAATGAAGCCTCATTCATATCTAAATTAGTACAAATCACAGGATCTTGATAAATAGATTTCATCAATGAAAGATTAGGATCTCCAGGATCAATATCTAATATTTCACTATTATGAATTCCTTTATCATAAAGCCTAGATTGGATAAAACTATCTAGCTTATCTTGCTCATGGGCTTTCCATGCTTGAATTATTAAAGACTTTGCATTTGCTAATGGCATAGAGTTAAACCTAGCCAAAACATCATCAACAGTTTCCCTTGGTGTAATCTTAAGTCTAAACCAAATCTTTGTTTTGATTAAAAATCTTGCTATTTGGATTTTAGTCAATGATTGGAAATCAGGCATTGGATTTAATGACCATGGAACATTTACAATTAAAATCAAACCATATTTAATCTCTTTCAATCCCCAATTCCAAGGATATGGTCGAACAGCAACTATGTCTCCGAGCCTTAACCTCTTATGTTTTTCATTATCAGGCATATCATGACCTTGAATATAAAATTCAAACTTCATATTAATACTCCACTCTGAGCTTAACCCATCCTAAGCAATTAAAACTAGAACCATTATAAACATTCCATTCATCTGATTCACAATCTTCAGATGTGGCTCCAGTCTTATATTTAATTGTAAATCCTGATGAAGCTGAACTGTATTTATTATTAAATATTGTCATATATCCTGAAGCATTTATATTCCAACAATAATTCATTTCCATATATTGATTAGGATAGAGTCTAAGTTTCTCAGAATCACCAGATCCAATAACAGTTCCTGTTCCTGACCAATTATCTGTAAAAGATCTTGATATATCTTCAATAATATCAGTCTCAGCACCCCAAACAACCGTTCCTACAGCAAATTCATAAGGACCTATATCATTAGTTCCTTCTTGGGGTAGAGTGGTTCCTATTATATCATAATCAATTCCAGTAATCGCAACTCCAGCATTTCTAAGAACACTAGTCGGTATTAATCTAAAGTCTTCATTATCTTCATCGATGAAACCCATATCGGCAACTTCAAATCGACAATCAGAACAAGTTACTGTTCCACCACTCGCTTCAATAGTTGCTTCAGATTGAGAAAAAGAACATTTTTCTCCAGTAAACGTCTTACCATTTGCTAATGTAACAGATCCTGGAACTGCTATTCCTTTAAAGGTTGCCGATTCATTAACAATCAAAGTTCCTTTAATTAGATCTCTATATATATTACATCCAGTAGCTCCAGATGGAATAGTAAGTGTAGACCCTTCAGGTATGATCGATAATTGATGAGTATTATTAGAACCTAGCACAATATCAGAAGCATGTTTAATTTTAGATATTACCCACCAATCGCCAAAAGTAATATCTCCAGTCCATGTTTCCCCAATACCTGTAATAATACAGGGATCGGCCTCTGTACAGTCATCGTTACCAAGATTCAGAGCTCCTGGTTCAGTAACAATACCAAGACCATATTGATCACCGTCAACCTTAGTAATGGATGCTCTAAGAGTTGTAAAATTTGGATATTCACCTTGATATTCATCTCCATCATAATCTACGAATGTTCCTACACTCCATTCTCCTTTACCACCTATTGTAATAGTGCCTGTCGTAAATATTCCAGCAGTTCCTGCCCTGTCTAGTTCATTGCCAGACCCATCTTTAATCTCTCCACCAACCATCTCAGCCAGCACAGGATTTGAACATCGAGATTTTGCAGACACTGTAGCTCTAGCTGTTAAATACTTAATACCTCCAATATCTTTTTTCTCAAAATAGTCTAAATAAATTGTTACTGTTCCACAAGTAAAAGCCCACGTCGGGCTCTCGGTTACGATTGAATCCTCTGACAGCTCTCCGCAAACCCTGAAACTATCACCTAATACGTAAGAAGTCGTAAGATCCTCCGTGCAGGCCGTACAGGAGGCGTCAGAACACACGCCACGAGCGTCCATGGTGGGGGCGGTGACATCGGCGGGAGTCCAGTCGGGCTCTGCCGCGTTGTAGGAATCAATGATGCTCCATTCATCGCCGTGCCATGGGTTGGTGAGCCCAACCGTTGTCTGGTCAGATTCCCCAAGATAGAAGTATCGTGTACCGGCCGCAAAAGCGGTGACGGCCACAGCATTGGCGTCGTTCTCCCAATCGTTCGCGCCAACTTTTATTGAGAGGCACCCGGTGGCATCTTCATTGCAATGGGTGGTTGACGATATCCTGAAACCGAGAGTTACCTCAGTTCCCGCAGAAATCGTATGCGTAGAGTTCATAGAAACGACATTGCCCTGCCCTTCATATCGCAGGGTTATGACGCCTGTTGACCTGTAATAGGCATAGATCTGATTTGATCCGTCTTGCCACAAATGCCAAATTGTTGAATTGCCTGAATTGAGGGATTCAGGCGTTATTTTTCCCCAAACGGTCAATTCGTCTGGCGTAACGCTGATCGTCCATTTGATAAATTCGTTCGCAACGCTGAACCGCACCCCATTCCCGGCAGTCCCGTAGGCCCCGGCTATTTCCACGCCGGCCGCAACCGTGCCAGACGTGTGGGTAGCTCCATCTGCGGTCCACGCCTCGTCGGTGTCATCGGTATAATCCGCATTATAGGCGAAGGCGTAGGTCCCCACTGGAACGTCGGCTCCCCCTACAGGTGGAGGTGGTTCATCTTCCGGGAATTCCCCGGCACCCCTATCCGCCCCACCGTTATCAGCTCTACCTATTTTCACAACCGAGACAGCTCCATAGGTCCAGACCGATGTGTTGCGGAGACCTTGTACGGCAAAGGTAGGCGCTTTACCAGAGTTGACCACCGCTGATCCCACCTCGGTCGCATACCCGCTTGAATCAATGCCGGGATCTCCGAATATTTCGTTGTCCGCGATACTCTCTCCGTTCCACCCGGCCTGTGCCGCTTCGTCTCTGGTCGTGTGCCCTGCCCAGACCACAACGTTCTGATCACCTGCATACTCATTTCTCCAGATGTTATACTCAAATGTGGGTGCGGAATTGGCATCCAGGTTCATCATTTCACTATCGGCATCGTTCATCCTGAAGATACTATTTCGGAACGTACCGTCGAACCAAGTTAGGTAAAGTCCTACTCCCATCGCGTCATCGGAGTAGAACGTCTCATTTTCAAATGTTATTTCACCCCTGTACCCCAATGAATAGACAAAGTTTCCGGTTGACCCTATGTAGCGGTTGTTGTATGAGGCATTGCCCACGCCGCTCCCGGTCGAAGCCTCAGACGAACAGCAGAAGTAGACGCCTGTTTTCGCGTCTATGATCTCATTATTTCGGACTGTATTATTGGAAACATTATCTTTGTAGGCAAAAGCGCTTGTGTCAGTCGGACCGATCAGATTCTCTTCTACGAGGTTGTTCTGAGCAAAGTCCGGGGCTTTGTACAGAAACTGAACAACACCATTATTACGCGGGTTACTCGCTATGGGGTAGCCGCCCATACCAACAAAGGCTGGATCACGATACATCCAGTTTGCGTAAATATGATTGTTCTGACCCCCTTTAAGATCGATAGCATTTTCACCAAAGTTCTTAAAAATGTTGTTCGTGATGGTTACTGGAACGGTCACATTTTCTTCAACTACAGAGTCACCATTTACGTTGTAAACAATGTTTCCAGAAATAGTAACTGAAGCACCCGCCGTCTTAATTCCAACAAGAGCAATACCACTGGCATCTATACTCTCGTAGTCTGTCGCCCCTGCTGGAATCTCAGGAGTAGCCCATAAACACGGCGGCCCCCAATATTGTATGAAGTTGCCTGTAATGGAACCCGGAGCAGTTGCATAAGCAACTATCAATGCCCCGTTGTAGTAATGTGTTTCGCTATCAATAGTAGTCCCGAGCATCCCGTCAAAAATACAGTCGATAATTGCGTAGTTGACAACTCGGTTCAACCGCACTGCAAAAACTTTAGAATTAGGAAACCAATCCTGGCTGATAAATTGACCATTTTGAATGGTGATATTTACGGCTATCCCGACTACGATATGAGATCCGTAGGCCGTACCTGAGCCTGAGGGGGTTGACCCTTCCCCACCAGATATTGTCCATTTCCCGTCAACCGCAAGTGATTTGCCACCAAAATCAGCTTCGCGAATCGTAATGATAGACCCAACCGTCCAATTATCACTATCCAGGTATCCTGTGAAAGTATCGCCTGGCCGCAGATAGATGTTGTGCGTCCCGGCGCCAGGGCTGATGCTCCGCATCTTGGTGAGCGTGGCATAGGGGTTGCCGCTCGACCCGTCGCCTGTCGTGTCGTTTCCGGCGTTGGATAGATAATAGTCGGTGGCGAAAGCCAACGAGGGCAGGGAGAGGAGGGCAAGGGCAAATATGAATTTTAGAGCGAGTCTAGCCATGTCAAAAGTCTCCCGTATCCAATTCCGAGAAGCGCCGCCATGAGAAGCAGGGTGAACCACACGACGATGCCGAGAAGGCCCAGGTCGAGCTTACGCATTCCCGCACCTAAATGGGCGCTGACCACCGCTTGACATAAATTTACCTAGCCAATCCTCATATTTCACGAACCGTGCACCTTCCCCTTCCAGGGCTTTACGACACTCATCGCAGTTGGCGTGCTCAAGAGTATCGGTGTCGCGCCGGAAGTTAGGATCATGGCAGTTGCATTTACATTTACGCATTTCCGCACCGCTCAATGGGGATCTGCTCAATCTCCGCCCGCTGGCGCTGGTCCTGAGTCCTGTAGAAAAACATGGACTCGTGAGACATAACCAACCCTTCAGCCATTGCCCGCCTGATCGATACGCCATATTTGCTCATGCAAAAGTTCTGCTTCTCCGGATTCCAATCGTAAGCCTTGTGCCAATCGTCTTTCATTTCGTCACCCGTCGTTAAAGGTGCAATACTTTCTGAACAGGTCATCGTCCTTCACTTCTTTCTCTTTCCTGAATTTTGCAATATGCGGGTCAACCTTTTCGGCCGGGAAGTTCTCAGACAGGACCGCGAAGGCTGCCGATACCATCCCGGTAAGGGCTTCAACGGTCAAGGACAGGAGCGCGACTTCAGCGTGAAGGCGCCCGATCTTCTTCCCGATTTCTTCTTCGAGGGTCATTTTCGTCACCTTTCAATCTTGAATACCGCACGCCCGGCATTGCGCGGTATCTTGTAAATCAGCTTGGTCCCGGGCCGGTGGAAATTGATGACGCCCTTTTTCAGGTCCGGATCATGCTCCGGGTACAGGTGCATTATGACTTTGAGCTCCGGGTCTTCCGTTTCAGTAGCGAGCGGCGGGTTACCCATGAAATCAAAGGAGGTCCTGGACTGCCACTCGTCGAACGTCGCCCTGTCTATCATTATCTCAACCCGCATCGCCTTTGCCGATCCGAGTGTTGCCCCGAATATCCATCCGCCAAACTCAACGGGTGGGTAGATCCATCGGTCGATGCAGGTCAGGGCCGTCGCGCATCCCGTAGGCGCCGGAATCCTTACCGCCCAATTCTGAGCCTTGAGCTGGTCCAATAGAGCAGGGGGCTTCCACGGATAATGATCCCAATTCTCCGGCAATGTAATTGGACCCGGAGACTGCCCATATCTCGCGAGCAAACCCGCCCCGCTCGTAGGGTTCAGAACCGTGATCCCCAGATGAATGGTTCCAGGCGGAACGTAGATCCGCCAGAAATCGGGCACGGGGACGCTTGAGCTTGGATTGTTCCACTCTCCCTGATACCACTGGATTTTGTATAACCCGAGGTGGTCGGAGTATTTGACCGATACGAGCAGGCTGGATGGAACTGGAGTATAAGTAGTCTGGCTCACTGGTGGTGGTGTAATAGTCTGGCCAAAAGAAAACCCGTACAGGACAAGCTGGAGGATGCCGACCAAGAGGACTATGGCAAAACCTATCCTGTGCGGGATACCTATAATTCTCATTTTATTACCTCTATGTTTTAAATGATTCATTTCATAACAATAATGATTAAAATAATAGCTATAGCCATTACTCCATAGACAACATTAATCGGAAGTTTCCCAAGCATCCAACCAAATAATCCACCTAAAATAACAAGTAGAATTTCTTTGGCAGGTAACGATTTAAACATAACTATCTCCCAATATAACAAATAAGCAAAATAATCATACCTCTAACTTCCCTGATTCAATCATCTTTTTAACAAAATCGTCACCAAAAATAGATCTCAATAAATTGATGTATGCAGCCTTCCTAGCATCAGCTTGATTATCTTGACTATAAACGGCCGCAGACACAATACCCTTAATGACAAAAGGTAAGGCTCCACAAAGTGCCTGTACTTGTTCATCTGTCATATCATCATTTAATGTGACCAATATTGCTTTCATAATTATTCTCCTTCAATCAACTATTAATTTCCACCTAATTATTCCATCAATAGCTTTAGACCTGACGGCCCAGGACCTGATGTTAACTCGTAAACGAAAGGGACCGGATCGCTACGTGCATACGTCGCTCCGCCCTCCCTGTTTTCTACCCTTACAGCAATCACTCGCATGGAATGTTGCCCTATAGGGAGGCCAAATAAATCATGATGAAATTGAACACCTCCTGTTACCACCAGAGGATAAGACGGTTCAATTACTGTTGAAATTACAGTGCCGGTCATATCCTTCACATCTCGCTGCACCTCATAATAGGTAACGTCCTGTTGAGGATCAGCAACAAGGAAAGGAGAGGCAAAAACAAACGAACAACTAAAAACCAACAAAAGAAAACTCATTACATACTTCATAATTTCCCTCCTATATTCACAAGTATTTCAAACAATCCAGGTGCATAAATATCATAGAGCAGTTTCATCACGTCACTCAGCACCTTCAGCCTAGCCACTAACACCCTTCCTAGAATCTCATCTGTCTGCTGTACTGTAGGCAATTTGGCCCATTTGTCCAGTTCATCCATCATCTTGGCAACATCCATCGGGACCTTATTACCGAGCGCCTGCTTGATCATACCAGACTGGAATTCCCAATACAGGAGCCAGGTCTGGGCTACTTCTTTGGAGGTTTCGTAGTTACGATATTCCTCCTCGGAAAGATATATGGCACCGGTCCGGATGGTTGAACAACCGAACGTCATGGCTATGACAGCAATGAACACGGCGACCATGACCACCCGGCAAAACCAGACGGTTATCTCCTTCCAGTCGAAGTAGCGAACGTTGCTTATGCCCATTCTCATTGCTGTGCATCCTCCCTTTCGTCAACAATCTCGTTGATGGTTCGTTTGGCAGCTGCCTTCTCCGCCTTTCGTTCCTTGGTGGTCGGAGACCGGGCCTTGTCCTGCGTCTCATAAATTCCGATGGCCGCGAATCCCTGGATCGCACCGTAGAAAACCGAATCGACGACGGTGGGGACCGTGCAAGTAGCGCCCGCGTAGAAAATCCATAGAACCCCCAGGCCGATTCCTAACGTAAGTGTAATGGGCGGCTTGAGCCTGTCGCTCACCTGCCAGAAACTGAAAAGACCCATTGTGAATATGGTCAGGAGCGCTGGCAGGGAATACTGACCAAATGAAAATTCCTTAGCCGCAGACACGTCCGTCTGCCCGAAGGCGGGCGTCCAGAAAAACACAAATGCCAAAACTACGATATAAAACATAACCTATTCCTCCTCGATTTCTCCGCATTAAAGAATATTCGATATTTCATGTAAAGTATTTAGTAATCAATGCAACAATCAATGATAATGCAATCATAATTAAATAATCTGACCATCTCCTAGATCCCATTTGACGATCAATCTCTTGTTTAAGATCCTTAATGGCATTATCATTCGAATTTAAGCGATTTTCTAACTTTGATGCGGCATAATCTAAATCAGTCCTAGAAAGAAATTGCCTCGACTGACGTTCAAGTTGTGCTCGAAACTCATTCATGCCTTCTAATCGACGTTCCATTTCTCTTTTTGATATTATTAGTGCTTTATCAATGGAATCAAACCTCATAGCGATTTGCTTTTCACGTTCATCCATTTTATCTGTCAATGCTTTTTGACATGTTTTCATTCCACTATGATCAAGACAATGAATTCTAACCTCTCATCCATATCTATTTTCGCCTCAATTTACTTCTATGCACTAAATAAATCAGTAAAATAAACTACAACTTCTTATGGTTTAACTTAGAAATTTTGACTTTTATCTAAACGCAAAAGTCTTTTATCTACTTCTTCTCTCCATTTACTGACTTCTTCTTCATGTTTCCTAATGTCACTAGCACTTCTGTCTATTATGACCGTGTTTCTAATAACAGTATTACTTATGTTTTCTACAGATCTTGCTATTTTTTCCATATTATTATTAAAATCTTTAATAACACATTTTTGCCAATCAGTGTTATCTCTACTCATATCCCATTGCCAAGTATATAATCCACCTATGGAACCTAAAAATACAACAAGGAGAACATAGAATGCCCAAAACGGCACTTTCTTGTTCATTTCTTTTTTAAAATTTTCTTGTAATCTTATTTCTACATCTTCAAATTTACTAGTAGTTCCGTTCAGCTTTCCACCCAATTCTTTTTTCAAGTCAGCCACCATAGTTTTCAAGTCATGCATGGTTTCTTTTAATTCAAGAGTCACCTCTTTGCCGATATTATCCATACGCCTATGGGCATCCCGCTCAACTCTACGAAGTTCTTCTGTTAAATTTTCCACTTTAACAAACTCAGTTTTAAGGTCCTCTTTCATTCTGTTTAGACATACTGCTTGTAATTTATGTTCATCACAAAATTCCTCACATAGAACATTTTTACTTTTATCTTCCATAATATTTACCGCCAATGTTGAATTTTATCCCCACACTTATATTATACAATAATCTGTTAAATAATTTCATGATAAAATTATAAACCACCCAACTCGATTTTTTCTTCTGAACCTGTTTTATCATTCTCATTGGTAACTTCAGCTTCTAAACTATGATCAGGTTCACAAAGCATCATTAATACATTGACCTCTTGCGGATCTAATTCTTGTGGTAGTTTAATCCAATCTATTGGAATAGGATAATATCCCAAATCAACAAGTTCTTCTGCTACAACCTTATATTTGGATAGAAATTCTTCATGATTAATAAAATACTTGGGATCATTATAAGAAGTCCCACCTTTAAGTTTCTTGATTAGTGGAACTCCATCTTTTTCATCTTTTACACCATACTCTTCAAACAAATCATTTTTATCTTCAACATAAACTCTGAATTCTTGCTGCATTTTTATAAGGAATCTACGAAGCCAATAGCCTACATTGCCAGGAACCCAATTTATGCCTTTTCTTTTTATCATATGACTCAATGCGTGATAAGGCTGATTAGTTTCATCGAGCAAAACATTTCCAGTTATTTCATCAATTTCAAAAGACAACAATCTTTCTATTTGGTAATTGTTTAACTTAAGACTTTCTCTTTTTTCTGCTGCCGACATAATTGCCTCCACTAATTATCCAATTTGAGATGAAGATGATGATGAAGATATTGACTGTGCAACTGATGTCTGTTGATCTTTTCTTGATTGAATTTCAGTTTGAACCATTTCTATTATTTTGTCTTTAATTATTTGTCTAGGCGCAATGTTCACAATTTTGTTAGGTAACATTTCACCTAATACATTATTAAATTTTTCATTCTTAGTTGGAATCCTATATTTAATAACATCTGTTTTAATACCATCTTCATATAGAGCCTGTTCTGCTTCTATAATAATGCGTTTCAATTTGAAATCAAATAGAACTCTAGTTAATTCAACTGTTCCTTTTGACCATGTCATGATAACCCTCCTAATCCTAAGTTGGTGCTATAAAAGCCGGATAACTAACTCCAAGAGTTGGGAGATGCAATACAAATCTAGATCCATCAGCTCCGAGATAAATATTATTCAACGTGCAAGATAATCCAGTTCCACAAGATACTCCAGTTGAACTGACAGTTAAATTAATCGCTCCCCCATACATGCCCGCCGTGAATGATCCGCCAGATCCGTATATAGCCGAAGTAATAAGACCCCTAATTGCTGCTTCTCCGTTAGACGCATACAAATATGCCCCTGCTCCAAAAGAAGCACTACAAGTCACTACAACACTATTAACCGCCATTGATGGGTCTGTAAGAATTGAACCGATTAATTGCAATGAAGCATTATAGAAATTTATATCACCACCAGAATAAATATCTATATTGCCAGTTACCGCTAAATCACCTATTACTTCAAATTCATACCCGGCAGGAAGAATTCCAGCTAATACTTCTTGTTCATATGAATAACCACGTATAACAGCAGCTCCTCTAACAGTAAGTGTTCTATATACTTGGCTCCAACGAACACCACCGGCATAATCACCACCTAGGACAAATCTATAATTATATCCACCAATAACATAATCTCCAACTGTTAAGGCAAAATTAATATCTTCTGGATAAACCATTGAATTTGTATTTCTTTGCCATGGAATTGAAGTAGCACTAATTGAATATGCATGTAATTGAAATAAATCAGCACCAGAGGTTACATATGTTCTTAATCCAAGTGAATCTAAAAGAGTTCCAGTTACAGTTGGAACATCACCAACGACAATAGCTCCAGCAACTATCCTACCACCACCACTTCCAGCAGGATACAAATAATGACTTTTAACAGATCTCTCATTAAGAGCCATTGAGTAAACTCTTAGTTGATCTATATACCCTTTAAAATTTTGGGCATGAACTGTAGCATACCCTCCTATTAAACAAGTTCCAGAATATGAACTTATCGTAGTCGCATTAGTATAAGATCCAGTACCTTTAGAAACCCCACCTACATACCAAGTCCAACTTGAACCATTTCTAACAAAAGAACAATGGTAAAAAGTACCTGTACTCATTCCTGGATTAACAGCATGGGTATTAGCCGATCCATTATATGTATTAAATGACAAGCTAGTAGTTCCAACAGTTATAGACCATCCATTAGAATTTGCAGTTCCACATCTAAATATATAACCTATGTTGGCTTCTAAGAGATAAACCCAAAAACTTATGGTGAAATTCTGAGAAGTAAAATTAAGAGAAGTAGGATTTTTATCAATAGCAAAATTTATAAGATCTCCATTATTACTTCCATCTCTATTGAAATATAAACAACTACCTACAACTCCTCCCGCCCACGAAGGATGATATGTAGTCGCAATTCCATAAAATTCAGCATTATATCCTGACCTTGAACTATCAAGAACTCTATTACCACCATTTTCATCAAAAGTAAATGACCATATAAGATAATCATCGGGTGGTTGTAGATACCAATTTGCCATATTGATATCGCCTTTAATATCTAATAATCCAGTTCCTCCATCACCACCATCTTCATCAAAAAATATTCCAGCACCTCCTTGATAATTGCCAATAAATTGATCACCAGTATCTCTGTAATCACCCTGCCAAAGAACATTATCCTGTAAAATTTGGGCAGATAATTGACCTGCTCCTTTTAGCATGAAAAAACCTGAAGTTTTAATAGCAAACCCCGTAACAGTAGGGGCATTACCAACTAATATCCCAGGAGAACTGTCATCAATTAAATTAAGAAAAAATAAACCACTTGTATCTAACTGAAATATCTTAGTTCCACTTTGCCAACCAGTAATGCCATTGTTAATTCCAGGATCTCCAGGCAAATAATCTGCTATTTTCCCATCTGGATCTATTACTATTCCACTAAATGTTTCAGGAGTCATAGTATTAATATCTCCTGAAACGAAATAAGCAGCACCACCTACGATGATATCACTTGCATTTTGAACTGGAACTTCAAATCCACCATAACGAATTGGCATATTATATCTCCACTATCCCTGATTAATTGCCTCTGGATAGGCATAATAACTTCTTAAATATCCTGGAGCTTCTGAAATTAACTTGTAAGCACACATAGTTAAATGAACAGCCCAAGTAATTCTAACTGGCTGCGGCAATGGAAAGCTCCTAGCCGACGGAATATCATACAATGCTGTATTGTCGGTATATTCACTTGGACTAAAAAAGAAACTTGCTCCTGTTAAGAATTCACCAGCAGTAGTTCCTTCCATTCCTCTTTCTACAACCCATGTACCGGGAGGGCTGATTACTGGATTTGTTAATGCTAGATTACATCTAATGACTTCATATTTGACTCCATCTGATATCATAAAAAAGCAATATGGCCTTCCTTCTGCTTTCCACACCGACATTATTGTAATTAGATGATTAAAAGCATTTTCTTTATTTTCGAGAGTCAAATCAAGATAAGTGTTAGGAATAAAACTAGTGGCATTACTTGGCAAAGTTGTACTAAGTTCCCATCCCCAAAAAAATGGTTGATATCTAACAAAAAATGCAAAACCATCTATATCTGGAGCTTCTAACATGTAATCCCAATGAATTTCAGTTACATCAACTAATCCAGGCTGAGCATTATAATATACTTCGAAATTAGTAACTTCTATATCCTCTACTGTATTCCCAGGACCACCAGGAGCCTTAACCTGAAGCCAATCCCAATCAAGTCCGTATGTCGGAGAATTACTGGCATCAATAGCTAATCTTCCATCAGCTAAAATTGCAGCCACTGTGAAACATATCCAATGAGTGCCATAAGGCATATTATCAACTCTAATGCTAGATGACTTCAAGCAAATATCATTCAAAATATCCTCATCGGTTTCAGGTGTACCATCTAATTTTAAAATATTACCAACATCTCTTTCAAATATATTAACCTTATCAAGATCAGGATAAATGCCATTATCTGAAACTATCGCCCATGCAATGACATATTTTTTATAGTTGTAATAATTATCACCATTATTCCAATGTACTATTGGTTCATACTTCAAAGAATCATTTAAACGCCAACCAGCAGGATCCCAATAAACAACAATTGAATAAAAATCTTTATAAAAATCAGTATTTGTCCAATCTATAGTAACAGTATTAACCCCTATAGGTGGAGCCCACGAAGTATCTATATAAAATACAACATCTTCAGACATTAAATATCCAACACCACCGCTTTCGTTTATCAATGCAGCATTAACAAATAATGTCTTATCATGAAGTGTTTTGGCTGGATAATTAATTATTAGTTGATCTACATCAAAAGAAAAGTCATATCCTTTATCAGTTACTCCCCTAGATGCAACATTTCCATCCCTAAAACTACCAAATACTCTACCCTTAACTATTTTAGATCTATAAGCAGCAGTCTGATCAAGCTCAAAACTTAAAAATATGTGCGGAGCCCAAGTATGCGTTGATAGATCTAAAACCCAATCTAGATGAACATCTAAGCCAGCTAGGGCAGGAAGTTTCTTATGTACAAGCCCGCTAACAATTTCAGTAGGCACCACTTCTTCATCGCTATAAACAGAATCATTATATTCTAACAAAAAGAATTCAGGAACATTTTCATTAGATCTTTTAAGACCTTCTATCGTAAAATCCTTAGCTTCAATGTTATCAGTGTCATTAACAAGAATCCATAAATCTTCAAATGCAGTTGGAACTGATGACCATGTTGTCGTAATATATAAAGTAGTAACCTCACCAATCCCTGTCAATGATTCGTCAACTTCATATTCAGTAATTAATTCATTTACTCTCACATATAGCAAATATACAGTAGCAGCTTCTATCGTAACCGGGGCATCTAATGTTAAATAATCACCATTAGCATCTGTTCCTGCATCAACAACTCTTCCGCTCCATCCCCACTCGGGCCTAGGATGACTAAATTTAACTCTTTCACTAGGGAGGGCAAGTATGCTATCAAGCATTCCTTTTGAAACAGCAGTGCGACTGCAATAAGCATCCTTATTCCTCAAATACTCAAGCATTTTCATCGCATGAGCGGTATCAGTTATGCCAAAGAAATCATAATTCACATCATATCTTTTATCTAAAATAGTCCAATCTGGAGCTGTTACGCCATGATATGCTCTTTTATAGAAATCAGCAGCGTTTAGATATGAACAAGTATAATGAGTTGGTTTTTTGAATTGCATTTGTTCAGAAAATGAACCATCTAAAACATTTCCAGCAGTTAACATAATAGTATCAGAAAGTAATTTCTGTTTATCGCAAGCTACTGAATATGTAGTTCCAATCAATACAGGATTCGCCCTGGCTATAAAGAGTAACGATTTGAACCAATCAACAACCTTTACAAATTTATCTAATGTTCCATCAAATGAAAACCTCTTTTTCATTTGCTTAACTATATCTATAGTAAATCCATTAGTTGGAGTAGTCGACCATTGCAAGACAGTAATTTGATCTGAAGTATTACTAACGATTTTTCTAATTTGATAATCACTACTATATACTGGAGAACTAACCATTGCTACTCTAACATATTTATTCTTATGTTCATCAACTTCCCAACTTGCACCTGTCACAGTAACAGTAGTTGATGTGAATGTTGTCAAAGCTGATGTTATTTCTTTTCCAGTTCCCCCCTCATCTACGATAACTAATTCATCAGCCCACTTTCCAGCAGTCATAATATCACTGAAACTTACTTTATCAACACCCACTCTATCTCCATAACCCCATTCTTCATTAATTAAGCAATTATAATAAATCCAGAAAGGATTTGAAGTCCATTGAGTTTCAGTATTAGATGTTAATCCGTCACAAGCCACATCAAATGTGTAATCAGTATCATCATAAATACGATATATTGCACTATATGGGTCATAATAACAGTGGCAAAAATCTACAGTTTCACTAGAGACCTGAATTCTAGGAACCGTCATTATGATACCTAAAACAACACCGCGTAGAGTAGGCATCCCTCCAGATATTTTTTCAGTAGCAATAAATTTAACAGAAGTCAATGCCGTTCCAGGATAGGTATATCCAACTAAAGAATAGGCATTAAAATATTGCCAATAAACAGTCGCTGAATCACCATCATCCCCACCAGCATCTGGGCTTAATCTAGTAATTCTCATAGTATATCTGCCAGGAGTTTCTAAAGAATATTTTCTTGAATAATATAAAAAATTAGTATCTTTACTTGTCATTTCAAAAGAATTGTCAAGAATAGTCCATACTCCTGAGCCATATACTGATACTTCAATTTTAACCGAAACACTTCTATCTTTAACTCCGCTATTAGTTACTTCAAAAATTCTAGATTTAAATCCTATAGTTATGCTACTGCAATCAGTAGCAGTCATAGATATTGATGGAGATACTGGATTAGCTTCTGTTAATTCTATTGGAAATGTTTCTGTAGATACTGCTTCAACAGCACTTGAAAAGTCCTCAACAGCAGTTTGGTCGTCAGTACCATATCTATGTTCTAGCCTAACAATAGTCGGTTCTTCATCATCCTGATAATCACTTAGAGGCAAATCATTTATATAAATCTCTCTAACACCTTCTATTACACCTTCACCCCATGCCAACAAAAGATTAAGATGTTGAGTTGTTGACGCAATACTAAAAGAATTATAATAGACATCACAACTTATATTATCATAATCTACAAATTGAAAATCTTGGTAATCATCTTGGTATCCTGTAATATTACCAAATTCATCATAAGTATTAGAATGTTCCATATAAGCCATAAGGCCCTTTACTTTAATTTCTATTTCATATGAAGCAACATCAGGATCTAATCTATGGATTTGAAGATGTTCACCATTGTACCAAGATTGTTTGCCAACCCAATCTCCACCTTCTGGTTTATAATTGTATTCAAACTTTAATGTAGGACCACCCCAAACTTCATCTCCATATCCTGTATCTACCATCTTTCCATTTCCGGGCATTATAAATGGTATATCAATAGAAATAATTCCTTTTGGAGCCAAAGGGTCAGCAGGGATAGCTGGAGTAACAGTAAATGTATTAGTAAAATCAACTTCAGAAGTGAGTGAAATTGTAAATGTATCGGCACCAGCTTTCATATATTTACGGTCATGGACCATAGGGGTTTCGATATATGAGCCAATAACAGCAGGAACTACTTGGATTGTGCCAAAATTTAACTGAATAGGATCCCCTTCTTCCATTATTACATTTTTATCAAAACCATATGTTTTTGATTTCTCATTTTGCATCTCATCTAAATCTTCAGCCATCATCCTATAAGATATATACGAAAGAATCATACTTACAATGAGAGTTACAATCGCATATATAGCCATCGCTTCAGTACCAACCGAAGGGGTTATATATATTTCATCTTCATCATAAACTAACAAATTCATAAAAGATAAATCGTTAGGAAGAGATATATCATTTAAAACGACATCAAATCTACCTTTAAAAAAATGAGGAACTAAATCTCTTCTAATGAATAAAAAATCATTAACACAGTCAGTAATTGTCTTACCTCTTGCATTAAAATAAATCTCATCTTTTTCAAAAGGATTTGGTTTAAATATGATCTTTGCCATGACTACCTTTCCAGCGATAAATTCTTTTGATCCATTTTTTATAAAGTGAAACTTTAATTAATTTTGATCCATGCTTATTCATAGAATGAAGCATCATTCCATCGCCAATATATAATCCAATATGTTTGGTCAATCCATCTGGTGGTTCCATATATATAATGTCAAATAATCTAATATTCATTTCATCAATTATTTCCCAATTCTCAAAGAAATTCCTATCTGTATGATTACCTATATCAATTCCATTGTCTTGGAATATTTTATGAACCAATCCAAAACAACAAAGTTGACTATGTGGAATTCCCTTATATTTTTCTAAATCTAGCATAATTAAAACCAATCAATACCATTTCTTTTTAATTTGAGGAAAGCCACCAAAATTAGGTAAGTTATCTAATTCATTACATCTACGCCAAGATCTATCACATTCAGTTTCAACTCCAACATATTTGCATCTAGTTCCACCTTCAGATAATTTAAATATAATGTACCTACACTTGTTATGCATATACATGAACCGAGGCATGAAGTCATCAAAAATCAAAGGGTTCTTCAATGAAAATACTACATTCAGTTCATTAGTTTCAGCAGAATCTACTTCGAATTCATCTTCAATATAAGCACTAGCATCATCTAATCTATCAAGCCAGGCCATCTTTATATTTATAGTCATCTTTTTTAGAGTAGCAGAGTTATTTAGCACTGATCCCCAAATACTTCCAGTTAGATCAGGAACCACTATGGATGTCGTAGCTATAGCCCCTTCTTTTTTACTTTCTATATCTTCACGACGTATTGAAGATTTAACATAAGTTATTCCACCAAAAGAAACATTAATATCATGTTCTGCTAAATATTCCCAAGTACCAATACTTCCAGGATCATACTTAAAAGTATAAAGATTTATACTTGCAACTTCAGCTTTATTCTTTTCTTCAATAAATCCGGCTGACGGGGCTCTAGGCACGGCTACATTACCTCGATGAGTTCTACTTCTATTCCATAAAAACCATATAGGCTCACTTCTCGACCTATTTCATCTGACGCAAATCTCATTGTTATATCTTCAGAATTATACAGATTTGGGAGAAAGTCATGCGGATTAAAAGTAAATGAATTTGCAGATCCATTTTTACTTTTAGCAAATGCCCAAATTGTAGACCTGAAATCTTCATAAATATATCTTAATTTAAATTTTCGCTTAGAATATGCCCATTGTTGCAATCTTTGTTCTGAACCATATCCAGCTTCATTGATTCTAGTCTTAAATACCCGACCTTCTCCTAGGATAGAAACAGGTTGAGGATCTGATGGAAAATCAGCCATGACTTATCCTTTCAAACCCTTTCGAGAAATACCATCATTGCGATAATCATGAACAACAGCCGCTCCAAATATACCAGAATGTTTTTTAGCAAATGAACTAAATGAGGCCGCATCCATTGCTTGAATATGAAAATGATTTTCAATTATAGTTGTTGGTTGTGATTCTTCACCATCAGAAGTTGAAACGGTAGTTTTGCTAATTCCGCCAACAGAACCACCATCTTGCATTTTTTTGATATCTTTTCTACGAAGCCGCTCCATTAGATCAGCTCCGTAGTAATCTACTGAATCTTTAGGCATCATGTACTCACCATCAGAACCGAGAATTAAAATAGAATCCCTACCTTTTATTCCTCCTCTAAGAATACCACCTCCGGCCATTTCAACAGGAGTACCACCCCCTCCAAAAGAATAATTAAAATTAGCACCATATTCGGAACCTCCAGCACTTCCAGCAACCATTCCCATAGCCTTTTTTAATACATAGATGAACAACAATTTCATGCCATAAGCTGTTAATTCCTTTCCAGCTTCTTGCAATGTAGATGCTAGAATTTGTTTATATCCTTCTAAGCCATCCTTACTGCCTTGAACAAATTGCATTGTCATGTCAGTCATCATACCAGTAGTCATATCTATTGCTGATCTAGTACCATCTGTAACCGCTTTTGAAATATTTTCAACCTCCAACCAAGACCCATAAGTTCCAGCCTTAAGAGACGTATAGAACCAATCAAATTGTCCTTCAGTTTCTTTGAATCCTCTATATTCTGCTTCAGCCTGTTTTTGTAATCTTTCTAATGTGAGATTAAGAATTTTATTCTCCAAATCAACTCTTGATTCATACTCACGACGAGCCATATCTGATTTGAAATCAGCTAGAATTCTTACTTTATCAGTCTCATTAATCAATCCACGGGCAATCATATCTTGAAGAGTTTTCTCAAGTTGCAATCTTTCTGCCATTTGCTGTAAAATAAATCCTTGAGTGGCAAATGATCTTCCATAGAGAACATCACCATACTCTATCAAGTCATTTGATAATTTAATTACCATATTAAATTTTTCTTGAGCTTGCCTAATTCTTTCTTGAATTGTTAGTCTTTCAGTTTCTACTTGATTTGTTTCTTTACGTTGTTTTAATTCTTTCTTCAACCTATCAATTTCTTTTTCATAATATTCTATACTCTTAGAAATAGCATCAATCCTCTTAACTTCATCTTCACTTAAAGTAGAAAGCACTAATTTTAAATTTTCAATAGCCCTACTTTGTTCGTTTATTTTATCAACAATGGCCGTTACTTCATTCTTACGATCAGACATATCTTTAGCAACCACTTCTTCAACAGTATGATATTCTTTCATTCTATATTGGAGATCTTGCATTGATTTTTCATGTGATAATGCTGATTTATTCTCCCTATCTAACATTTGACGCATTACATCTTTTTTAGCAAGATCAGCTTCTCTATTAGCCAGTTCCTCAATTAAATATTGATATCTCGTAATTTGAACCATTCTTTTATCAAAATAATCCCCCACTGATTTAGCACCTACAGATTCACCAAACATTTCAAATGTCTTTTGTTTAATATCATCAGTGGCTTTAACCCAATCAAGAACAAAATCTTCAACCATTTTCTTAGCTTGTCTTTGTTTCTCAATAGCTTCAGCATCTGCGGAAAAAAGTATTTTAACAAGATTATCTTGAACGAAACCAGATATGGTCTTATCAATATTTCTTTCAGTAGTATAAATTAAATCTTCAAAAGATTTATTTAGTGTACGAGATGAATTTTCAACTTCTTTAGTTGTAACTCCCAATTTAACCATAGCATCTTTATATTTTTCTATTAAACCAATTAAATCTTTATAAACACCTTCAGTCTTGCCTTGTTCTCTTAAATATTCTGCTAAATTACCAATATCATCAGTGCTAACACTAATTCCCCACCCTTCTGTTTCCTTGCCAATTTTTCTTTTGAGCTCTTTAATATCTCTTTTCAATCTAGTTATAGGACCTGTTTCTCCAATAGCTATTTCTTCAGCAATTAGAGATCCAAATTCTTTTCCTGACTCCTTAGCCCAATTTCTTGCAGTATTCAACAAATCTATAATACCTTTTGACGATTTTTGTGCTTCTTCGAAAACCTTACCACCTAAATCTTTTCCGGCCTCGGCAGCTAGTTTCTTAAGATTTTGAATTATGAAGGTAAACTTCATATTAAAATCACTTAATAATTTGTCAGCCAGTTCTCTAAAAGCAGGATCTTCACGCATTGACTTTAATTTTTCTTTCATAATAGTAAGGGCTGATAGCATTTGAGTAGCAAATTCTCTACTAGCCTTAGCTGTTTTCTTAATGTCCGGAGCTTGACCTATCCCAAATAAAGCTCCTGAATCTTTAAAACCTAATTTTGACGACATTTCAATTTGTTTCCTAACCTTATCTAATTCATCACCAGTTTCTTTTATCTTTTTTGGCATATCTTTAAACATGCTTTTCATATCTTCTTCAATATCATACAACATATTTTCTTTTCTTAATTTTAATGTATCCTCAAGAGTTTTCTTATAAGCCTTCGAAGCTTCATCTAATCCTTTGACGGAGTTAATTTTATTCTGAAGAGCATCTATTTCTTGTTTATGAACATCTATTGCTTGCGTCATTTTATTTATTGATTCAGTATATTCTTTATTAGTTACAATTAACCAATCAATAAATTTGTAGATAACATAAGCTCCTAACAATGACAAAAATATAGTAAAAGCCCCAACGGAACCCATAACAGCAATGGCTAATGAATCATAAGCATATCTTAATTTGGATATATTCGTCGTCATCTTAGAGACTCCAGCAATTTGAAATGGAGACCCAAGTGCAGAAAACCCACTTTTTAGGTTAATTATTCTTTCATTGAATTTGCCAACCACATCATAATAGGTTTGCCAATCCCTAGTGCCTCTTGCAAATCTATTCCTAAGACCACCAATAATAGAAGTTAAAACAAGAAATGCAGAAGATAATCCAACAACATTTAGTGCAACTCCACCAATTGCTTTAGGCCATTCTGCCTTCATTGAACTGAACTCATATCCAACTAATGACACTCCAGTGGCGGTAATCTGCATAATTTTCACTAGAGGTTCAAAACCTTCTCTAATTAATGCCGCTAAGGTTTGTTTCATCCTACCAAAAGCTACATCAGGCTTATCCAACATAACTTGCGCCATTCTTTCAGCAGAATCTACAGAAGTATCTTTAAGCCTTTGAATATCTTCATCAACTTTATTAATATTTCTAACTAATGAAATAAATCCCTTAGCTCCTATTATTCCCATTCTATCAAAAACATCACCAACCTGACTTATACTCAGGGCTCCTTTATCCATTCTTGTACCAATTTCTCTAAGTATTTCTATTAAATTAAGAGGAGCTTCTGGATCCATAGCTACGCCAAAAGCCTTTGCAAACGCAACTGGACTATCTGAAATTTTAGCTAACATCCTTTGCACGGAACGGCCAGCCATACCAGATCTAATTAAATGATCATTTAATACACCAAGAATTGATGACATTTCTAGAAATGTTAGGTTACTAGCCTTACCCATAGCCATTAAATGTTGATAACCATCTCTTAATTCATTTAATTCAACCTGATGAATATCAAATGTTGCAATTAAGATGTCATTTATATATTTAAATTTTTCTTCAAGAGTGGTAGCTCCTTTAATACTTTCTGCGAAATTATTATACACAGAAGCTGTTAATTTAGTCATAGATTGAGCTTCATCTTCTGAAGCTACAATAGCATCCATTGTAGAATTTAACGCTGCAACACTTTCTTTTGCATTTAACCCTGCACTTCCTAACTGATAAAGAGCCTCGCTTATATTTTCAATACCCTGCCCATATTTCAGCATAGCAGTTGTTGAAGCGCCACTAAACATATTAAATATTTCAGCTTGAGCCATGCCTTCTTGCCTAGCAGTCCTCATTGCCCGAGCCAATTCATGCTGTACTGTAACTACTGACATTAAAGCATCTTTAAAACCACGAATTGCTCCAAACATTACACCATATCCAAGAACCCATGCTGCTTGCGATCGCATCATGTCTTGGAATCCCTTTAAGGTAGTACGAATATCTCCTCTGAAGTGCTCAGCAGTTCTTTCAGATTCAAGTCTTTGAACTTGTTGTAACTTCCTTAATTTATCCTCATATCCACTTAATGAATTATATATTGCGTTATAACTTCTCGAAAGAATATCAAGTTCCTTAGCTTTTTTCATATATATTGCAGATGATTTACCTTCTTCTATTTCTATCTTTTTAAGTTTAAGCTCATATCTAGACATCAATTCTTCTTGTACTTTCCTTTTGGCATTTAATTCATTAATATAATCAGTAACAGCTCTAATTGTTGTAGCCATCCTTCCAGGTTCAAGGCCAAATGCTTTTGACGGATCTGTAAATCCAAATTTAGAAGTTATACCTCCCCATTTCTGATTAATTTCATTAACAAACCCACTAGTATCTTTTATCATAGTTTGAAAACTACCACCACCAGGAAGTTGCGATTTAAGGGCAACAGTTCTCTGCCTCTCAATGGCTTGAGTAATTCTTTGTATTGCTTGTTCAGCAGTTCCTATCTTAGAAGGTGCCCTAGCAAATTCTTCATCTACTTCTCTCAATATTTTAAAAAATTCTTTCAATTCTTCTGTTGATTTTTCTGTAGATAATTTAAATTCATCACTACCATTAGCTCCGGCAATAAGAGCATGGGTAAATTCCTTATAATCTTTTTCAGCTATGCCTATTTGCACATCAAATTCTCTCATTTTCAAAGCAAGAACTTTTAACTTTTTACTAGTATCTCCAGCTCCAACCTTAGACATTGTGGCATAAAAATCTTCTACGGTTCCAGTTTTAACTCCTGAAGCATTTCTATTTGTAGATTCTCCTAATTCATATTTTGCTCTAGACAACAGATTATTTCTCTTCTCAATTAGAGTATTTATTTTCTCATAATTCTTAGCGACAGCTCCACCTATATTATTAAATCTTTCAAATTGTGCAAATACTCTATCTTGAACAGAAGCTCCACCCTCTTGTACAATGAAAAATTTACCAAAAGTTGTTGCTATGCTAGATATGATATTTGAATATTGAGTCATCCTAGCTGAAGTAATATCAGTCTTTTCACCTAACATCTCTTGTCTGTAATATGCCGAGGTCAATGCTTCTGTAAATTTTGATGTTGCAAGTGCAGCATCTCTTTTAACCATCTGTAATCTTTCAATTACAGTTGACATATTATCATATATAACAACAATTCTATTTAATCGTTCAGGGTCTTCACTTATTGGGCCACCTCCTCCAGCTCCACCAGCAGCTCCTCCTCCAATTGCCGCAACTGAAGCTACTTTAGTTTGAGCAGAAGCTCTACTACTTTTTTCAAGAGAATTCAATCTCTGTTTAATAGCTTCTAATTCTTTATTTCTAGCTATGAGTTGATCCATTAACTTAACTTGTTCTTCTGTAAGTTTACTATTTTCTTTAGCAAGTTCATTTTCTTTTTGAAAACTTTCAGCAACTCCTTTAACCTCAGTGGCAGACACATCCATCCCACTAGGGGAGAAAGTTCCAGTTCTAGTTGCTCCTATTAATGATTTTACCTTGCCAATAGGAACACCTAATTGTCTCGCAGTTCCTATTTGGTAGATCATCTGTTGTAAAACAGTGTACATGCCTTTTGGATCGGCATATCCTGTTTTCCAATCAATAATTAATTTTTCAAATTGCTTGCCAAAATCAACCAGCAAATCTAAGGTTCCTGTTATGGCTAATCCTCTTTGTTTCAAAGTAGTCATGAATTCTTTAAATTGACTTTTATCTCCTATAACTGTTCGCATTTGCTTAATAGTTGTTCTCAAATATCTCTGGGCTGATTCTTTCAGTTCTCCTTGTATATCTAATCCGCCACCGGGCTTAATCATAGTTAAGGCTTGAATTGGTTTCTCAAGTTCAATTCTTGTTGATTGTAACCCTTTGGCTATGGCATCTATGTCACCTCCAAATGCTTTAACAGCTCTTTCTCTTAGCATTGGAAAGAAATTCCTACTCCACGTAATAAATTCTCTTTCTAGATTTCCGGCAGCTCTTTCTATTTGTTCTTTAATCTTAGGAGCTTCTGGATTAACACCTCCTTTGCTTAATCCTTCTGAAACCATTGCCTTAAATGCTGCTGAAGCTGACTTGGCTTCATTAGCCATATTGATAGCAAATTGTTCAGTCTTATATGCTTGACTTGTTATCATTTCAATAAAACTTTCGCCAATTATGCCACCTTTTCCAACCCCTAAATGTTTAAGAGTTTCTTCAATGGCCTTATGAGTAACAGTACCTCTGAACAATCCCAAAGACTGTATTTCACCAGGAATTGCTTCGGCATATGTTGATTTAGTGGCAATGCTGGAAAGTTCTGATGCTGAAAAAACTCCTGATAAACCTTTTTCCATTTGAGAAACTAATCCTGATATATCTCCTGATTTCTTATCAACCATTTGCTTCACAAAAGCATCCATTTCTTGTGAAACAAATCTAACTTTATTTATATATTTATCAAATGCATTAATGGTTTCTTTATCAATACCTCTTTTTTCTACATCTTTGGATAATCTTTCTATCATCCCTCCAGACATTCCAGACCAATTAATATACGATGATGGAGCACCACCTCCTCCACCCACACCAATTCCAGTTAGAGCTCTAGCCATTGCAGAAGCCCCACTTTCCAACCCAGGAGATGACATCAATGTAACAATTTTTTCTAAAAGAGAAGCCACTGAAGTTAATTCATCTTTAGTATTAGCTATATCTTTGATTGCTGTGACCATTGTTCCGCCCTGCCCGAATCTTGCAGCAGCTTCAGACAAGGACTTAAAAAATGTAGATGCTTTTTCAGTATCCCCTCCAGCAGAAAGAGCCTTAACTATCCCTGCCATCTCTTTAAAAACTTCTGTTACTCTTGAAATGCCGGCAGGATCTTTTATCGATCCAGCAGCTTTGTTTAACTGTTCTACAACTCTAGTAATAACAGTCATAGAATTTTCAGCCACTGTTATGCCCTTGGATATTTTTTCGAATGATGTAGATATGGATTTAAATGCTTCTAGGGTACTTTTTTCTTTACCTTTTTTACCAAACTCTCCAAGAGTTGTTATAAATTCTTTCAACATAGTCGTAGCTGTTCCAAAAGCAGTAGCCCCTCCCTTACCGCTCATCTCAGTCATGGACTGTAGATCTTCCATTGCTCCCCTAACAGAAGCAACAGCATCATTTATTTCTTTTATATCTTTCTTAAATCCTGCCACTCCTGATTGCATCTCATTTCTAAGAGTAACAAGGAATTTAATTTCTCTTGATTCTACTTTTCCCATGAATCATCTCCTACCAATCCTACGACTAGGCGGTCTTGTTCTTGTTACTGAAGGGCTTTTCTGTTGTGACTTTTGCTTCAACTCTTGTTTCATTATATCACTTTGTTCTGATAGCACTATCATCCTAGCAGTATAGAAATAATTAGTCTGGTCTAAAGCTCCTCCTCCGAAAGGAAGAGACTTAGATGATTCTATATAATTAATAAGATTAGTTAACTTAACAGCCCTTGATGATAGCATCGAAACAGGACATCTTGTAATAGAACTATTCTTTGGATTATCTCCAGGAAAAATAAATTTGAAATGAGGTTTAGTAATCTTCCCACACTTGGGACACTTGCTATTATCTGTTTCTATATTGCAATTAAGACATCTATTGGGCATATCTCCATTACAATTCCTAGCTACGAACAATTTTCTTTCAATACAAGTATCACAACTCCACAAATCTTGTTTATCTGATTTGCTAACAAAATCAGACCATCTTGTGACAAATTTTACTTCATTAGCAACTTCTTCACTAACATCAGAAATATCCATTATGTTTTCAAATATTTCAACCTGATTATCATACTTAATTGCACCTATGTTAGAAAAAGAAAATGGGATAACTTCGCCATTTTCATAAACGAAGTTATCCCATCCAACAAGGCCAGCTTGCAAAATCTTCAAGGTGAATTCTCCTAATTGTTGCTGATTGTTTTCCCTATCAGGAGAACCCTCCTCGCAAGACTTAAATTCAAAAACAGTTAGAGGTTTTATTTTAAAAATAGTTGGAGTATCATCGTCATCATCCTTACAAACATAATCAAAGATGGTTCTTGGATCTAATCTTTTTAAAATAGGAAATTTCAAAGAACCACCCCATAAATTACGCTTCTTCAGTACCTCTAATATGATTAGCTATTTCATCCCTCTGTGCTGGCGGAATACAAGAGAAATTTTCTACACTATAAGGAATCTCTTCTCCGGTATCGGCGTAAACAAAGTTATCCCATCCTTTAAGTCCCATTTCAAGAGCCTTGAGCGCTGTAGTTCCAGTCAAGAACTTTTCAGACCTAGTAGCACCTACTCCTGAAACGTCATACAAAGCATCTTTAATCTGGGCTTGTTGTTTTGAATCCAAATACTGGACCTTAAAAATCGTTTGTTCGCCAATAGGCAAATCTCTGTCATCCTTACAAACATAATCATGTGGGGTATTAAAACGTACACCTTTCATAGAATCCATAGCCTCCGTAATGAAATTAAGTTTTAATATTTTTAAGCAGATCTTAAAGATATACCCAAATTCAAATGTATCTACTTTTGATTGTGCTATTTTGATCACCCTTTTTATCAATTCTAACTTGCCAAGGTAAATACATAGCACAACAACCCTACCGATAAAATCCGAATATATCTCTGCTAATCTGCATAGCCTCCAATTAGCTGCCATTAACGAAAATGTCAAAATAAAAAATATGATAGGTAATAATTTCATGATTAACAATGCTGGGATTAGCTATGACACTAATCCCAGCAGTTAAAGTTAGATGTGAGCGGTGTTGTTTGTCAAGGTCATTCTAAGTTCAGGAATTGAAGCATCATCATCATACAATGCGTTAAAAGGATAATCAGTTGTAATGATGTCAGGACCTCCAGCAACTGGAGTTGTTCCTGAATATTTGATATTAGGAAATCTCAAGACCAATCCATAATGAACAGAACTTGAACCAATATATTCGTCAGATATAAGATTAACTGTCAAGTCACCAGCAACCTGATTAACGAACATACGATAAATATCAAGATCGTCAAACTCTAGAGACATGCTTCCTTCAACAGTTCTTTGTTGAGGAACCAGAGCAGCTCTTTGTCGCTCACCAATATGATATTTATCGCCATAGAGATTATTAGTAAGTGTGAAATTAAAACCCATGATGCCTTGAGCTACTGCACCAGAACCATCACCACGATCTAGAGTAACTGATCCTTGGAATCCTGTAAATGATTCTTCAGTTTCATAAGTGGCTCCGCTTGCCTCATCTTTAAAGGTACTGATACTCCAAGTATCATTGGCTGTAAGAACAGTTGTGCTAAGTCCTGGAAACATTACATCAAATCCAGTATCAACTCCAGCAGCATTTAGAATATCATGCCAAGTATTATTAGTGATTAGTGTAGTGGCAGACCAATCAGAACCATTAATAGAGCCCTTAAATACAGCATGAGCCCCGTCAATAGCTCCGCCAGTGCTTACATCCACATATACAGTTCCACTATTACCTGCATCTGTTCCAATATAATTTCCACGGAAAAGAGGTTTAATGGTAGCACTAATAGCCATTGTGATAACTTGGTCAGAAGTAGTTACAGGTTCATAAGTATCATCAGCAAGACCCGTTGTGGCTACCGATCCATCAACTCCACCATACCTGATTACATTAAAATAACCAGTATAATACTCTAGAAATTCAAGAAATCCTTGTACAGTAGAGACATCATAGTAATAACCATCATGCGTATGATGCCCACGTTTTAGGGAAAATCCAAATTTCCAAACTTCACTTGCACCCGCTCCAGTCTTATAAGTACAAACATCAAGAGCCGTATTTATATCAAGAATAGAACTGGCATTTCCAGATGCATCCCTAACAGCACACAATGGAGCAATCCATCCCGTATTACTTCCAACAACAGCAGGATCGCCACATGTACTTGCTCCCTTAAACATCAGGTTAGTTGTTCCAGTAACAATCTCTCCAGGATTAACAGTCAAAGACAACGAATTAACTCTACCACCATAATAATTAAAAGCTGCAACATCACGACCAACTTCAAGAGTCAACCCTTGTGGAACATCAGCAGCACAATCAATCACATGATCATAAATGCCGTAATTATACCAAATCGGGAAAAACTTCATATGAGTAGTATCAGCCGCATAAGCAGGAACTTCAATAGCAGTACAAGTTTCTACCAATCCTGTAAGATCACCACTAGGGGTAAAATCAGCAGTACCCGGAATCTTAACAGCAGCAGTCTTATCTGCAACTGAAAAATAGCCACCACCAACTCCAGTAGTACTATCACCCCACGGTGCATAACACACCCAACTATCAAGAGCATCAAGAGCGGCTATGAGTTCTGCTTGGGTATATTCCAAGGTAAGATCTATATGATCCCCAGCAGTAGTTCCGGCAGAGCTGATGGCATTTGCAGCGATCGTTACAGTTACGTCAGTATCAGCGCCTACATAAATAAGAATTGCACAAATATCACGCCTCTTGGTTCTTTTTTGGCCAAGAGCATGTTTGAAAAGAGTTCCAAATCCAGCAGGAGCCAACTCAAAACTAACATCTCCAGCCGCTTGTTCAGTTCCTGTTCGTTGTTTATGAATAGCTCTATCGGCACGTAGTGAAGCACTAACCAAGTTAGTATATTCACTGACAATACCTTCGCCAGTAAACTCAAAAAATTTATTAGGAGGGCTGACTGGATAGCCCCATCGGGTTTCTTCGGCTATCCCGATCTGAGCCTTACCACCAACCGCTGGTCCGACCGTATACACCATGATTAAATACCTCGCAAAGTAATGGGTGAAAGTAACAGTGATTGCGACTCACTAAACATTCTAATCTAAGTAATCGTAGCTATCGTAGCCTGATAAGGTGCAGTGAATGTTATTCTTGCAGATGCAAGCAATGTTCCTGATCTTAGCCTTGGAATATAAACACAATTTCTGAAAACTGCCCTTGTGTTTACCAGCCAATTATTAAGAGACGCTTTTTGGATCAACCTATTTGAAACCCTATACGCATGTTCCATAACCAAATTTTTACGAATATCTGGACTAACAGAAGAATGGTAATACCAAATTTCACCAACAAATACCAATTCATATCGGACACTTATGCTGCCTAACGTTCTAGGTGTCCCCCATATCGAAGAACATGAAATAGCAATTGATGGATAACTTGGAACAATCAAAACATCTTCTGTATAGATTTCTTTCAACCCCAAAGAAGCCATATTATCTTCAAATATAACCTTGGTATTCAACACAAAATCTCTAACCATGTCATCTGTGTTAATTGTCATTCTATGCCCTCAACCTTCATTATTATAGAATTTCTGAAATGGTTAAACACAGATTCATAAATATCATTTCTGCCAAACATTTCATTGCTGATAATTGACCTTATGTTAAATATTAAATCTTGAGACACTCCAATTCTAGATAATGATCGAGTAATATCATCAGAAAGGCTAAATATATATTTCATCCTATACTTATGTTCTTCTATTTTTGTATCAAAAACATCTATTTTACCAGCCCTGTTTTTAAACTCATCAATGAATTCAAATCTTTCAAATGATTCATATCTTGGATAGGCATCCATTATCATATTCTTGCAATCATTAATATAGAAATTATTTAAATGTTCAAGAACATCAATTTCACTTGACACATTAAGTGTTTGTCCCATAGATTCTACAATTCTACTTAGCACAGGATCCTCAACCAAATCCATACTTGAGATATTATCTCTTATTGTTTGAAGTTTATTAGTTAGAAACTCTAAATCAACCATATATATTTCATCAAGCATTGAAATTAAACCAACAATATTTTTGAAATCTCTTTTGCTTAAAAGCTCAATAGTTGAATTAAGATTTGATTCTATCTTTACAATCATTCCAGATATAAACAGGACAATTTCCTTAAATTGACTATCAGTAATATCTCTGAAAAATTTAAATGCTCTTGATTTGCTCAATATTTCATTTTTGCCTATTGCTTCTATGATTGAATTTATATTTCCTGATACATTATTTAGCATAGTCAACGAATATGACAATAATTTTCTAGCTAAATTAAGAATATTCTCTCCGGCCATTATTTCATCTTGATGGGATAAAAAATAATCTTCAAGAGCATCTGCTAAAACGCTTCTTGCTGAAGATATTGCAACATCATCATATATCAACTCAGCCAATTTTCTAGTATCCTCTTGTCCAACTAAAGCGAGTTCACCAACATTACTTAAAAAATCTTCAAGAGGACTAAGATCAATAGAAGCTCCAGACTTTCCTCCTCTGATTATTGGCTCACGTTTTTGAATAGCCTTAACACCTTTGAGTTTTGCAACTTGACCAATTGATGTTAATCTCCAAGCTCTTTCCTCGAAAGCCATTGAATCTAACATACTTCTTATGACTTCATCAGCTTGTTCTCTTGTTAGATCAGGATTATTTTTAATCCAATTTTCAATATCGTATAACTGAGCTTTATCTTCTAGATCTCCTTCTTTATACATTTCTTGTTCATATATTTGTTGCCCAATATAGTCATATCCAGCCTTGCCTTCAGGTTCACCACCAGGACCGTATATTGTAAATCCATAGGAAGAACGTTCTTCACTACTAGATGAAAAATATTCTTTCCACGATACAAATCCTGGTTTCTTAGCCATTACGATTCCTGTTCATTGAAATCTTCGTCATACTCAACATCAACGGCATCGATTTCACCCTTCATGCCTTCAACACCTTCGGCCTCAGTTATGCCAACTTTCTCAAACAAAGGCTCCCTAGATACGAATCTGGCATGTTTAGTAGCCTTTCTTAACCTTACGCCTGAAAGTGAAGCTAAATAAGTCCTGATCATTTCACTCGATAGATTAGAATATCTTTTGATAGCAGGAGGAACATCTTCGGTATTAAGATTCGAAAATACTGAAGAAAATATTAGATTAGCTGACTGGTACATGGATGCCCTAGCTATTAGTGCTGGAACTTCTGTAAACTCCAATTCATCGCTATCGATCAATTCATGTAATTTCCCGGTAATTATAGCATCGGCATCATTTATAAATTCATCGCCATCATCTGTTGCTATATTTGAATCAGTTCTAAATTTGAATTTATCACCAGATTGTGGAGTTCCAGTCCACATTGCAGTGCCAATGGTTACAATACCACTAGTAGAAGTGAAACTAGCAGATGTGTCACCATTTCCATCAGGAGAACTTTCATCCTCTCCACGATAAAGAGTAAAAGCAGTGCCGGAAGTGAATTCTATCCACCAATGTTCACTTCCGGCATAGCTTGTCACAATACTAGTTATTCCCTTAAGAATACCGCTACCTTGATTAGTAGAATAGGCTTTCGGTATCTCATATGCATCGGAAAATCTAACCTTATACTGGTTATTCCCAGATGCATTACTGAGAACACTTAAAAGTCTCTTAACATCATCAAGATCGCAATAAGCCATTTTAGAGTTTCCTTAGAAAGGTGATAAGTTGTCTCAGTTTATTGCCTTTAATACTTTTAACATAGTTATCTTTGCAACCAAGATCAATAGCCATTAATCGTAATTCTTTATTTTTCTTTTCTTTCAAATCATCATCAATTTCTGGTTCTGTTGACTTTGGGGTACTTTTCATATCATAATCAAGTTCATCACCAAAATCCATATCTTCTCTGCTTTTTTCCAAATCATCAGCATCTACAATTCTAGCTATTCTTATTTTCTTATTTGAATCCCTGTGAAATTGTTTAACTTTCTTTTCAGCAAGTTCGACAAGATACTTGGTAGGGACTAATTCAATATCACCCCTATCATAAATCTTGTCACCAATTGTAAACCCTGGAAAAAGAATTTGAACTGCTTGTTTCATCTGAAATGCCCTCCAGCATTTAGTATTTAGAACACTTAGTGAGTCGCAATCACTATGGTTATGATAACTTCAATTACGCTACAGTCGCCACCACAAAGCCTCTTTTGCGATAAAGAACCGGAAGCGCATTGATTCCAGCAATAATTTCAATTTGTTTAGGATCTTTGTTCATGAAAATTGTTTCGGCAAATTTCCCAGGTTTAGGCGACATAAGATTACCAGTTCCATAGACAGCGTCAACACTGATGACCTCCCCCTTCGATCCAGAACCAGGAGGAAAATCACCTTCAATAATAAACACATCATCAGGAATGAAGGTTTTATAACAGCGAATCATACTCGCCGCAGGATATGTTCCAGCAAGAGTTCCTGTACCGGTCAAAGTATTACCAGAAACACCGGAGAGTGTAAGGTTCTCTTCAGCACTTTCATCAGCAGCAGCAATCTGGACAATATCACCAGTTGCATATCCAGTTCCATCATCAACCGAAATAGTATGAGGACCACCACCAGCCGAAACAGCACCGATAGTATAAGTAATCAAATTATAACCGCTATCATAAACCTCATATTCGTAATTGCCAATATAGGTTTTCATGATAGATTTAAGAACTTCCTCACCCATAGAAGCGGGAACGCCACCATTGAAAACACGATCTAGAAGACTCAAAATCCTTTGATTTTGAAAAAGATATTGAAGAACTTGAGTGTTAAACCAAAACTTCTTAGGTTTACAACCAGAACCTCTAAAAAGACGAACCCATGTTTGAATATTAGAAATAGGATCAGCAGTCGCTACTGTACTCCAGAGAGGAGAAGCAGTAGGTCTTTGACGAGTAGGCATGTTATAGGTAACTGTGAATTGCACCTTATTTTCATTAATCGTAAGGGTATTATTCACAATCGGCTGCCATCTCATCCATTCAATACGATTTTCCAGACGATCATTAAGGTCAATCATGATCTCGGCAATGAGTTCAGCAGCAGTAGATCTTTGTTCCCATGTACCGAGTTTCCTAAGAGTCGTAACATCTGACTCACCAAGAATTACTTTTTCACGGAAATGAGCAGGCTCAAAAGATGCTTGCCCAACACCCCTACGATGGATGATCGGAGACTCAGCGCCACGTGCGACAGCCTGGGTCATTCCACCAAGAGGCCTACGAATATCCCATTCAACTCTAGGTCCGGGTTGAGTAATTAGAGGCATTACATCCATGCCTCTAAACGTCTCAGGTTGACGTGGAATATCGTCGATAACACGAATTAAAGCTCTCGGAGTCAAAAGTTGGCTTGAAACCAATGCGTCCATAGTTTATCTCCTTAGAATAATAAAATTAGCTTAACCTAATCGGTGTTCTCAAGAACCTAACAGGGGTTCTCACAATCGACAGTTCTCTTACAGGTTCTCGTATCTTGTGTTTAAAAACTTGATCTTCAGTCCAAACCCTAAAGGTCATGTCATGTTTCTTACAAAACCTGTTTGCAGCTTTGAATTTCTTTCTTGTTCTTACATCATTTAAATATCTGTTAGGTCTTACTTCAATTAATTCTTTATCTCCATTTTTAAGTCTAACCATAATATCAGGAATATATCTTCTAAGCTCACCATTTTCATCAACATATCTTATATGGAATGGTTCATATTCATAACCGCAAACCATGTGCATAGATTCTAATAACTTGAATGCACATAATTCATAAGAAGAACGATAATGATAAGTTTTACCATTCTTCTTAGAATAGTAATTACCCTTAATAAATCTTCTTGGACTAGCATTATCCATTCTTCCTTCTAAAATTGCCGTTGCAACTCCCTTTCTTATTCTGTTTAAAGACTCAGGAGTATGTTTATAATGTCTTCCAATCCATCTTTTATCTTCGGGATGTTCTTTCATATATCTTTTGTTACCTTCAGAAATTTTTTTCTTAATTTCTTCTGGCAAATGTTTGCCAGCAGTCCATGGAATTTGCCCCTTATGGGCCTTTGATCTCACCCTAAACGCTTCTTCTCTGTTTCCATCAATATATTTTCTAATAGCCTTTGACATTTTCTCTTTAGATTCTGTAGAATGTTTCCTACCTTTAGTATAACTATTGCCCCAAGGTTTCTTGCTTGGATTTTCGGCAAAGTATCTTTTTAAACTTTCAGAAATTTTCTTCTTTTGTTCATTTGACATCTTCAATCCAAGATTAGGATGAGAATCTGGATTTTCAGCATAAAAACACTTTTTCGATTCTGATATATTTCTTCTATGTTCTTTAGTAAATTTCATTTAGAACATCCCTTTAAGAATTACGCATCAGGCAACCCAACAACCGTAATCCTTTGCAGATCCAGCCATTGAGCAAGGGTAATGGCAGTAACACCACTACCAGTATATTTCAGTTTTGCAAGATCAAATGTTCCTTTCCAATATGCCTTAACAGGTTGATCACCAAGAGAAGCATCAAGGATTGTTTCGGCAAGAACAACCACGTCCTTCATAAATTGAGTAGGAGTGCCATTAAGGTTATTATTACCTGCAACGGTATCAAGATCTATATATGTATTATCCGACAGATCATCATCAAGAACCAAAAGAAGCCCCTTAGGGAGCTTAGTAGATGGAGAAGCTCCAGTAGGATCATAAGTTGCAGTAGAATCAACTGTAATGCTAATCAGTTGAAAATCACCGCTCCTAAGAATTTCAGAATCGAATTCAGCAGTAACATACGAATTTCCAGGTCGCATAGTTATTTCTCCTTATAAAAATTAAAGTGTACCGACTGTTTCTTCAACTCTATTCCATAATAGAGCTCTTAGTTTATCATTAAAAGAACGATTAGATCCTCGAGGAACTAATCGTATTCTTTGTACATCATCCCACTGATACTGCAAAATTTCTTGGTTTGATTTATTGTTATAGTAAACCTTATTTTCATATATATTACACGACAAATATGCAGGAACAATCTGATTAACAGGAGTAACCGTTCTTACTCTAGTTCCTCCCATGATAAAAACCTTGTTCATGTATGTTTTCTTAGCCAATACTACTATGTTGTGAAATGTTTGTAATGGCAAATCCCCATTCAAATATCCATTGGCTGTATTAGCAACGCCATAAACAGAACCACCGCCAACTGCAAGTGTCAACAACAAACCAGCTCTAAGGATATTCTCATCTTCAGGATTTTCTTCATCTAAACATGCTGAACTTATTGTCACCGATGTTACTTGATAACTTCCATCAAACAACAATTCTTCATCATAATAAGGTGATTGCTCACCATATCCTGAAGCCGGGAAGTTTATATCCTGATAATTCGCCATTATGACGTTTCCTCTAAGAGGCATCTAACATCTAAGTTAGAACTTTCTAGCTTCATCAGACTCAATGAGTCCTCCACATGGTTGCGTCCCAACCTTTTTGATTTCAAGCTGCTAACCTCAATCCTAATCTTATCAGCAGCCATTACTTTTTCACAACCTTAAGACCCTTGCGAGCAAAAACATTTGCCATGGCCTTATCCATCAACTTGCTATTTTCCTCTTCACTAAGCTCATGCGAATGAGTTTCTTCCTTATAATCAGCTCTCTGATTCTTTGGAATTGCTTGAAGAAGTCTAAGAACCGCATCTTTCACTGTAAGCTCAAGTTCTACAGTCTTCTCATTATCGCCATCTTTAATGGTCTCAGACATTTTAATAATCTTAGCGCCATTATCATTCAGCATAATCTCTTTAGCAATGGCGACAATGGCGGGATGATGGTGTTCATCCCTAAGCAGGGTATCACAAAGGCGATCAACATCGACTTTCTTAGCCCTAGACTGAATATTGTTGTTTGCGTCCTTCAGAGATTTATTTTCCTCTTGAAGGGTCTTAATCACACCGTTCATTTCTTCCATTTGCTTCTTCTGAGCCACAATAAAATCGGAAAACTCGGCCAATTGCTTTTTGGTATCATCATCTGTAACAAATTCCTTTTCTTTCACAATAGTCTTGACAGGCTGACGAACAATTTTATTTCCATCCTTATCAACTAGCATTGAATTATCCTCCAATCTATACAATGAAACATCCTTATTTCCATCCAAAGAAAACTCAATTTTTTGAAGCTTAGTAATAAACGGTCTGTTTGTTAATGCACCACCAAGAATCGTAGGGCCAAAAGTATCTCCTGATTCAGAATCCTCATGATCATCACTATACTCAATAGAAAAATAACCATATCTCTTATTCTTAACAGAATCAGCTCCTTTATCGGTAAAATCAACAGTACCAATCAACTTATCATCTTCAACACGAACAGACTTCAACCATGCAGAAGCATCTTCACTCTTATGATTCCAATCAAAAGAAATGTCTCTGCCTACAACATTATTATCAAAATTTTGAACCATAGTATTGAGAGTTGCAACATCAATATCGAGCTTTCCATACTTTTTATGATTAAACTTCCCAACTCTCAACATTTCGATATCGATGTCGGTAGCATCAGAAAGATCGATATCACTAAGAGATACTACACTAAAAAATTTCTCCTTGTTCATAATAACCTCGCATCTAAATTTTTGTCATTTTACCAAAAGATTCTTGCGCCTTCTTCTTGGCACAATTCTTAGAATAAATACGTTTTGCTTTTGCGGCTATTTCTGGTCTCTTAGGGGCTCCACGAGCTCCATTGGCATAAGCCATAGCAGTTTTAAGACCTGTACAGTTAATTGATCCATCTTTATTTTTGAACGGATACCGTTTGTTCTTAGAATCAAGAAAATGGCCTGCAGGAACCTCACTACGTTTCTTTGGAGCTTCCCATAATTCAATAGCACCAGCTTCTTCTAGAAATATCTTATACTCAGACTCATAGTGCTCATCTTCAGCAAAGGCTTTTTCATCTTCTAGATCAAACATTCCACCTTCTTTTTTATAATACCCATCACTTGAATCTTTCAAATCTTGTGGCAAATAATCATCCAATTCAGAATCCCATGTATCATAATAATGAGTCTTATCATTATCAATAAGAGCCCGTACAATGGCCTCATGAATGGATCTTATATCTTCAACTGTATATCCTTTCAAACCTTCTTCACCAACAAGAAGTGAAAGTGCCTTCCTTTGCTTATACAAATAGTGAACATCACTATGATCTTTGTGGCTTACTTTAGATGAATCTATAGTAACCAGGGTTTCTAATTTCTTGTCTTTAGCCGCAAAAGAAAAGAGTTTTCTCTTTCCCATAATAACCTCTTTTAATAGAAATATATGATAATCCATTCATTTGCTGATTCATTAGTCACATAAGTAAGTGTCGATCCAGATATTGTATAGTTGGTTGTTACTGCCTTAGTTGTAATGGCAAAATTACTCCCAGAGGCAGTAGGAACTGAAAGAACAGCTACGACAGCAACAGGGGCTTGTGTAAGAGCTTGCGTTCCACTTGCCTTGCCAGTAAACGCTTGAACAATAAGCCTTCCAGGAACACCAACTTTGGAAGTGTCAGAACTACCATCTAACATGCCGAGTGCTTTCAACTCATTTACAAGAGGTGGATTAATAGAAACATCAAGAGCCATAATTATTCTCCTTCGTGAAAAAATTATTCAACAGGTTTCTTCTTACCTTTAACAGGAACTCCTTTTGGTGCCTTTTTAATTTTGTCATTCTTTTGAATATTTGCAGTATTGCCCTTATTTCTTTTATTGACAACTTCTTCTATATCTATAGGATTACCGTCTGAGTCAAATACTTCATCATCTTCACTAGATTCGATTTTCATGTACTCTTCTTCAAAGTTACGCAATGGAACACCAAGTACATTTCCCATTTCAACAATTGACGGAACCAAATGTGGGGCACTTCCAGCCTTAATTAAAGTATTCATATTTCTAATAATTTCAATTAATATTTCTTTCAATATTCTCTTACGATCATATTGAATCTTTTCAATCCTTATTCTAGTTGGAATAATTTTATTAGGCTGAAAATTATAATTAACAAGAGGTGGGATTATATGTTCATTAATAGCATCTTCCATAGATGCAGCCAAACCTTCTTGAGCTAAAAGAAAGACGTCTGCATGACTGCTAGCCATGCTATAACTTCCAGTACTCAAATCTTGAGTCATAACTCTCTCAGGCGTCAACATACCTCTTAATATCTGAGCACCTAGATAATTAAGAGCATTCACAAACATTTCTCCACGTTTTTCATCTTGTAAAAATTCAACACCCCACTGATTCTTACCTTCTTTATTTGGTTCGTATGGAAGAGTAATTACACTATTTTCAATAATATTTTGACCTATCCTTAGAGCTACTGTAGAATTGTCATATTCATTACCTTGATCATCAACACTAATACCTGTTGGATGAGTAACTAAAGAAGATGGACTTCCTCTCCTTTCAAAATATCTTAACATAAATTGGGTGAGAACTTCCTTCCAATACCAACTCTTGTAAGCTGGTTTCAATCTCGATTGCCCATAAAAATTACCAAATTCATCATTCAATGCAAACAGAAAACATTTATCAGCATCAACAGAAACAGATTGCCCGCCACCTCCAGTTGCTTGAATAATACCTAAAAATTCATCAGTCGTTTGATCGGTTCTAATCTTGATAGTTGATGGATAGTGAGGTTTAATTTTAAGGTAGGTTTCAGCCTTACCATTATAATGAGTTTTCTTCCTACCATTTGGAAGAGTAGAAGCAACATTCATCTGAACCAATTGCCAAACTTTTTCATGACTAGCAAATCCAAAATCAATAGCAGTTAACATGCTTCTAAGGAGTTTCTTCCAAATAGGAGCCAATGTAGCTTTTATGAACTCTCTAATATCAATATCTTCACATTCAACAACCCATCCAAGCGAATACAAAGGCATTTTAATGACAGCAAGACCGATAGCTACTTGTGGATCTGACCTCATGCGAATATAAGTATCTACAGGAATAATATCAGGATTATATACACCCAAAACATCACTAGCATATGCACTACTCACATACGGAGAACCATACCTTGTCAATTCATTATGCATACTAGGTGTCTTACGGTAAGCAGTAGACTTTGATTCCCTAGTGGCAAGGTAATATCTCATCTCATCGCGAACTTCTCTATCAATGCCGTGCTTCTTCATAACAGTGAGGAGGCGTTTTCCACCTTCAGAAAATTCCTTCTCACGATTAGGCGAATAATTAGGATCTATGATGCGAACAGTTTGTCTCATAATCGTTCCTAAATCTGATCTAAATTTCTAGATAAAATAGCAAATTCACCAGCATGAAATGGAGGCATTGGTAATTTTTTATAATCAACAGATCCTACCGCCATTGGCATTCCTATAAAATTACGATGTTTTTCAGGTTTCAATAATCTATTGAAACTTTTATGTTCTGGTTGAAGAATACCCGCAGAAACAAATTTAACTCTATGCATCTGTGCAGGTTCACCGCTAAAAGAAGCTAATGCTAAAGACCAAAATTTATCTCCGTGGTGTTTCTTTGATTTTTCAGCCTCATAACGTACAGTGTTATTACCTTCAGTAACTTTACGTTTGATGCTATAAATCTGCATTATAAGATCACGATCATTGGGAATTCCCAATGTTTGATCTTCTAACCTAAATTTAAAGTTAGTAGCAATATCATTTTTTATCTCATTAGTAAAGTGGACAGGATCAATACGACTATGAAACTTCTTTTTCAAATCTTCAGCTAATTGTTTACCCATGCCGGTTGAATCTATTTTCATCAACCTTATTGGGAGATGTTTAAACAATTTACATATAAACTGAAATTGTTTTCTAAACTCCATTTTACGCATTGAAGCAATCAATCTGATTGATTGAAAATAATTCATTTCAGGAACTTCTTCTACAATAATTACCTCAGAACTATCTTCATTGCGACCAATATCAAATCCAGCAAATAATCTTTTACCTACTTCTCCTTTAGCAACGGCTCTAGATAATGATTCAAGACTTTCATAAACCTTAAAATTATATCCAGGATACACAGAATCAGTGTGCTCAGGATTATCACCATAGATATCTTCTTCATCTATAATCTCAAATCCAGCAAGTACCTCAAAAGTACATTGCCTAATTAGTGACATTGGATAATAAGAAGTCTCTTCATCTAATGGCCTTAGTTCGTATTCTTGACAAAAATATTCTTCAAGAGTGTTTAAATATGCTTGAATAATACTGTCATTACCATATTTAAATACTCGTTCTTCGGTTGTTAAGGTAGGAGCATCTTCTTGGACTTCAGCAATTCTAGGTATATACTTCTCTTTAAGAAAGTCTGGATTATCCCACCAATATATTTTATGGCGAGAATACATACTAAAATCTTTTTCATTAGCTCCTACTTCATAATGTATACCAGTTCTTCCTAATGGAGAACTGGCCATACTGAGTTGCCCCAAACCACGAGTAATAATAGGAACACTCGCCACATATACTTTCTGTTGCCATTGGTAATGGGCAAACTCATCGAGAAACACATCTGTATTAAAACCCTTCCCACGAGGTTCTCGTTGGGGATGACTAATTATTCTAGTTCTTGTTTTCCTTCCATTACTAGTCCTGCCCTCGAACTCCATTGCCGTTATTCTATCTATTGTAGCCTTCTTACGATATTTATGCGGAGTACTTTCATAGAGAGTTCTTGCATAATTAATCTTATCATTGGCTTCAGACTGATTATAAGAAACAAAAACTCCAGTATAAATATCCATTAACTGCGATTTAGCATACCCTTCGCAACTAAAAGAATAAGACATGCCTACCTGCCTACTCTTATCACAGTGGCGGTATTTATTACGGTCCAACATGAATTTTTTCTGGTAATGATAAAGGCGGGTAGGCGAAAGGTTTGTCTCTGTTAAATTTTCAATATAGCCAACTTCATTAGATATTTTACCAGCCACACCTAATATTTTTTGAGCCCTAGTATTTGTCTCATCCATCGTTTTGTTAAAATCTTCAATATCATCACGTGGATCTTTCCTAGACAAAATGAGCGGACCTCTGACTGGAGTCCGCTCTGTTTTAAGATATTTCACCGGGGTTCTTTTAATCTTCAAATTTATGACCTAGACTTTCTATTAATAGAAACCACTTTACTAGAATTTTCTTCTATTGCTTTTAGTCTAGATTGACCATAGCTTGTTCTTGCAAGTGCAAGTACATCTTCTCCATCAATATCACTATCACCTTCATACCCATCATCATCTGCCACTTTAGTTCCAAGTTGTCCAGCAGGTACAACTTTAGCAATCAATCTATAATCACATCTTATTTCATTATGTACTTGAGACATTACTCTAAGGAGATCAACAAACCTCATATCTTTGTGTTCGCCATTCTTAAGTCGTTTTTTTATCTCCTTATATAGAGGAGAAAGAATCTTGTTCATTCGCCTAGTTCTATATGTGACCTCGTCTTTAGTAATTTCATCAAAAAGCTGAAGTACCTTAAATCTAAAATTAGGCATATTCTTCCATTTCTTAAACTCTGTTCTTTTTACGCCTAATTTTTCAGCAATTTGATCATCCTTTATGTATTTACCACCAGCTATCATCATTGCAGCTTTATATTGTTGCAATGTCAACCCATCAAGTTCTATCTCACCTTCGAATCTTGGCATGATGATGCTCCAATTGAAAGTTAAAAATTTTTAACCAGCTTCCTACTGGTATTATACAACACGCCTCCAAACTTTACAACAAGAAAATGAAAAATGTGTTTTTACCCTTGCATCACTTGTAATTTTATTGTATAATGTTGGTAGTAACAAAACTTAGCGAGGGCAATTAAATGAATTTACTAATTATCGACGGATCTAGCATAACATATCGCGAATTTTTCGCCTTTAAAAAAAGGCCACTTACCATTACTTTAGAAAATGGTACCGAACTTACCACAAGTGCTGTTTTCAGCTTTGCAAAAGCCATTATTTATATGGCAGAACGTAATGAGTATTCTTTCTATATTACGACTTGGGATACTCCACCATATAAAAAGAAATTAAAATTTCCAGATTATAAAGAAGGTAGGAAAAGAGATAAAAAAGATTCCGAAAACTTATTTAGAGAAATGGACATGATTAAAATCTTAGCGAATTCTCTAAATATACCATGCTTTTATTCTAAAGGATATGAGGCTGAAGATGTTTGCAGATCAGTTATTAAAAGAATTGGCAAAAAGTTTGATGAAATAACAATTCTTGCAAACGATAACGATTATAATTCATTACTAAGTGACAAAATATCTATTCTAAAAAATGGTAGAGAAGGTTTGATCAAATTTACCCATGATGATCTTAAACTTGATGGTATAGACAGTAAAACATTTACTGAAGCCAAAAAACTGTCAGGGTGTACAACTGACAAAGTCAAAGGATTTAAAGGTATAGGATTTAAAACAGCAGTTGATCTTATAAGAACATTTGGATCAGCAGAAGCTGTATTTAATAATAAAAGTGAACTCCCAGAAAATATATCATCTAAATTAGAGAAAGGAGGATATGATACTTTAGAAAAAACAGCCTATCTGATTAAAATACTTAATCCTAAAAAACTAAAACTGCATAAAAGTGATAATGAAGTATCTGCAGAAAATATGCTAGAATTTATAGAAGCAGAATCTCTTCTAAAACCAAGGTTTCTATTGCTACTTCCTAAATTGGCAAAACAACAAGCTAAAATGTTTGATAAACTAGAAAAAAAGTTATTGCAAAGTTAAATAATCAGTTGTATAATATCAGTAGAGATGGTTGTTTCGTTTTCCTTCGACGCCATGCTTCTCTCCTCCTTAAGAGCCCCAAGAGACTCCCCACCTCTTGGGGCTCTTTCCATTTATTGGGTAATCAGATGAAGAAAATTACAGTTATTAGAATTGTAGCACCTCATTTTGTTGCAGGAATTTGTAAAAATAACATCAATAACAAATTAACAAAAACAGCTCCTATTTTAAAATATATGAAAAATTGGAGCTTATTCGAAATAGCTATCTATTGCAAACAAAAACAATGGAAATTATCAATCATCAACTAACAGGAGGCAACTATGATTTGGAATGACAAAAGACTAACGCAATGGGCAGAAAATGGTGGAGTTGAACCTTTTGATCCTAAACTAATTAATCCGGCATCAATAGATCTAAAAATTGGAAGTTTCATTCGCGTCCCAATAGAAGACAATACGTGGTCAGATCCTATAGATATGAACATTACGCCATGGACTATAAAATGCGGTGAAATTGTACTCTTGCATACCCTAGAATTTACAAAAATACCTACTAATGCTATTGCAATGTTGTTTTTAAAATCAACAGTCGGAAGACAAGGGCTAGAACATCTACATGCAGGCTATGGTGATCCTGGATTTCATGGGCAATGGACTCTTGAAATCATCAATCATTGGCCTTTTCCCAGATTCTTAGTTCCAGGTTTAAGATTAATACAACTAGTGTTAGCTGATGCAGAAGAAGCTGGAGTTGACTATTCAAAAACTGGTCATTATCAAAATCAACTAGGCCCTACCGTGCCATGGAGGTAATTATGGAATCTATTAGAATTATTAATAAGCAAAAAGATCTTGAATTTAAATTTGAGGTAAATGGAAAAGATCTTACAAAAGACTTAGGAATTACAAATTTATCTATAGATATAAGAGGTAATAATATACCTGAAATTAAACTAGATTTAGATGCTTTTGATATTGACATCACTATTGATGGCGATATTGTTATTGATAAAATTACAGTTCCTGACTGGTTAAAGGCTCGTGTTTATGATAAGCTCATTTTACAACTAAAACAGTACAAGGATATGGAAGTTTAAATTTTTATAATGCAATTTGACAAATTTAATTGTATAATAAAAGTATGGGGTAGCACTAGCAATGCGTCTCTATATCAAGTAACACGCCACCTAGTGTTTAGCATCAAAGGGTTACATTAGAGCCTTGATGCTCTCTATGCAGCCATATGTTTTCTGATTAGTGTCTTGAAAAAACAGCTTCTTAGTGAAGTATTAAATCAGAAAAACCAAGGGGGGTGCATAGATTCCTCCTCTTCTCCCTAACTTAAGAAGGCGTCCGTTAATTCAGACGATTTCTCGGGCCGTGTTAAATAGCGACTGTGTACGATATTTTTTAAACCGTTTCTTATCAATGTCGCTGACAGCTCTTTAAGAGTGCTAGAAACGAAAATTAATATCGTCTTTTAAATTTTCTTTAGATATCTGCGGAGAACCCTGTAAAGCACTTCGGTGGACGTGCAAATTGAAGCCAAGTCCGGTTACAGGGAACTAAAGAAAAACCATAGCGGTTCGGGCGTGGGGGGAAGGGGGGGTCTGCCGAGACCTCGGGTCGAGGCAGGTTGGAAGTACAAAGAAAGCTTCTCTCTGATCTTTTTTCTATAATTTAAATCACTTCTAAAATTAAAGTATCTAAATCTGAAGTCTTTTCTATCCTCATGATGCGATCTCAGATCGCATCATGAGGCAATGAGCCGGAGGCTCATTGCAATTAAAAACCTTTCTTTTATTCGGTACTAACACTTTGTTTTTTTCTGTCACATGAATCTTAAAATCATTGAAATCTTAACAATCACTAAGTAAGTTAAGTTTTTAACAATTAAATAGCAGGAATTGATTATGAAAAAGAAAAGATATAGTGGAGAGATATGGACAGCCAACTACTTTATTGATGATCTTGATAGACTTGATATCACAATTAGAGGGAAGCATGAAATAGGAAGAATTTTTGCACCTACTTGGGAAATGGTTATGGCTTTAAAGAAAGCCAATGACCCGAAAACTTATATTCCTAGATATATTGAAAAATATAATCAAATGATGGATGAATCCTATAGAAAGAATAGAGAAATTTGGAGATATGTTATACAGATGCCAAGAGTTGTTTTTACTTGTTATTGTGGTGCAGACAAGTTTTGCCATAGAGTATTGTTAGCTAATTATTTTCATAAACATTTTGGATCAAAGTATAGAGGAGAAATCTATAGGAAAAGAAGAAAATAATTTATGCAGAAAAACCTATTATTTGCTTGCAATTGCTTATTGCTTATTGTATAATATTGGTGTAAAGGTACACATGTAGCAACTAGAGGTTTCACCTCCTTTCTCTCAGTTGCGACCCTAAGAGGCTCTTTGACATAGAACTCATCACTACCACCTCCTGCTTGATGAGCATTCTTGCAAAGAGCCTCTTTTTTGACTATTAAGGATTTATTATGAATAAGTACACATTAGATAAATATATTCAGTTAGGAAAATCAGTTATACTCATAAAAGATAAAACCATTAGGCGTATAATGGGAATATATAAACACGAAAATAAAATATTGGGAGTTGTGGTTGAGGGAATATACGTATTACTTCCTATTGATGAAATAGAGATAATAAAATGAATCTGTACACACTTAGGAAAACATTTAAACCAGGAACTAAAGTTAGTTGTCCTTTAGATGATTGCGTTGGAACTGTTAAAGGAATTGTAGAGTTTTGGAAGAAAGTATGGCTAATAGAATTGGTTGAATATGATGATGATTTATTTAGCCCAGAAGATTTGGTGATAATCAATGAATGATTATGTGTTTAATAAATATCTTAAACCTGGACAAAAAGTAAGAATAAAATCTGATAAAATAATGCCAAAATTAGATAGAATTCATATAATATCAAAAGTAGATAGATTTAATAATTCATATCTAACGATATGGCTTAAGGATAATCCATTCCCCTGGTATAAAGATGAAATTGAGATAGTAATATGAATGAATATACAATAAATAAGGCAATAAGAGAATTAATGACGGGAAGAAGAAAAATAACTATTGAATTTGCTGGTTTTAAAGAATCCTTCTATTTAGAGGGAATAGAAATAACACATGATGAAATTGTTCTAAAATTAGATAGACCTACATTTAGTGGAACTAGGACCTTTACGTTTAAAAAGTCGCCATGAATGAATATACGATAAAAAAGAAATTTCCAATAGGGACTAAAATTAGATATTTTGAAGAACCATATAATGACCATGAATCTGAAATAGAATATCACGGACATGTTATTGGTTATTTCAGAACAACACGAAATGAATTATTCATTAATGCAAGGGTATCTGCAATAGATAGTAACAATAATCCAGTTAATTTAGAGTTTGGTGTTATTATTAATCCTGATCATGTTGAAATAATATGAACATATATACAGAATTTAAAGAACTTAGAAGAATATTTCCCAAAGGTAAATTTTTTAGAAATAAATACAATCGATGGGAGCATATCTGCATTATAGGTTATGAAATATTAGCAGATAAATGGTTTGCTAAAGGTAAGGTTATTAAAGAAAGTAATAATGAAGTAATCCATTGGTTAGATTTGAAACAAAAAAATAAATGGTTAAGAATATGAATATATATACATTTAATAAATTAAAACATGGTGATAGATTTAGGGTTAAAGAGATGGCACAAACACGAGGGTTTGAAGGAAAAATATTTACAGTTGATATTAGAGCAGTAGATAAAATAGGCCCATACGTTAGAACTATTGAAATGAATAAATATAACAATATTCAATTAGTATTTTCAGCAGATGAAATAGAAAAATGAATAGATACACTGCAAAAAAATTACTAATTCAAAAATACCCTATTGGAGCTAAGCTAAGATTAAAAGAAGATCTTGATTTTTCTGATTATAGAAAAATATCACTATTTCCAGAAGATTGTTCCATAATTGATTATGTATTACCTATCCTTGAAGTTGAAGTATCATCAATTAGTATGACTAAAACCGTTAACGGTTACATAAAAGCTTCAACTTATGAACACGATTTCATATCAATTAATGATTTAGAAAAATATTATGATATAATCAAATGAATTATTATACCAAGTTAAAATATGCTAACAAGCATTTTCCTATAGGGTCAACTATTACTCAGACTTTTGATGAAAAACATATGGGAAAGATATCAAAATTCATATTAAAAGATCAATATCTAACGATATTTGTTGAAGGCAATAATCTGGAAGGAAGTATAACGGTAGATATTGAAAGATTAATTGAAGAAGATAAAAATGAATAATTATACCTTAATGAAATTTTTGAGGAAGAAATATCCAATAGATAAAATTATTACAGAAGATGGACGAATATTAAAAGTAATTAAATGGGAAATAAGTAATTACGGGATATGGATAACATTTCTTATTCTAGATGGTCTTGAAAAAGGAAAATATTTAGTACAGATGTTAGATGAAGAAACAAGGACGGCTTATGAATAATTATACAAAACTAAAAGAAGCTAGAAAAGAATTCCCCATAGGTAGTAGATATATTTCTAAAATAACTTCTTCAGCGTCTATAGAAATAATAGGTCATAGTATTGGGCATAGTATTGCTGGAACTAAAATTGCAATAATACACTTTGAAGATAAATCTGGAGCAAAATATTCTCAACCTATTGAGATATTTAGAAGTTGGTTTACTAATGAATAACTATACTCTACTTAAAGAAGTTAGATCAAAGTATCCTGTTGGTTCAAGGTTTAAGAGTCTTAGAACAAATAAGATATGCTACATCACTTTAGTAAGATATAGCACGGTATTTCGTAGAATTGTCATACAGGCAGAGCCAGAAACTAATTGTAGTGAAATCAATACACCTTATCTATTCTATCCTGAAGAGTTAGAGCCATTATGAACCTCTACACTAAATTCAAAAACTTTAGAAAAACCTATCCAATAGGAACGAAACTTGTTCGGTACAATAATATTGGAGATACCCTAACTATTCTTTCTCATATTGCTCCTGATCACTCTAATGACTACACCTGCCTTGCACTAGTAAAACTACATGGGATTAGAGTATGCAGCTTCTGAAATGTACCTAGATGTTCTCTATGAGAATCATGCATGTAAAATCAATAAAAATGACTCCATATCAATCAAAATTGAAAATAAGTTGGTAGAAAAATGAATAGCTACACCATTCTTAAAGAAGCTAGAAAAGAATTTCCCATGGGAAGTGTTAATGGTTATATCAAAGTAATCGGGCATTCAATAAGAGAGGGTTTCGAAAATGAAAATGTAGTGAAAATACATTTTAAAATTTTGAGTAATCTAAGTGATGGCTCAGAACATAGGTTATCTATAGATCTATTTAGAAAAGCATTCAGTTTAACATGTTGATGCTGAGGTAGAATATGAATATCTACACTCTAATGAAGAGACTTCGTGAAATACTTCCAATCGGAACAATTCTGCATCCAAGAAGACATATAAAATTCTCTATCAATCATTCTGTGATGATTGTAGACTTCTACATAATAACTATCCCATTCGTGACTGCAATCACAAGGAGTCTACCCACGCACGATGACTCTTCAGAGCCATTTAATGCAGACTACCTCATAAATCTTCTATGTTACTATTTTGAAACCCCCGATGATCTAGAACCCTTCATAAAATCCTACCACGTGAGTATAGGATATAATGTTTATGATTCTGTTTCAAGTAGTTATAGTTCTAAAATCAGATAAATTTTTCGAATTTTTTCTACAACATGATCCTTTCTTATCTTCATTTCTAGATTAAAAATGAATTCAAAAATTTAAGAAACAAAAGTATAAGGTTGGTTATAGCGGGTATACCCTGCTTGTAGTTATACAGTTAATGTAAAGCCTATATTATCTCATAAGGTTTCTTAAGTTTCAAAAATTTCGATTAAATCATTTCTTCGATTGAATCATCAAGAGGTTAATACTTCTAAGTTACTAAGAAATCATTTTTCGAACGAATCAACGAGGGGTCAATAGGTAGTATGGTAGTTCGTAAGTTACTAAGAAATCATTTTTATCGACTAATTCATCGGGTGGTCATAACAAGTAATAGTGCCTTACGCCCAAAATAACATGGGGTAGGGGGTGATTAGTGAAGTCAAATAACAACATAACAATCTAACTGTGGTGATAACCTAATGTGTGACAATCTAACAATGGAGGTGATAACATGTGGTGGGATGTATTACCGTTCGTGTCGTTAGTGATGTTTCTATTTGCTATGGTGTGGGGTTTGCATGACATCATCAGAGGAAGCAGGGTAATAGGAGGAATTGTGTTGTTCTTTTCAACCTTTGGTGCGGTTGCTCATATGTGGGCAATCATAATGTTCGTACTAGGGAGGTGATAAAAATGATTAACAACTCAACAATGTAGATGCCTTAGTGTTAACTTATCAACATAACAATTTAACAAAAGAAAGGAATAATTATGAGACCAATGTTTGAGTGTGATAGGGGATTCAATATATACCAAACGCTTGAGGGCTACTTTGTAGTGGCTCTCTATTTGGGTCACATTCAGGTCAGAGGCCCTTGGGATAGGGTTACTCCGGCTATACTGGAGGGGTTGCGCCTGACCGCATAGGGAGGGAGGTGACATGTATGGGACGACCGGTGATTGGAAGTATAATGCACCGTGTCAATCCACTTCACATCTATTGTAGAATTATTGACCTTGGTTTCAGTAAACTCACAGCCAAACGTCTAGCCTCAATTCTAACCTACTTGTCTAATCTTTTAATCTATGGGAGAAAATTAACATGATAGGAAACGAAGGTTTGAGAAGTGTCTATTTCGGATTCACCGGCAGAATGAAAGCCGGTGATGTTAACAACAAGGGTGCTGTGTCCAGGTCCGTTGGACAGAAGAAACCCAATATCAACAATATTGACAAAGGGCTCACTGAGAGCCTGGAGTTGGTGTTGGAGTTGGAGCGCAAGGAAAGGTCGCTCAAGTGCGACATCACACGCATTGGTGATGTGATCAGGAGAAGGCGCAGGAAGGAGGTGACAGAGTAATGACTAAGAAAGAAACATTGGCTATTTTTGAGAAAGCAAGTCAGCTTGTTGATGAACGGCTTGCTAAAGTTGCTAAGTCAATTAACAGTCATACACTTTATGGTATTCGGGTCACCTGTGAACATGCTATTGGAACTAGAGCAACTAATGTTCAAGTAATCAAAATTGCTAAGATTCTTGGAATCATTTAATTAACTATTACTAACTTGTAGATGCACTATTAACTAGATAATCATAACCTTTAACAAAGAATAGGAGAATATTATGAAAAAGAGATTATTTTGGGTATGGCGTGATACGTTAGGCTGGTTTGGATGCTCAGGTGAAGGGCCACAGAGGACGGCCTTTGGAGTGCCAGTGGTTGTGAGGATTGAAGGGGAAGTTGTGCATTTCGGGTTCCGTTCTTATGAGGACTGGCAAAGAGCCGAAGGGAGGTGACAAACATGATAAACAATATAGATGCTCAATTAACCAGATCATCATAACCCTTTTGAAAGATAGGAGATATGATATGAAGAGTATGGCAGTGTTCTTTTGTGTTTGCGGGTGTGTTTTCATTCTTTGCAGGATTATTTACAGAATGATTAAGATTTTCCCTGTGGCTGTGTACTTCACTGTCAAGGCTTTTTTGAAAGATGCCAACCTTGATTATTAGGAGGGTGAAATGAACTTGTATACATTAAGCCGATTAAAAAGAGGAGATTTTGTTCAATTAACAGATTTAATTGAACAAAAAGAATCACCTGACTATCAAGCGCCAGAAGTGGCAAAGGTTCTTTCAAATGATTTTGTAAAAAAGTTCATTTCATTTGAAACTAAGAGCCTGGTGGTGAGGTATAAATATAATTCACTTAGAAAAGAATTTATTATCAAAAGGTGAGGTGACAAATGAAGGTTGTGAAAGTTATTGATTCAACAGAACTGAGAGGGGATTCTGGGCGTGTCTACTTTGCTCAGATCACGGTAGGATTTGCCGTATTCTACTCAGACATTGATCCTACAAAGTTGGAAAACCTCTGCAATCATAGATGGTCATTGTTCAGGACTTATGACAAAGGAATCGCTTCCAATATCTTTGATGCTTGGAAGTCAAACAAGATCTAGTTGAAGGAGGTGATATATGTGGAATAATCAGCAAGTAACTATTCGAGGTCCACCCATGCGGAACGGAGTATTCTATTATCCTGTAACTCAATTAATTGATAACCAAACAATCTTAATGTGGATGGTTAATTCTGGTATAAATCTTTCATAAAGGAGAAATACAATGGGAAATTTGACGTTTGGTCGTTCGGATGGTAGTGACCTTCGCGTTGGTCAGATTCGCATGGCACATCTTAGCCACAGAGTGGATGAGGAAGCCCTTCGTACTGGAAGGGGTGCTGTTAAGGTAGAGGTGATGAGAATCGTCGGAACTATGGTGACGGTGAAGATCGTCAAGACCGGAACCATCATTCGGATCGACAAGAGAGGATTCAGGCCGATGGCTGAAAAGAAAGCCATGGAATTGAAGGTAAACGAACTGGTTAGCAAATTCAATGGCGCAAGAGCTTGAACATTAAGTTCTTCGAGTATGACAATGTAACCAAGTTAACTAAAATCATAAAATACCCGAATGTGATTTATAAGAATGGGAAACGCTGGACACTTGCAATTCACAGCACAATCTTAGATAGGAAGAGTTCATTTCATATGGTAATTGGTAAACTAAGATATATGACTTCTAGGAGGTGACAGATGAACCTCTATTCACTACAAAAACTTAAGAAAGCAAACATCGTAAAGGTAACTGATGAACTTAATGATTTCAATGGAGATCCATATACTCACTCAATTGTGTATGTAGTTGTAAATAATGATCCTAAAAATAAAAATATAACATTAGCTACTAATATTTACGATAAAGAGACAAGAACAACATTTGATTATAAAATATTCACTAACTATCCTAAAACCACACTTACTAAACTTACTAACTAGGAGGTGACAAATGAATAAATATACAAGCAAGGAGTTAATGAAAGAATTAAAAGGTAAACTTAGATTTGGAACAATTGTGAGGCTGACCCAAACGTATGGGCGATTATCCAAAGATGATTTATTAGATGTTAAAAAAGTATATGAATCTAGATCACACAGGGGTGTTGATTCTAAGTTACTTCAAATAGATCCAATTGATGGTGGTTTTTACGATGAGGAAGTTAATATTAATGATGTAGAGATTGTAATGGATGCACCTAAAATCAAATGTCCAAACTGCAATCATGTATTTCACTTTGATATTTATAAATATGAAAAACTATTAGAAAAATTTATGAAAAAACTTAGAGGCTGGTAAGGAGATGACAACCATGCAATGCATTAGAGGCCCGCCTTTTAGTGCCAGATAACTGTATTTTTAACCTTGCAATTAACATTTAGCCTATGGTATAGTAAACCATTAACTTAGGAGGGTATTATGGACAAGAAAACAAAGGCAATGATTGCTCTGAGGGCATCTATTGCTGATCAATGGGAGCCATTCTACACATGCGCTTTAGGTTCGGCGTGTGATGTAGATTGGGCAAGGCTTTCAGGAGCCTATGCTTGTGTCTATCATAAAGGAAATGGTAGATTTCAAATCTTTGTCAATGAGGACATGGTAGATGAACCACTAGATGTCCTCCAGTATGAAGTCAAACATGAACTATGGCATGTACTGTTGGGGCATCTAACTAACAGATTCCATTCTGTTCTGTTTGCTGATAGTGAAAGGGCAAATGTTGCACAAGACATAGCCCTGAATTGTTGTATTCAAATTCCAGATAAAATAGCAAAGGAAAGACAAACAGCAGAAGTATGGAAAGTAGATCCAGATAAAACAACAGAGTTCTACTATCATGCACTAGAAGGAAATACAAAACTTCCTAATCTTAAAGAAATAACATTAGAAGAACTAATGCAAATGATTAAAAATGGCGAAAAAGTAAACTTTAAATTCATTGATACCATCAAAGGCAAACCTCTTGAAGAACACGAAATGCAAGAGGTGATGAATAGGATCGGCCAGTTGGCAGGAGCAATGCCTGGTGATTTATTGAGGGCATTGAATCGTGAACGTGGTATCAACTTCCAAATGATGGAAAAGATGATGCGTAACATGGTTGATCCTGATGGCAACAAAGGGATCAAGAAAACATGGGCGTATGCTAATCGTAGAAATCCAACATTTAGAGGCAAAGTAAGGAGAATGATGGCCAGGATCTTCCTTATCCTGGATTCATCAGGATCAATTACACAGCAACAACTCAACGTATTTGCTGGAACTTTGCACAGTCTGTCTGAATACTGCAAAATATTTGTGGCAGTAACGGATGCTCAGGTGCATGAAAAATTCTGGTTCAAAGGTCACTTGTCTAAGGTGACGGGAGGAGGTGGCACGGTATTTCACGACGCATTCAAATTAGCAGAGGAAATGAGGTTTACTAACATTGCAATTCTAACAGACGGGTATTGCGACTACCCGGACAAGACCACGGCAAAGCAGGTCTTGTGGGGCATTATTGAGAACAAAGAATTCAAGCCGAAGTTCGGCAATGTCATTCACCTTAAATAAGAAAGGGAGGAAATGATTATGGAACTTTACAAGAGTTTGGTTACGGTAAAGGAAATGGTGAAGGCAATGGACATGTGTGCCAATGCTGGTATGACTCCAGTATTTGAGGGAGAGTCAGGCATTGGTAAGACTCAACAGATCAGGGCTTATGCTAATGATCGAAAGATGGATCTGGTTGAGTTGAATTGTGCAACTCTATTTGTGGAAGATTTTGGCGCAATCAGAGATGATGGCAACTTTGTAAAGTTCAGGCTGAATGCTATCTTTGATATCAAGAGGCCAACTGTGGTGTTCTATGATGAATTCAGCAGAGCCCGTGGGGATTTACGTAACGCATTAATGAGTGCCATAAACGAGAACATGATTTATGGTACAAAGCTCAGTGGCAAAATCCAGAATGTTGTTGCAATGAACCCTCCAACTCAGGACTATGGTGACACTGATGATCCGTTTGTGGATCTAGCAACCACACGGAGATACTCGATATTCAGTGTCATTCACAAGGCACAGGACTGGCTTGATTGGGCAGTTGAAAACAAGGTACATGAACAAGTAATCAGATTCATAAGGAAAAACGAAGTGATGTTGGTGTACGGGCAAGCGTGCCCAAGACAATGGGTTAAGATGAGTAACGTCTTAAAGATTGATGGAATTGAGGGTGTTAGGATGGTTGCTAATGGTTGTTTGGGCATAGCAGCACGGCATTTTATCGAACACCTCATGGAGAGGAAGGTGATAACAGTCGATGATGTGTTAAAGAGGTACGCCGGGGTAAGGGATGAAGTAATTAAGGATAAGCAGCTTCAACTGGCTCTTGGTTCTGAAATTGCAGCCAAGAGGTTGGAGAAAACGTACAAAACAAACTATCTGGCATTCATCATGGACCTGTCTGAAGAGATCAGATATCAGGTTGTTAAGTTAATTGTGGAACAGAAAACAGATGAGGAAGAAAGGGACATGGTGTATGGATGGCATGACAGCAATGCTGCTTTGAAAGAGTTCATGGAAAAACAATCAGATTATTAACATATAACCGAGGGGCTTTCACCCCCTCAAGATTGGAGGTGATAAATTTGAACCAGTATACCTTTAACAAAGAATTTAAAGTAGGAACTAGAATCTATCATCAAAATCATGGAGAAGTTTTTATATCTGAAATCCTATATTCACACTTTAACAATAACATAGTATTTGGGCTAAAGTTAAATAGCCTAATAAATGGTAAACGAGTAATGTTAAGGACTCTTAGAAAATTTTCAGAAGAATATAACAATGGGGATTTCTATAAATTATGAACATGTATACACTGAAAAAAGAATATCCGATTGGAACCATATTTAGCTCACATCTTTTTAACAAATTAACCATAACTAATTACACCTATAGTGACCAATTAAAAACCATTTTAGTCCACATATCTTTAGATAATGGTGAACGTTATGGGCATTATGAACTTAATCACTTTCTTCATAATATTGGTAAAATATGGGATAAAGGAGAAAGAAAATGGTAGAGATTATGAAAAAGAGTGTTGGCAATGGTGTGATTTCAAGTGCAGTTAACTCTTTAGCAACCGAAATGGAGGGTGAAATGATGGAGAAACAGTCTATGGTGGACCAATTGGTGCAAGAAATTGATGAAACTGATTCAAAAACAGCGAAAGTTGAGTCAAAAACGTCCAAAGTTGGTCCAAAAAAGAGGAAAGTTGGGCCAAAAAAGAGCAATGAAAAATCGAAGGGAGGTGACATCATGAACAAGGATCTGTCTCCAAGGCAGAAGGCAGAGGCTCTCCTTATGAGAGTATGTAAGGAGATGGGCATTCGTGTCCAGAGGATTCAACCTAAGAGAGACATTCAGCACAAGCCCGGAGCACTTCAAGCAGTCAGGGCTGATGGCCTCAAGGTAGCAGTAAGAGCTGGTGATGTGTGTATCTACAGCCCTTACAGTGTGATCAAGGTTGGGCGTCCTGAGGTTGGTGGTTATCCACACGTAACCATACTCAGGCACAGTGAACCTGAAATGGAAGTAGCACTAAGAAGAGCGTTGAAGGACAAAAAGTCCAACGCTCAGTGGGCTGCTGAACTGAAGGCAACTCGTAGGACGAAAACACTTGAAACAATTGAACAGAGAAGGGTAAGGCTTGAGGCTGAACTCAAAGCGCTCAAGGAAACAGAAAAGAGCATGAAGAAAAAAGAAGTCATGCTAAAGAAACTGAAACCACAAACCGTCTAAAAAGGAGATTGGGGAGGACAACAAACTCCCCAATACAAACTATGAATGAATATGTTAAGATAAAATTGTTTAGACCAGGAACTAAAGTAACACCGACAAAAAAATTCAGAGGTCTTTATAACAAAATGGATCTATCAGATGTATATGTAGTTAAATCATTCTTAAAAGAAGTTGATCATGTAATTTTATGTGGTGGAAAATATGATGAAGAACGATGGCATATAGATCATTTGGAGGTAGTAAATGAATAATTATATTGCAAGAAAAATATTGAAACCAGGAGTTAAAGTAAGAATCAAAAAAGAAGCCGGAATAATTTATGAAGAAATAACATCTAAAGAAGTGTTAACCATAACAGAGGTTTTAGTTTCGGAAGATAATAAGGTATTCATATCATTGATTAAAGGAAATATAAATGACCTTGATGAACTTAATTACTCATTTAAATTAGAAGAAATTGAGGAGGTGATAAATGGATAAGTATAACCAGACAAAAAGATTTCATAAAATGCAATTGGGCGAAGTAGTAGGTCTTTTTCTAAAAATTGAAAACGAAGCTAATGATGGATGGGGTGATGCAATTTCACATTATTATGGATATACTTCTCCTAGTCATATCCGAAATAAGAACATTGAAATTCTTAAACTAGATCTAAAAAGATTTACTAAATGGACTCGTAAGAAAATCAAAGAAGAAATAGAGCGTAGAAGGATTAGTTACAAATGGCTATATAACAATGGTGTTTCATATCTTATAGAGGAGGAATGATTATGGCATACACGAGTGTTGATTTCAAAACAAAGAAAGCGTTGAAAGAAGCTGTGGTTCAAGGTAGGAAGATTTCTATCTATAACCACTCAGGAATATTTCCAACCAAAGACAATGGAATTGAATTCGTTGAAGGTCCACACTATCCTAAACCTCACACATGGTATGCTCAAGTAACAATGAAAGACGGGGTGATAGTAAAAGTAAAATGAATCTATACACATTTAAAAAGACATTTAAAGATGGAATGAAAGTTAAACTACTTAGATGTGATAACAAAAACTGTGGTCTACGAAATGACTGTGTTGGGTCTATTGTAGAAATCGGTGATATTTCAACTCGAAATGGACCGAGTTTTTGGATTGAGGGTGAATATGCAGAGTGTGAAGTAACATGTGACTTTGAAGATTTGGAGGTAATAAAATGAAGGAAGAAATAAAGAAATTAATGCTTGAGTATCCAATTGGCACCATTGTTGATTTTGCCGACGAAGGCGAAGAGATTGATCGATGGATTATTATTGAACATAATCTAGACAATAGCCCTGGGGAACTTGATCTTGGGCTAACATACGAAAATGATCCTAGCGAAACTCCAGACTTTTATGCATTCCCTAAAGACGTAACAATTATTAAGAAACCTTAAAGAGATTATAAAATGAATCTATATCAACTCAGGAGATACATAGGTAAACAATTCAAAATGAAAAATTTAGCTAATAGACCAGGGACTATAGGTACTTATTCAAATATTTGGCCCGGAATCTATATTGTAAAAGATGCTTATTACAGTAATAGAAGGATGTGTAATGTAATAGAATTCATAGATTCAAGTGATAATGAGGAATATATTATAAAACTTAAATTTGTAGAGTTTCTGTAACCATCATAAACCAGTCAACTCTAATTACTAATCTTTAGTCTAAATTAGAATATGCTTTAACATTCCGACACGGTGTAGACTGCTCTCGCTCTATACTCGCGATTTCATGATCTTCCATTTCACGCGCGGATTTGCGAACTCGCTGAACCTACCGAAGTCCATGAATCTAATCACGCCATTCACAACAATCACCAAAAACGAAACATTGCATTTTTTGCTTGCATCGGAGCCCTCGCCATGTTATACTGTACCCGTAACAATATAACAGGGACTTAGGACATAAGGAGGTCTCATGATTTCAAAGAGCACAAAGAAGTGGAATACACTGGTCAACCGGATGCTCAAAACTGGACTTGGCCAGGAAGGCCATCAGATTCGGATGGATGAAGTTGAGAACCTAGAAAGGGAAATGTTCAGAAATCAGTATCCGTTCAGGTCAGTACCCTCAGTAAAAAGGGGTCGCAAGAAAGCCTAATTATTTACTTGCATCGGCAAGCTCGACGTGTTATAGTGGGAATAATAATACAGTAGAGGAGGTGATGAGAGTGTCAGATTTCCCGAGTCCCACACTAGCCGTTGAAATGGCACTGAAGCAATTCGGCGGATGGTTCAGGATGTTCGGGAGGTCATCTGGAACAGTAGATATCCAGGATATCACATATCGGGAAGGTGAAGTGGGATTCTGGGTTGAATGGTCCAAGGTCAAGATGGCCGAACAGTTGGATGTAGATGTAGAGGAGGCCTGCCAAGAATTTGTGAAAGCCTATGGCAGGAAAATGCCGAAGGCCGAACTAAGGGAGAGGATGGTTCGCGCTCTCCTTAAGAACGGATGGAAACCCGATTCGGTAAAAGTCATCAAAGAAATGCGAACCATTCAGAAGTCCAAGCGGGAGGATATATCATGTCTAAGAAAAAGTCTACGAAAAAAGATGTCAAGAAGGAAGTCGTGAAAGTCGGATGTGCCGCCAAGATCAAGAGAGGCGACAACCAGCACGAGAATAAAACCATTCGGAATATGTTCTCGGCCATCCTGAAGAAGCATTCGGATCTGAGCCTCGTGGAGAACTCGTGGGGAGCCCTTCAGGTGAAGCGAAACGGGGACGTCCTGTTCTCGGCCAGGCGTGGCGGCGACATGATCATCAGCCGTCCAATGTTCACCGGCACCGGAAAGAATCGTGAGCGCCTGTTCAAGCATCCGGGCAATCACTACGATTACCTCTCCTCGGTTCCACTCAACAAGGTGACCCTGGCGATGCTCGAGGACCGCGTGAAGGACCCGAAGTCCACGAAGGACTACTACGCTGAGATCTACAAGGGGCGTGAGGCTGAGGCTGGCTGGAACATGAGGAAAGCCGCCGCCGCCAAGAGGGTCGGTGAGGTTGTCAAGGAAGCCAAGGGAAAGGTCTCCAAGAAGACAGTGGAAAAGATCGTTGCTAAGAGGAAGGCCACCGAACTGAAGAGGACACCGGTCCGCAAGGCTCTCGCTCAGGTCGCAGCAGAAGCCTCAGCGTAACCAACTTCAGGGAGGGTCACCAAGACCCTCCCTTTTTTTGACTTTATTCCATCAGGATATCAAAGTTTTTTATTTCCTTTAGTCAGAGTTTTATGTGGGTGTGAGATGAATAAATACAGTTGGGAAAAAGGTCGTAATGAACTTGCAAAAACTCTAAAAGAAAAACTTTCACCAGAAGAAATTATGGTGATAGTAGAAACTGTTTTTGATTTATTAGATGAAGAGGAACATGAACAGGTTTTTTCAAAAGAAATTCTAGATCTCTTAGATGGTAATTCAAAATATTTCCGGTAATAGTTTGCCCTTACTACTATTCCAAGACTAGTCGTAAGAGGATCTGAAATATCATGAATTTATACTGTTTTCGTAAATTGAAAGTAGGTGATGAAATAGAAATAGCCGACAATTTATTTAAAGGATTATTTCTTCCTGAAAGAATTACCATAATAAAATTACGAAAAGATTCATCTGGGAACGATTGTGCGGATATTGATTATGGGCTATATGTTTTACCTTATCAAATCGTTAGAAAGATAGAAAAATGAATTTATATACTTTCAAAAAAGGAGCTGTAACCTGTAAGAAACTAAAGATGATCGCATGTAAGCATGTAAGGCAGATTCTCCTTGTCATAACCGTTGTCTTAGCGAAACACATGAAATTGTAGAACTAAAATTTAATAGTAATAGAAATGAATATGAAATTAATTTTATTAACAGTTGCACTTCGAGGGTTTGCCAAGCTAGATATGAAGATGAATTTGAGTTTGTAGAATGAATCTATATACATTCAAAAAATTGAAAGTAGGTGATAGAATTCTTATTGATTTTCCAATGAGAAAAACTCCAATGGAATGTGAAGTAGTAGAAGCAGTAACCACAGACAGTGATTGGATAAAAACATTTATTGTTAATTCAAGAAATAAAGAACCTTTGAATGTCCCAAGAGTAGCAATAATCTGTAAGATAGAAAAATGAATATATGTTTTCAAAGGGCTAATAGCGAGGGTTAAATGGGTTATTGAGATGAATATATATTGCTTTCAAAGGGCTAATGGTAGTAGTTAAATTGACATGAATCTATATACTTTCAATAAATTGAAACCAGGAGATAGAATTAGACTTCGCGAAGGAATGGATCATAGAGATTGTTCTACAATCCAAGTTGTGAAGAAGCGTTGGGGTAATAGTAAATTATGGATAGTAACAAGTGATAGCGAAACTAGAAATCCAAAACTCACTCATATATCTAATGTTGAATGTAAAATAGAAGAATCATGAAATTTTCAGAATTAAAAAAACTTAAGAAAGGAAATAGAATTCTTGTTAATAAATCATATTTCTCAGAGGTTCATAAAGTTAAAGATCCTGTTTCAAAATCTAAAAGAACAATGATTGTGAAATCTGTGATGATTGAAGAATTTTGGAGGGGTGTATACACTGAAAATGAAATACATGTTCATCTCAAATATATCAAAAAGCAAATCACATAATTAAGAGACACTACAAAATACAGGATTCATATTTTTATACTCAATATAGCATACTCTAAATTAGTCACACTTAAAAAAGTCCTAAGTTTACCTTGGGGTAAACCACCTTTAAAGTTTTTGAAGTGTAGTAGAAAAGCATGATATATTATATCTTAGCTATATAGTTTATAAGGTTTCACACTATTGTAGTTGCAATGATTAAAAAAGGTGTTTTACCCCAGGGGAAACTTTTGTTAATCACCACGATTTAGGAGATACTAGTGAACTTGTATACACTGAAGAAAAAATATCCAATAGGAACTAAGTTAATTAGAAATTTCAACAATCATAAGGGATATAAGAAACACTATAATGTTTGGATTGTTGATGGATATAATACCAGTCGTAAACATTTAATTCTATTAAGAAGTGATAATAGTAATTATTTAATTGGCGTTCCTTATTCAAATCTTAAACACTATAAGAGAATCAAATGAATTTCTATTGCTTCAGAAGACTTAAGCCAGGAGATATCATAGAACTCACTGATGAAACTATGAGAGAATGGAATATCCATCACAGAGAACAGATAGTAAAAAAGTTCTGGCGTAGTGGTATCCTAACACGTCAAGGATGGTGTATTCACCCTGATGAAATACTCAGAAAAATTCCTTACCCTACAAAGAAATAATTAATAGATAACACCTATCATTCCTTATCTTTGTAACAATTACGTTCATCGACTTTTTTCAAGACTTTTCTTTCAATATTCTCAATCGAACCGAGTAAATGTGGTAATAATTTACACACACTAACAAGCAAAGGAGAATACCATGTCTAAAAAATCAAGATCATCTCAGAGCACAAGTGAACACCTTAATGTTACTGTAACGGCAACCTTCCTTCAAGATACAAAGAGTTACCACAAATACTCACTCAATGTTGACCTGAAAGATATCCTTCTTTCTAGGGATCATGCCTATCTTTCAAAAGATAAACCTGTGCCTTCAACCATAACAATAAAATTCGGAACACTTGAAGATAAGCAAGATAAGAAATAATTGTAATAGTAACAGCCATAGTAGTGTATAATACCAGTAGTGGAGGGTGTTAGATTAGTTGTTAGATTGTGAGAAGCATGAAGGTTGAAGGGTTTGAGAATGGGCTATAAAGATATAAGAAATTACTTAAAAAATGACTTAGAAATGACGGTCAGACCCCTTGTATCTTTTCTATCGTTAACCTATCGACTCATTTCATTTATCAACCCTTTAATCTATTACCAATCTATACCACACTGAGGTCTTTAATAATGAATCTCTACTGTTTCAAAAGACTCAAACCAGGAGATAAAGTAGAGGCCAGTGATGAATTTATATCTAACTACAATAACAATCCACCAAAAATTCAGACTATTAAAAAGATTAGAGAACGGAGATATAATTCTATCTATGCCCGTACAATTGAAGGTTGGTGGTTGAGCCATTGTGAAATTGATAAAAAACTATAACTTTATATTCTTGTTCTTTAATATTTGAGATCATTCTTATGAATCTCTATACACTTAGAAAAACCTATAAAATAGGAACTAAGATTAGAATCACTAAATGCAGAGGTGAATCTACTAGAATAAGTAAATGTGATTGTGCTCCAATATGTAGCAAAGTAGTTGAAATCTATAAAATTGATTATGAATCTAAAACAATAGACTTCATCATGAAAGACACTATAAAAAATGAAGTTTCTTCATGTTTTGTATTTTTAGATAAAAATACAGATGAAGCAATAGAGATTATAGAATGAACATCTACTGTTTCAAAAGACTCAAACCAGGAGATAAAGTAGAGGCCAGTGATGAATTTACCATTTTCTATCACAAAAGTCCACCAAAGATTCAGACTGTTAAAGAATTCAGCAATGGTAACGATAACTATCTCTACACAGAAGAGGAATGGTGGTTAACAGCTATAGATATTAAAAGAAAAATATAATAACTTTATATTCTTGTTCTTTAATGTTTGAGGTCTTCTTCTAATGAACCAATACCTGATTAGAAAGAAGTACAAGGTAGGAACTAAAGTTATTATCAACAAAAAAATTTATAAAGACCCATATTATGATGATAAGATATTTACAATCAAAAGAGTTGAAATAGATAGAAATATCAAAATTTTTCTAAAAGGCTTTGATTATGATAGTAACTGGGATAATGTATCGTGGTTTCCAGATGAAATTATTCTAATTTAGAAGACTATAAGGAGGTGATAACAGTTAAATGACTATACATTAAAGAAAATATACAGACCAGGAACTAAAGTTGAAGTTATCGGTTACGATCTATGGGTAGAACCATATACGATTCTTAAATCTGGAAGAAATCTTGTTAAATTCGTTCCTGGATTTCTAATCATATTAGAAGGATACGAAAAAATCTGGTGGACCCCAAGTGAATTAAGAACTCTTAAGGAAAACGAAAATGAATCTATACACAGCTAATAAAATCTATAGAAAAGGAAGTAGAATTAGAGTAAAGAGCCACGAATCGAGTTTTTTCAGTGAACCTTTTATAATTAGGGAAATTGACGTTGGTCATTCAATATATTTGAGAAGAGAAGCAGTCTATATCTTTGTTGAAAACCGTAATTTTCCATCAAATAACTTTTTCTATGATTATGAAGTTGAGGTCCTATGAATCTATATACAATAGGAAAGAAAGCCAAACCAGAATCACAATAAATGCTATGTTGCGATTGATAGGGATGAATTTGAAATCATAGAAACTCAAAAGGAGGTGACAAAAGATGAATGAGTATACAATAAGGAAGAAATTCCCAATAGGAAGCAAAATAAGAGTGATTAATAACATTGAAGATGAAAGAATTATAAGGCGACATGGAAATATATTTACAGTGAAATCAATAGAAAGATGGGCATTCTTTACAGGTGAAGATGGTCCTATTGAAGGCATAAAATATAGTAATTTCTTAATAATTCCCGATGATAAAGAAACTTGGGGGATGGGTGTGGTGGTTTCATCCAGATAATGTAGAAGTTTTAAAGAAGATTAAAAAATGAATTTATATACAGCAATGAAAGAATTGAAACCAGGAATCTTTATAAGATTTAAGGGTCATGATGAAGAACAAAAGATAAAAGAAGTTAGAGAAGGAATAAGATATCATAAATTTTGGAATAAATATGTAGTTACTGTTCGTGATAGACTTGGAAAAAATGGAATAGTCTTCTTAGAAGAGATTTTGGAGGTGATAAATGAAAAGAAGATCAATATTGAGGAGTAGACCTAAAAGAAAAATTAAATAATATTGTTGAAGTGTGTAAATTTACCCTTGTTTTTGAAATGTTAGTATGGTATAATAAATAAAAAAGAGGAGGCAAAAGAGATGTGTAATGAACTGCATAAAGGTTTCCATGAAATTCCAGTTAACGGAACTGCTTACAAAATTTTTAATAAAGATAAAGAAACTGGTGATTTGATAGGGATGTGTAATGATAAATATGATTTTGTTAAATTAACAAATAGTAACAGTCATCTTCTGGCACAATGGGATTATAGATATCAAATGGATAGGTATGAACCCATAAAAACAGGAAGATTTGGATTTTGCATGTTTATGACCCATGAAGAAGCTGAGAAATGTCTACGTGAGTGGAAAATTGACTTTCCACGTGATAATAGTTTTATCTTTGAAATTCAATATCTAGACGGGATTGGCGAGTTCACTGAAAATAGGATTATCAGTGGTCTTAAGGAATTCAAAATTGCTATATGTAAAGCATTCATTGTCAAACCTTTAAAGGACTAACTAATGCCAAAAAGATCCAAGAACTGTAAAAATCATGGTATAAAATCTCATAGATCTCATATAAGTGGAAAGAGATCTATGATTAAACCGTTCGGTAAATTCTGCAAAAATCTATCGGAAGAGGAACACAGTGAGTGGCTGGAGCGATTTAAGGAATTAGAAAATGAACGCTTACCTCGCAAAAAAGAAATATAGAAAAGGCGCTAAAATAAAAGTAACTACTGAAAGACTTGATGGTTATCATAATAAAATTTTTGAAATTTCAGATATTGATTATTTTACAACTGATGGGGGAACTTTCATTGTTAGAATTTTTGTTCAAAACGATATTACTTACTTTTATGATTCAGAAGTAGAGGTTGTAAAATGAACGCTTACACCATAAGAAAGAAATTCCCAATAGGAACTAAGGTTAGAGTAACATGTTTGATAGACGATAAACTTGTATATGAAGATTGGATAGGAAGAATTGGAATTATTACTAAACTTGACTTTGGAACAATAAAATATACAAAATATGTAAGACACATACCCATTCATATAGAAACAGAAGAAGGTGAGAATAATCAATTTTTTCCTGAAGAACTGGAGGTGATAAATGAAACCAAAAGTAATCCAGAAGGGTAAGAAATTTTATATACTTCACAAGACGGAATTCATTGATAACGTAATCATAACAAATGGCAAATCAATAACACTATCAAAGGAGGGTAAAATAATCTGCATATATTGTGAATCTGAACTGAGAATGATTCTAACTGGTTCACCTAAAAACGATAAAGGTAGATTTTTCTGCACTCAATGCAACGAACACATGGGAAACTATAGAACGTCTAAGGATTTCTCAATATTTAGGAGGAAATAGAAATGAAGAAAATAATGATCGGTATGGTGGTATTTTTCTTGGCAATGGCAAGTGTCACATTTGCTGACATTAGAGAAGATATTCTAAAAGAATTCTATAAGATGGAAGCGAGATGTGAAGCAGGAATTACCTATATCGGACATGCTGATAGCCTTGCAAATATAGGCTTCAAAATGAAAGAATATAACAGACAAAAGAAAATAAATAAATATGAGCCTATAAAATCAATTGGATTCGATATAGCTATAAATGCAGCCTATCTCGAATATGAATTTGCACAGACTATTTGGAGATGGAAGGTTCAATTCGGGGATACATCTCATTATCCGGCTATGGATTTGTACAAGGCATTCTACAAATTCTTTCCTGATAGTGATATTGAAAAAGATTATGACGGTAGAATATTCTATATGGATATGATATCATACGCTTGGGGAGAAGCAAGCAAACATGTAAAGAAAGCTGAAAATGAACTAACTGGAAATAAATGAATGAATATACTATAAATAAATATTTAAGAAAAGGCCAAAAAGTAAAAATAATTTGTGAATGTGACCATTGTAGAATTCATAATGAAGTCACTGGCAAAATTTTTAATATTGTTAAGGTAGAATGGGAATCCCCAATAGAATTTATCCACATAGAAGGATATCCAAAAACATATTTCAGGCTTGATGAAATTGAAATAGTAAAATGAACTTATATACATTCAAAAGATTAAAGATTGGCGATAAAGTTAGAATAAATGAAAATGAAACAACCTATAGAAGTATGATTGGTCAAATTGTAAGAGTTGATTTAATTTGGGAAGGGCATAATGTTATACTGTCTGACTGCGGATGCAATTTTCTCTATTATGAAATAGATAAGGTGGAGGAAGGATAATGCAATCACTAATAAAGAGAAAAAGTAAAGTATCTATAGGCTCATTTGGTGAAATAGACAAAAATTTATTTAAATCACTACCAAACATATTGGCTGGTAGTGATTTATTAGATATTGTCAATATCATAACTGCCCAAATTCGACATGATCCTAAATTACCTATTATATTAATGATGGGTGGCCATCCGATCAAAGTAGGAGTATCCCCATTCATAATAGATCTAGCAAATAGAGGAATTATATCACATATCGCTATGAATGGATCGGGATTAGTTCACGATCTAGAAATTGCTATGGAAGGAAACACATCTGAAGATGTTGAGGAATCATTGTGTAATGGGAATTTTGGTGAAACAGAAGAAACAATAAATGTCATTAATTCTATATTTTGTGATAGTATTCATAGTGACAATGATTCATTAGGGGATATAGCTAAAAGAACGATTAAAGATATGGAATATGAAAATTATAGCATCATAGCTTCAAAAGCTGAAGTAACTATTCACCAACAATTAGGATGTGATGTTTATCATAAATTCACAAATGGACAAGGATTAAAATATTCAATAAATGATTACAGGAGTTTTAGATGTGCTATCGATATTCTTGTAATTAATGGCGGCATTATCATTAATCTTGGCTCTGCAGTAGTCATGCCAGAACTCTTCCTCAAAGCATTATCAGCATCCCTTTCAGGCCATCCTAATAATAATCAAATGCAACAAGTAACAACTATTAATATGGATTTTATTCCTCAGTATCGAGCAATAAATAATATTGTCAAAAGACCTAAGTTACTCGGTGCTAGAGGATATAACTTGATTGGACACCATGAAATTATGTTTCCTCTATTATATCATTTAATCATGGGGGGATTATGATATGAATCTATACACACTCAAAAAGAAATTTAGGCCAGGAACAAAAGTAACACCAACACTTAGATTTAAAGATGATCCTAATTATGGAAAAATATTCACAGTTAAGAGTATTATTGAATATACTGCAGATTACATTCTAGTAGATGTATATAGGGGTGAGGGATCAAAAGAATCAGATGGCTGGCATCCAGATAATCTAATGGTGATTGATGAATAAATATCTCTTCAATAGATTAAAGGTAGGTGATAAAGTAAGAATAAATAAAAAGGGAATAGAATCATATTGCGATTTCCATGAAAATGAAGGTATTGTTATTGGCATTGGTCAATATGCAGAAAATTGTTTTGTTGATATAAAAACATCTCATAACAAATTAGTATTTTTTCCTGATGAAATAGAGTACAAATTATGAATTTATACACTGCAAAAAAACTGTTAAAACCTGGAGTTCTAATAAGATTAAATAAAACAGTAGTAGTTGCTGATCGCAGTACATATTCAGAGCTTAGCGAATTTACTGTTAAAGAAGTATACAGAGGTGTTGAGGATAAGTATTTCTTGGTATATGTAGAGGAACATTCTGATTTCTTTTATTATCATGAAGTAGACATTATTGATGAAATAGTTGAATGAACAAATATACTCTAATGAAGAAGTTAAAAGTTGGTAATGAAATTATATCTAAATTTAGTAGAAATAAATATATTATCTGCGAAATTCGCAAAACTCAATATGGGAGTTTAGTTATTCTTGCTAGAACTAAAGAAAAACTCCATAAGCATCTTACATATGAGTTTAATATTACAGAAATAGAATTTTTATGAATCAATATACTCTTAATAAATTATACCACGTAGGTAGAAAGATAAAAATAATTTACTGCTCTCATACACATTGCGAACGCTGTTGTGGATGTATAGGAGTGGTAACTAAAATAGAAAAATTATTATTTGATTTTAATAATCATCCTATTCTTATCTATACTGAAAAATTTGCATGTTATTTTACAAGTAATGAAATTGAATTGTTATGAACATCTGGAGGTAAAAGATGAGTGATTTTGAACTGGTTGATATTTCTGCCGAATTAAAAAAGTCTTATCTTGACTATTCAATGAGCGTCATAGTAGGTAGGGCTCTTCCTGATGTTAGAGATGGATTGAAGCCAGTACATCGAAGAATCCTTTATACAATGCATGGACTACATAATTTCTATAATAGGCCACACAAGAAATCAGCCAGGATAGTTGGGGAAGTCATGGGGAAATACCATCCTCATGGAGAAAGTTATGGAACTATAGTAAGAATGGCACAAGATTTCTCACTAAGATATCCTTTAGTAGATGGACAAGGGAATTGGGGAAATGTTGATGGAGACCCTCCTGCGGCAATGAGATATACCGAATGCAGGATGTCAGAAATATCACATGAAATGTTAGCTGACATTGATAAAGAAACAGTTGAATTCGTTCCTAATTACGATGAATCAACTTCTGAACCTACAGTTCTTCCCACTATAATTCCAAATCTGCTTATAAATGGATCGTCAGGCATCGCAGTAGGTATGGCGACCAATATACCACCACACAACATTACTGAGGTCTGCGAGGCCACCATACGCTTAATAGACACACCAGAAATTCCTCTTAAAGAACTTATGTCAATTATTAATGGCCCAGATTTCCCAACCGGAGGGATAATTCTTGGCAGAAAGGGAATCAAAGAATATTTTAGGACCGGTAGAGGCTCTATCAAACTTAGAGGATGCGCTACAGTAGAAGAAGGTTCATCCAGGGAAAAAATAATAATTACTGAGATTCCTTATCAAGTCAATAAAACAAATCTAATAGAAGGAATTGCTGACTTAGCTAAGGAGAAAAAGATTGAAGGAATTTCAGATATTAGAGATGAATCATCACGTGAAGGTATGAGGATTGTAATTGAGCTAAAGAGAGGAGTAAACGGTCAAATTGTTCTTAATCATCTCTATAAGTATACGAAACTAGAAGTTTCTTATGGTGTAATAATGTTGGTCATTGTAGGAGGCCAACCTAAAGTCCTTTCCATCAGAGAAGTAATTAATAGATTCATATCATTTAGATCTGAAATAATAGTAAACAGAACTAAATATGATCTTAAAAAATCAGAAGAAAGAGCACATATATTAGAAGGTCTAATTAAAGCTCTTGAAATAATTGATGAAATCATTAAACTATTCAAATCTTCTAGCGATGGCAAGGAAGCTAAAGCTAGACTGATAGATGAACATAAATTTTCTGATATTCAAGCACAAACGATTTCAGATATGCGACTTCAGAGATTAACTGGTCTTGAAAGAAATAAAATAAATGATGAATATCAGGAAATAATAACTAACATAACAAGATTCAAGACAATATTAGGTAGTCAAACGATGGTAATGCAAATCATTAAAAATGAAATACAAAACATAATAGATAAATATGGTGATAAAAGAAAAACAAGAATAGTTGAAAGTGAAGGTGAGGTGAAAATTGAAGACTTAATCCCCGAAGAAGATGTTGCTGTAACGATAAGCCATGATGGGTATATAAAAAGAAGTTCTGCTTCAAATTATAGAATTCAGAAAAGAGGTGGTAAGGGGTCAACAGGATTCAAATCTACTGATGATTTTGCAACTCATTTCTTCGTAGCCTCTTCTCATGATTATCTATTATTTTTCACAAATAAAGGGAAAGCCTATCTCAAGAAGATACATGAGATACCTGAGGCTGGTAAACTATCAAGAGGGAAAGCAATTATTAATCTGTTGTCAGGACTAGATAATGATGAAAAGGTAGCTACCACTTTGAACTTTAAAAAATTCAAAGAAGATAGATTTGTTGTAATGACTACGAAAAAAGGTCTTGTAAAAAAGACTTCAATGATGGCTTATAGTAGGCCAAGAACTAAGGGAATTATTGCTATAGGAATAAGAGAAGATGATGAATTAATCTCTGCAAGAATTACAAATGGTAAAAGAGATATATTCATCACAACTAGTGGTGGAAAATGTATAAGATTTTCAGAAAATAATGTTAGAGATATGGGGCGTGGAGCTTCAGGGATAAAAGGAATTAGATTATCTAAAAAAGACAATGTGGTTGCAATGGATGTAATCAGAAAAGATGATCCTATTATGATTGTTACAGAAAATGGTTATGGGAAAAGATCATCCATTGATGAATATAGACAACAATATCGTGGTGGATCTGGTATTAAGGCAGCCAGGATAACTAATAAAAATGGTCCAATTATCTATACATGCCAAGTAAGTGATGATGATCAATTGATGATAATTACAAGTAATGGGAAAATAATCAGGGTGAAAGTTACAGATATTTCTATGACAAGTAGGCCAACACAAGGAGTTAGACTTGTGACTTTGTCAAAGGGTGAAAAAGTAGTGGGTGCAGCTAGGATAGAAGAAGATGAATAGTTATACTTTAAGAAAAGCATTACTTCCTGGTAAGCAATTTAAAGTCATTAATCCGTATGAATCATGGGAGAATACAAAAGGCGAAACAAGAACAATAAAATCTATTAGTCCTAGAAGGTTTTGTATTGACTATAACAATAAAGATAGTATTATGGTATATGATACAAATGGAGCCTTTTGGTTTATGGAAGAAATCAGGTTATTAGAATGAATAAATATACAAGAGATAAGATAGGCAACAAAATCATTAGTATGGTTAATCATGAGCCTGGATGGAAATCTTTTATTGATCAATCAGAGAGACATTCAACTAAACTATGCATCATAGCAAATAGGGGCCAAACCATCACACCTGATGTTGTTGATATAATTGAATACAATTTTAAGTATTATTTACCCTATAACAAAATAGATAAGTTTATGTGTAAATGTCATTTATCAAATTTCATTACTATCCACACTCAAATAATAGTAGATGGTTATAGACTTCGTTCCCTGCATAGAAAAATTGATACCAAAAATATACCAGATGCTATAATATATTCTCTTAAAGAGCAGGGTTTGATTTATGATTGGGAATATAAGATTAATTCAATAACAAATTATTTAGATACAGATATAACATATGATATTTTCATCTACAGAAAATATGAAAAATTTATTATTAGTGAAAATAATGAAATTTCAGAAAATGGTATGGTATATTCAGCATCATTAATCAGCAATGCTATAATCTTATATAAAAAGGTTTTTGAAAATTTAGAAAGATTGTGTAATTATCTTTTATATTCATAACGAAAAATTAATTTTATGCTTTGCTCGGCAACCTCGGTGGTGTATAATAAATTAAAATAATTAAAAGGAGGAATTCATTATGAAGATTGAAGATACTATTAGCGATCAAGGTCTTCCAGTCAACACTATTGCAATGTTGAATAGAGGAATTGAAATTCTTAAAAGTGTGAATACGAATTCAGCTCTCTCTTTTGAAGACCATTCGGATAAACAAGAATATAAAGAAGCACTAATCCAATATAAGAAACTCCTTTGGCTTATTAATCAACAAATATATGGTCAAATGGGAATTATTGATATGATGGTTGAATATCAAAAACTAACAGGCGAAGCCGAATCATTAATCCATTAGGAGGCATAATGAAAATACATACAATTGATAGCACAAAAATCGTTGTAATGCTAGGTAAAAACATTATTGGCGAATCATATCCAGCAGTTCAATTTGATCTTGATGAAATTAGTGGTATTTATCTTGCCGTTGATGATACACATAACAACAACATCATGAAGAAATGTCTGATATGTAAATATGATTTAAATGAAATAGGTGTCTTAATCGTAGGTAATCATCGATCATTATTGATGGCCATGTGTGATGAATGTCTACATACAAATATTGCAACTCTACCTGATAATTATCCAATAACAGAAAGGCAAGATGAAATAAAAAACATTGAATTCATGATACTTAAAGGTAGTAACATAAATTAGGAGGTAGATATGAAAAGATCAAAATCAAAATGGGTTGTCAATAAAAAAATCTTTTTAGTTGCTTATGGAGAAACAGAAAAAGAAGAATTTGAAGAATCTTTTAACAATAGAAACTGGAAGCATATCGCTGAGATGGATATTAAAAATTTAATTGAAGAAGATTCTTCTATTGAGATATCAGTAATAAGAAACTCATTCAAACATGGGAAAAAATCATATGGATGGTCTGGTAATGATAAACTTATTCTATTCAATAGCTTGGATCTTATAGATTCTAAAGAAAGTATTGAATGGATGATACAAGTTGCTGAAACAGTAGCTGAAGCATTGAATTCAAAAAAGCTCTAAGGAGGTAGATATGCCACTCATTCTTAGCCTTTTACGTAGACGTTTGACTAAAAAAGATTATGATAAATTTAAAGGAAAATCTTATGGCAGAATATTAATGGAAAAAGGATTTGAAGGCACTTGGTGCGATGACTGTGGTAAGACCGCAGAAAATCATGTTTGGTCTGAAGATAGTGAAATAGGTATTTACGCAAAATGTAAGGAGGATAATATTGATGAATAAAGAAATAGCTTTTGACACTGCAAAGAAGGGTGCTATTTGGCTCTCTAGTCTTATTCAGACAAACGGTAGATTTATTTATGGGTATAATGTTAAAACTAGAGCAAAACTAAAAGATTACAATATACTCAGGCATCAAGGAAGCATATGGGCAATGCTTGAGATTTGTAAAGAAATGGAAGCAAAATCAACTAACGCTGAAGAACAATTAGAAGTTAGAATTATTAAAGATAAAGCAAAACTCGCACTAGATTATATGTTAGATAGATTTATGTTTCCATTAGGATCAGAAGGACGTGTTGTAATTGCTGAAGATGGGTATATTAAACTAGGGGCGGCTGGATTAGGAGTTTTGGCATTACTTAAATATCATGAAATTCAACCTAATGAAAGATATTTAAAGATTGCAATTGATCTATGTAGATACATTATAAGTAGGACCTGCGAATCAGGAAGATTGACTCACCACAAATGCTTACTTAAGAATCCAGAAAGAGATAAAGGATTCATATCTGAATTCTATATAGGAGAAGCTGCACTTGCCTTATGTGTCATGGATGAAACTGACAATAAAGAAGGATTTAAATACTACGCTGAGAAAATAATTAATTGGTATTCATTCTATAGAAATATGACAAGTCATGTACGTGATCATTGGATGATGCAAACACTTGAACATTTTGGTGGAAGATATATAGAATATGCAAATAAGATTGCTAGGAAAACAATGTGGGATCCAGTTTCTAAAAAATCGGGACCGACTGCTTGTAGATCTGAAACACTTCTGGCCTATCATAATATCTTAGAAGCTTATATTGAAGAATATCTAAAAGATACAAGTAGAAAAAGTGATGGAAAACATATTGCTGAATTAAAGACCGATTCTGAAATGGTAATGGGATTTGTAGACATGCTTTTAGATCAGCAAAAGAAAAGTCAAATAGTTTCTGGTAAAAAAGAAGATATTGGTGCATTCAGACATGATAAAGATTCTAATAATGTAAGAAACGATTACTGCCAACACAACATTTCAAGTTTTCTTAAATTTTATAAACTATCAAGGTTGTAAAAATGAATCGTGGTGATAAATTTATACAGATAGCAGGTTCAAGCAAAGGACAAATCGTTACTTTTATCAGGCTAGAAGGAGGGTTTGCTAGATTACATTGTGAAAAATATGGATTTGAATATCTTACTAGTGAATACAATCTTAATCATCATTACAAACCATTCAAAAGAACTCCTGTAAAAGTGATACGAACACCTGTGAGGCGAATATGAAAGCAATAGGAATGAAAGATGAATCAAAATCATGCCATGAATGTGTTCATTGGAATAAAATAATAACTAAATCCAAATATGTTAAAATAAGAGTTTGTACTTGGATGGCACCTGAAGCTTATTTTAAAAAGAATGATATCAGGTCTATTACAAAAACAGCTTATGACCCAAGTATTCCTTTTTGGGCTGACAGAATAACGCATATCACCTTTTCATATGAAGGTGATAATTGTTCAACTTTTACAAGGAAATAAATAAATGAAAATTAAAAAAGATTTGCTAAATGTTGATAGTAAGAGTTCACCAATTATTATTTCAATGCTTGATACTAATGAAAATAAAATAACATTAACTGAAAATAGGCCATATTCAATAATAGGTCTCAAACATATAATTCTATTAGTCATAACAGTGCTTTATATTCTTGCAAATATATGAGGTATAAAAATGAAAAGAGATAGGAAATATTTTGATAAGAAATTAGTAGACCTCAATGCGGCATATTCATTACATGAAAAATTTAAGTTTGAAATATATTCGTATAAACCAGGAAATAGAAGATTATATCAATTAGTAATTATTGATAAGAAAACAATGCAAGAAATATATTCAATTCCAGGGCACAGTTTAGGTACAAATGATTTTGATTACTATCTTAGTGGTTTAATAGATGCTGATGTATTAAGAAATAAAACCAAATACACTAAAGTATAATTGAAAGGAAGTGGACAATGTATAGTAAATATATGGTATGCTTAATAGTAGAAGATGTAGGAAAACATGTTCCGTTGATTAAACTAGATGAAATGACTTTTAGAAATCCTGATAAGTTTCCTGAAGACATTGACAAAGCTATTGAGAGATCAAAGTTGCTTAGATCACAAGGAATAAATGCTCAACCAATAATCATTATAGGATTTCCACATGAAGCCAATAAGGATAAATATATTCAAGGATCTAATTGGAAGAAATGAACCTTTATACATTCAAAAGATTGAAAATTGGTGATAAGGTAAGAGTTATCAATCCAGAATCTGGCTATGAAAGGTATTTAGATAAAATATTAACAATAAATCTAATAACAAATTTATATAAAACATCTCTATTATGGGTTAATGAAAATGAGTGTGCATAGACCCGTAAGGAAATAGAGAAAGTAGAATGAATGAGTATACATTAAAAAAGATATATCCAATTGGAACCAGAATAAGAGTAAATCGCTATAATGTCATAGCTATACTTAAATATAAAAAGTTTGATAGTGAAGTAATTATAGATTTATATCATCCTGATGGATCTATATCTGCATATGGCATTGATGCTTTTCTTGATGATATTAATGAAAAAGAATTAGAAATAATATGAACGAGTATTCTTTCAAGAAAAAATATCGCATAGGAGCTAAAGTAAGAATTATCAAACCGCTTGAAGGATATGAATTGTATTTTAATCATATTTTAACAATAAAAGGATATTATAGTTCAATGGTATTTGGTGTTACTAGTTTTTTAGTTGAAGAAAATAGTATTGAATGGTATCCTGAAGAAGTAGAAATATTAAAGGAGGAATAATGAATGAGGCAAAAGTTAATTTCAGTATTTGTTGTATTACTTGCGTTTAGTATATCCATTTTCATTACATTTGTAGTTTTAGAACAAAATAAACCCTCAACGCAATTAGATATTGATAAAAATATTCCTGTATTAACGATAATTTCAAACGAACGTCATTGCTTTAGTAAACATGATTGTGTTGACTTTATGATCTTAAAAGATTTAAAAACAGGTAAAAGAATTATCATTTCATCAAGCGTAACTTCTGGATCCCCACAAAGTATGGTTACATTAGACTAAGGAGAAATAATGAAGATAAAAAAATTAGAAAATGAAATTCGTAGACATCGCGAACTGTATTATAATCAACAACCAGAAATATCTGATCTTGAGTTTGACAAACTAATAGATGAATTAAAAGAACTTGATCCTAACAATATCATATTTAAGGAAATAGGAGCAACTCCTAGAGTTAAGGTAAAGTTGCCGGTAGTTCTAGGGTCTCTTGAAAAAGTTAATGAAAATGATGTTATAAAATGGATGAAGAAACAAAATGACGATATCCATGTATCGCATAAACTTGATGGCATAGATATTTTAGCAATATGGAAAAATGGTAAACTGGATAGTCTATTAACAAGAGGTGATGGTGAACATGGAGAAAACATCACAAGAAAAGCTTCAGCAATAATTGATTTACCAATAAAATTGAAAAAAGCAAAGAGAGTAATGGCTCGTGGTGAAGCAATCATGATAGGCGATCTTCCAGAAGGATTTAAAACCAAAAGAAATGCTGTATCTGGATTATTGAATCGTAATGATAATGATGAAACAAACAAACTAATAAAGAAATCAAATATTCATGCAATTTTTTATGAATTGATTGAAGCTGATAATAGATCTCTAGGATCTTTAACTTCTTCTGAAATATATATGTCTAAAGTTGGACTCAATGTTGTACAGTCTTTTGTGATATCAATAAGAGACATTATAAAATCTCCTAACAAAATTATATTGAACCTTATTGATATACTTAAGGATAAGAATAAATTACCCTATAAAATTGATGGCCTTGTATTGGCAGTTAACAATTCAGAAAGACAAAATGTAAAGATTCCTAAAAACAAAATAGCTTTCAAGGTTAATGATTTACCAATTAAGACTAAAGTTTTTGATATCGAATGGTTTCCCACAAGAACAGGCCGAGTAGTTCCTGTTATAAAAGTAGAACCTGTTGACATTGATGGAGTGATAGTAGAAAATCCTACAGGTCATAATGCAAAGTACATAACAACTAATAAGATAGGCCCAGGAGCAGAAGTAGACTTGGTTAGATCAGGAGATGTTATTCCCTATATAACATCGGTAATAAAACCTGCCAATAAGTCAGTTTCACTTCCGAAGTATTGTCCTTCATGCGAAAGCCCTTTGTCTACCCAAGGTGTTGATTTGATATGCGAAAATATTCTTTGCAACGGAAGATTAGTTTCAAATCTTGAATATTTTCTACAAACGTGTGGAATTGAAAATCTATCTGCAACAACCCTGGTTAACATAGGAACTTATACTTTAAAATCATTTTTAAGAATAACAAGAGAAAAACTTCTAAGAAAAGAAGGCATAGGTGAAATTACTGCTAATACAATTCTTTCGGAAAGGAATAAACTTAAGGAATTAAAAGCAAGTACATTATTGACAGCTATTGGAATACCAAAAGTAGGTTCGAAAAATAGTCTTAAGATAATAAATTTCTTGGTTGAAAAAAGATTAATCAAAAAGTTTTCTGATATTGCTGAATTGCCAAATTCTAAAATGGTTAGATTAGTTGAAATTCCTGGTATTGGATCAAGTATCATAACATCTATTATTAGTAATAAGCATATGATTAAATCATGTTTTAATCTTCTAAAAGATTTTGGAACCAAAGTAACCATTGATGAAAAAGCAGGCAGTTTACTTGAAGATTTAAGTTTCCAATTTACAGGAACTCTATCAAAACAGAGGGATTACTATGAAAAGATAATTATTGATAATGGTGGTCAAATCCTTAGCGTATCAAACAATCTTGATTATCTTGTTGCAGCCAGTACAAATTCAGCATCAACGAAAATGCAAAGAGCTATTAAACTTGGGATTAAAGTTATTGATGAAGAAAAGTTTCTAAAGATTCTAAAATCAAAAGGAGTGGAGGTGTGATAATAATAAAATGCGATGTATGTGGTAATAATTTTTCTGAGACAGAAGCTCTGAATGAGTTGTTAATAAGTCACAAAAAAGTAAGAGATATGTGCGAATATTGTTTTGAAAAATTTGATAAATTAAGGAAACCCTTAATAGAAGAAATTGAAAGAAAAATTATTGATCAGATGCTAATTGAAGCAAAAAATGAGATAAAAGATAATCAAATATTAAAATCTAAAAAAGGAGTAAAGAAATTATGAATTGGCCTGAAGCAATTTTTGGAATAATAATAGCAATTGTAATTGCATGGGTCCTTGTTACGATTATAAAAAACTAAAAAGTAAATTTCACATATAACATATTGAATAAACTGTAATTTATTTGCAATACTTGTTTGTATGTGGTATAATATAAATGCGGAATATATAAAAGGGAGGGAGAGCCATGAGATGTCCAAAGTGTGGTCATCAATTTGAGAGTATTGAATGGGGGTTTGGGCAAGTACAATGTCCAAGTTGTTTAGAAATAATTGATCTTAATGAAGTAAGTATAGATAAATGGATTGAAAATAACTTAGAAACAACAAAGCAAGAATGCCAGCCAAAAATCTCAGCCAACGATAATCATACAACACACAAACAATCTTATAATTATAATCATTTTGAAGACGGATGTGTATAATTCTGGAGGATTAACCTTATGCCAAATCTTATTTCGGAACTGGTCAGTAATCTAAAATTAATTGGTAATGATATCAAAGAAGCTGCAAAATCTGTTTTATATTCAATAAGAGATACAGAATATTTAGAAAATAAAATAATAGAAAAAGAAAATGAAATAGCTGACATAAATGCAATAAAAGAAATAGAAATAGAAAGAATTCTTCAAGAGTATAGAGATGAATTAGAGTGTGAATGTATGGGAGAAGAAGACATCGATAAACAGATAGAAGACCTCAAAAAATCTTTAGATAAAGAAAGGGAAATCTGATGTCAAAACGGCAACTATTTGTTCCTGAGATTCCAAAGTACGTTGTTGAAGATGGCCCAAGGCATGTTCGTAATTATCTTGAACGAATATTGTCAAATAAAATCATTTTAGATCCCAAAAAACTTGTAATAATCCCTGATATAACAGATTTTTTAGTATCCATGGATGGCGAACTTTTTGTAGGAAAATATGGTGTACGAAAAACAATTGCAAAAAAATTCAATTATGTTTCAGTGTCATTCTTAGTTAAGTTTGAAGATTTAGCTATTGGAACACTCCAGGTCAAAATGACCGAATCAACATTCGTAGTAGTGAACCCCACCCAATTCCTCATAGTATCAATATCTAATATTTGCGAAACATGTTCTCATCACAAAATAAATTGTAAGTGTGATGAACAATCTATTACTATGAATTCAAGCAAATCTGTGAATGATATCTTAGAATATAATGTTGGTGAGTATGGCAGACATGAATTAGATACAATAAATGTTTCTCCTGAAATATCAAATATTTTTGATTCTTATGAAAAAGAAACAGCAGAAATGGTTGATATCGATAAACGTCTTGAAAAATTTAACGAAATCATTAATAGTGTATCTAAGACACTAGGTGTTCCTAGGGATAAAGCAAAAGAAAGAGCCATAACTGCCATCAAACAAAATCCAGATATAACAGAAGAGGAAATAGCACTTCGTGTTTTAAAGGGATAAAATTACACTCCTGGGCAGGATTATCAACCATGGAGGGATTATAAGGAGGGGAGTGTAATGCCAAATAAAAAAGGAAGGAAAATATGGTATAACGGCGAAGAATTATATGTCAATGATGTAGTAGAAGCACATAATGAACTTATTAAAATGATAGCATATCGGTGGTTATCGCTTAGAAAATTTGATCAAATAATTGAAAGATGCGACTTAGAACAAGAGTTAAGGCTACATTTACTTAAGAACTTACATACTTATAAACAAGAAAAAGGAGCTGCACTAACATCATATATTATTACATTGTCCAAAAGATATTTTATAAATAGATTAAAAGTAGCTAAGACTAATCTATTTATAAAATACGGAACCAACGGCCAACCTAAAACTAAGATCAAACACATCAATTTATATTCTAAAGTAGAGGAAGATGTTTTATTATGTGATACATTATCATCTAAAGATGACGATGATAATCCTGAAAATAATATATTGTATGAAGAATGTGTTAAGGAAATAAAAGAAAGATTAAATCAAACAATATATACTCCTACTGGATTCATAAAGAAGAAAAGAACATTTTCAAGAAAAGTATTTGATCTGTTATATAACCCTCCTGAAATTTTTACCAAATTCGTAAGATTTGAATCTAATTGCCGCGTAAGAGCTGCCAACGGAAATCATAGAAAACCTGCAACGAATTGCTGCTATCCATCTGCAGAAATAGTGGCAGATTTTTTGGAAGTAAATACAAGAGCGGTTAATATATCTTCTAAAATAATTAGAAATACTATAAAAAGATATTGGAGGAAAGATGAAAAAACAATCCTCAGAAAAAGGAAAAATGAGGAAGAAAATTCATGAAATTGAAGAAAATCAAGATAAAATTTTAAAGAGGGTCAAAAAACTACATGATGAACTTATAGAAACCATAAGGCCAGAAGTTGTTTCAGTTTTCAGAAAGAAAATTAAAGGTAAGATATCAAGAGAAGTAGAATCGAATCTTGAAGAAGCTAAAGCAAAATTAAAATCAGAAATTACAGGATTATTAGAAAATGGTTATTTCAATAGATTAGATAATTTAGCTAATCAATTGATATCATCAAAAATAAAGAACAAAAAATTCTATGAGACATATGTAATGAAAGGTGGTAAAATTTCACTAAAGAGAATTATGAAAAAATACGATGAAGGATGGAGGATAGCATATCATGGAATTTTAAAAGATGGAGAACCGCAAATCATCATTATGGATCGGCCAAAATCCATAAAGGAGAAAGACAAATGAGATTCGATACTTGGCCTGATTTAAAAGTTAATCGTAAACCAAAATACCAATATCCCTGGACTATGGGGATTATTATATTACTAATAATCATTTTAATGATTCTATTTCTATTTGTCCCAGGAGAAGCTACTGTTTGGGATGATGGATGGGAGCCAGATATCAATGTAATTTTTCGTCCAAAAGATAATAATGGTTTTATGACTTTTGTTCCATTTTTAAAAGGTGAGTATTTTTTTGTAGAATTACGGCAAGATATTCCAATTCAAAAACAAATTAATAGAATAATTGCATTTGAAATATTAATTCATTATATAGTTGGTGATCAAATACAAATTAAATCTGTACCAGAACCCATATCTATGGTACTATTAGGTTCAGGAATTGTTGGACTAATTGTAATAAGAAGGAAAATAAGTGGATCTCTTAAAAGAAATTAAGTCCTTCAAAAGAACAAAATCTTCTTCTAAGAAGGTTTCAATTCTAGTTGGTAGCAATCATTCTAAAATAATAGGATATGTTCACCCTGCAATAAAAACTAAGATATCTGATAAGATGAAATATTTTCCTGATGGGGCTATTTTTTCTAGGGCCTTTAAGGAAAAAAAATGGGATGGATATATAAGAATGTTTAGCACAAGGATGCAAACATTTCCAACTGGATTTTTAAAAGATGTAGAAAAAATATTGATAAAATTTAAATATAAGGTCAAAATAAATGATAACAGACCTATCATCAAATTTAATGGAGATCCACTCGAACCAGTTCTTGATTTGATGAGAATTAAAAGACAAAGAGCCAGAAAATATCAGATTAGAGCAGCAACTAAAGCCATTGATTTAAGATATGGAATTATTAATATATTTACAGGCGGTGGTAAAACAATCATTATCAATATGATTATTAAGGCCATAGATGAAGCTACTGATTACAAGCTAAATATCAAAGTTATTACTTCGGGAATATCATTAATTTCACAATTAAGAGAACAAATAAGAGCCTTTCAAGGAATTTATATTGGCATGTTAGGTGGTGGTGTTAATGACCGTGGTAGGATAACAGTCGCCAGTATTAATACCCTGGCAGAAAGAATAAATTCAAATAACAAAAAAGCAATCAAAGACATCAGGAATACAGATGTTCTTTTTATAGATGAAGCACATCATTCACCTGCAAAAACTTTCAAATCAGTAATAGGTCTAGCAAATAATGTTGCTCTTTGTATAGGAACTACAGCTACATATAAAAGAGCCGAAACAGAAGGAGATATGATATTAAAAGCTGTGACTGGTAATATCATATATAAAAAATCTATTTCTTCAGGAATTAAAAATGGATGGCTCGCCAAACCAACAATCATTATTTTCCAATATTCAGAAGATTTTAGTGAAAAAGATATAGATAGAAAATATAATAAATTAAATAGGCATAAGAAAAAAAAGAAAGAATCGAATACTTCAGAGTATATTAAATCATATTCTGTACTCGTAGCTAACAATGAACATAGAAATCAATTGATTAGCAAAATTATAAAGGTCCTAGATGATTATAATCTTTCTAGTGTTACTTTTGTTCAATCAATTGATCAGGGCCACTTAATCAATCAAAAAGCTAGAGAGTTTGGTGTGCAACAATCAGTTTTTATGAAGGGTGAAAATAAAGTATTAGATAGATCTAAAAATATTCAGGATTTTAAGAAAGGCAGATTAAGGCATATAGTTTGTACTAGAATTATTAACGAGGGATTAGATTTTCCAGAAGCTAATGCAGGAATTAGAGCTGGCGCTCTTAAGTATGAAGGAACAGTTATTCAACAAATCGGTAGAATACTTAGAAAAGTTAAACCTAAACTTGCTAAAGACATAGATAGAAAAGAAACTCAGAGGATTTTTTGGATTGATATATGTGATGTTAATAATAGACATCTAGCCTCACATGCGCTTGAAAGAATAGGAACTTATGAATCCGAAGAAGAATTTGAAATTGTTTATGTTGACAATATTGATGAATTGAAAGGTGTTATTGATGAACGGATCAAGGAAGTTAAAATCATCAGTAAGAATGGGAAAATTTAATCTTGACAAACTATGTCTTAATATAGATTCTGATGAATTATGCATTGCAACACTCGATGAAATAGAAAATAATACAAAAAAAGATCCAGAAGCTGTAGCCGTTCGCAGAATCATACGGGCTAGGATGGCTGACCAACGAAGAAAATCTCGTGAGAAACAAAGAATTTATACATCTTATTTGAATAGGTATTTCTTATCATTAATCGCAAGTGCTACTGGTTACAAATCTTGGACTTCTTTTGAAAAAAGTAAGTTAAAGAGAATAAGAAGAAGAATAGAAGAAATATATTCAATACCAGTTAATTATTATCAGGTATTCGTATATAGAACTGTTTACAAATATCTCAAATGGGATAAGCATAACATAATGTATTCTAACTTTGTAGGATTTATGAATTCAGAATTTAATATCATTAATTGCTCTAAATTTCTATCAAGCAGAAGCATGATGTGGAGATACAGATATTCAACTTATCCATCTGAATATAAAGAGAAATGGGGGAAGCCAGTTCCTATAAGATATCAAAAGATAGGTATAAATGATATGGTTGTTAAACATGATTTACATTCAGATTTCATTACAAAGAGAATCAATAGGTTTAAATGATGGCGACGACTTATCGATATCAATTGTTCTATAACAGAATAAGTAAGTTTAGAAACAAAATGTTGGCATGTGATAAATGCGGAGGCGAAGGATATCTTCCTGTAGATAGAAATAGTAATGGTATTTTAATACCCTATAAGGATTGCGAATGTAAGAAAGAATTTTTCAATACCAAGAAAATTATAATGTCTAATATTCCCATCAAAAGAATAAAACTTCTAACAGGTAATATCAAAAAAAGAGTCGTAGTAAATCCATTAAATGGTAAACAAACATCTCTTTATAAGAAAGTAATTAAAAGATACATTAATAAATTTGAAGAAGCTAGAAGCAATGGGTTAGGATTGATGTTTTTTGGGCATCCAGGTAGTGGTAAGACCGTTGCTGGAATGTATGTAATAGCAAACCTTATTAACAAAAATTATGATTGCTATTATATCTATTTCAAGGATCTAATTTCTCTCTTGATTGAAAGTTATAATGATGACGAAAAAAAACCTCTATTCAAGGAAATAATTAATGTAGACTTATTGGTAATAGATGAGTTATCACTTGTAAGCAGAGTAACTCCATTGATGATCTCAGAATTTTCGTCTATATGTAAACAAAGATTTGAAGCTGGTAAACCAACCATAATAATTTCAAATTACAAAACAACTGAAGAGATATATAAGAACTTTGGCTCACCAATGGAATCTCTGTTAAACGAAGCATTTGCGCCATTCAAGTTTGTTGATACAGATATGAGAGTAGATAAACTTGACTATATCAAATCATTCTTTGAATAGGAGGAAAATAATGAGATATACTAAATATGACCCATTAATTGAGGATTTAATAGATTTAGATACAATTGAATTGATAAAAGAAATCATGTTAGGTGCATTAATTGAAGTAGAAAGGTTAAAATATAGAATTGATAGAATGAATACAGATGCTAATGAAGGTATTTATTTTAATGATTATGGTACTGAAACTGATCCACCTTTTGAAGCCCCAAATTTTGATGACGTAATTTCTTTTATTTACAATATCAACAAATTGCTAACCATTGCAGATGCTTTAATTGATTTTCATAAAATAGAAAAGAGATTAATAAAATGAATGATTATACTTTAATGAGGGAAAATCCTGAGCTATATAAAAAAATAAAAAGAAATAGATTTATTAGTGATCAACTAGCTAAGAAAGGTGTCTATTTTGATTTTGAAACAAATACTTACCATCTTAGAGGCAAGGCAGATATTACCTTTTTAGAAAATAATGAAAGGATAATTAGCCATGAAGGATAAAGAAAGATTAGATTGGCTGCAAGAACAAGATTGTTACTCAGTAATTTCTGATGACAGAGGGCATTTTGCTTGTGTGGTAGAAGGAATACAAGATGTTCCGTTAGAAGTTCCAAATGATATCCAGACAACTTTCTTTATAAAAAAGAACCAATGGAAGAAATCAGTACGTGAAGCGATTGATTGTGCAATAGAAAGACAACATAAAGAAGAAAGTGATAGCTATGAATGATTATACTCTTCTAAAAACTAATCCAAAATTATATGAACAAAGAAAAGCAAACAGAAAACTATACGAAAAATATAAGAAAGTTTTTGAAAGAATGGCAATAGCCATGAGGCCCTCACCCACTGTAATGTATAATCTAATAGATTCTTTTGCATTTTGTTCAATTACAACAAAAGAGATTGCAAATGCATTCAAAGAATTTGAAAAAGCTACTTCTAAAATACAAATTCTCAAAAATCGTTCCGGCGAATTGCCAAGATTGTCGATTGGGCAAGACGAGAACAAAAATAGTTCCACATGGTGGGAACCCACTAGCAAAACTTATATTACTCGGGGAAGGCCCGGGGTCTGAAGAAGATTTATCTGGAAAACCTTTTGTTGGAAGATCTGGGAAAAAATTATTCAAAACCATAAATGCTCTTGGGTTTGAAAGAGAAGATTTCTTAATACTCAATTTGATAAAATGTAGACCCCCGAATAATAGGAATCCAGGTTATGATGAAATAAAAGAGTGTAGAAAATATTTATATCAGCAATTTGAATTATCACAAGCTAAAGTAATTCTAGTCTTAGGCAAGGTAGCTTGGAAGGCAATGACTGGTGTCTATTTACCAGTAACCATATATCGTGGCACTACGCAAGAATGGACTAGATTATCAAAAGAATTCAAAATAGTTTACACTTATCACCCATCTTATGTTTTGAGAAACAATACAATAGAGACTAATAAAGATTTTTTATCGGATATTAAATCAGCACTAGACTTGGCAGGATATTTTCGGAGATAATGAATATGAATAAATATACTGAGGAAAAATTATTTAGGAATATACATAAACATAATTATTCAATAAAAATAAAGAATGAAATTGTTCCATTTAAAAGGTGGTACAATTTATTCTTAAGTAATAAATCATGGGGAAAATGTTGTGGGACCAGATCCTTAGCTTTTAAGGAAGTAATTACTCACAAATGCTGTAATTGTAATCGTATATATATTGAAGAACAAGAAAGTTTCTGGATATGTTATAAATGCAAGGGAAGACATAATATAGATTCAACTACTCCTAATGAAATATTTATAGGCATTTTTGTTTATGTACTCATATTTTTTATAATTTATGGAATAGTACATAATCATTTCATAGTAGGTTGATATGGCAGAAATTGATAAGATACTACAGAAAGATATTTTATCTCTTTTTTTAAGAGATAAACAATTGGTCTCTAGATTTCGCAAGATAATAGACCATACGTTTTTTACTACCAAGTATTATAGATACCTTTGCAAATTAGCTTTTAATCATTATGAAAATTTCGATGGTGAATTGATATCGAAAAAGTATCTTCTTCTAGATATAAATAAAAGGCTATCAGAAGATAAGAGGTCAGCCTTTAGAAAAAGACTTCTTCCCTTATTTGATCACAAAGTAAGTGGATCTAAAGGAATAGCAGATGAAATCTATCAATGGGCCGAAAAACAAAGATTCGGCCAACTACTTGAACAAGCATCTGAGCTAGGATCTGAAGGGAAATTAAGTGAAAGTAAAGAACTAATAAAATCATCTTTCTTATTTGATATATCTGATTCTGATTTTGAAGTGTTTTCACATTTCGAAGAATGGAAAAAGAGACAGAAAGAAAGAAAACTTGAAAGGCTATCTAAAAAAACTACTAGGCTAATAACTGATCTTGGCGACCTAGATGATTATATGAAAATAAAAACAGGAATTCCTATAATGGCATTGATGATGGGGACCTCAGGAGTTGGTAAAAGTATATCATCAATCAATATAGGAGCTGCTGCAATAAATAGTGGATTTAGAGTTGCACATTTTGTGTATGAAAATACAGCAAAGCAAACTCTTGATAGATATGACTCTAGATTTTTAAAATATCCATATTTCAATGTTAAAGATTTTATATGGTCTAAAAGATTACTTGCACTTGCAAACAAGACCATGCGAAAATATAGGAGATTGAAATCATATTATCTTAAAGTAATTCATGCTCCTATAGATACGGTTAGCGTTACTGATGTAGAAGCTCTCTTAAGAGACTTTAAAATAAAAGAAGATTGGGAACCAGATTTTATAGTTTACGATTCACCAGATCATATGTTGCCTTCAAAAAAACGTGAGTCATATAGACTTGAAGTTAAGAAAACATATACAGATATAAAGCGCCAGACTGAAATTAGAAGCATCCCAATTTTTTGCACCACCCATGCCAAGGCAGACGCAAAAGGGAAAAAGGTTAGACAAGAATCATTTAGTGAATCATATGATAAACCAAGATTATCAGATATCGTCCTAACTATTAGCCAAACACAAGAACAATTAGATGATAAACAAGCAGAAATATGGTTAGACAAAAACAGGGATGGTGATGCAAATATAGGAATATTAGTAGATCTGCTATATAAAGTTATGACGTTAAAATATGTAGAAAAACTAATGATTGGAGGGGGAGAAACTAATGAATCAGAAGATGATGATTAATCAAAAAGGTAATGAAGTATTGTTAGTATCAAATGGATTAAGAAGAAAGGTAATTTCTGATACTGTATTAATTAATATAATTGATACACTATATGATGGTAATCCATACAAATTAACAGTGGTATCTGAAGAATCAAATAGGGATATTTTCCCAAGTGTCTTAGTAAATAAATTCTATACTCTTAATGCAGAAAATACCATTATTCTTTCTAAAAGAAATTTTGACACAATAATTAACGCTTCATATGGCGAATTTGGAAATGCTTTTTTCTACTGGATGAACAAGCCTATAGGATTAAACATTATTTCGTTATTTAATAATGAATCTATTATGATTAACGGATCTGAAGTTAAATTTTCTTTTAAAAAGAATAATAATGATATCTTATATGTTGAAAATAGATATGCAATTTCAAAACCTGAACATCCTATTGATTTTGTACACTCTAAAATAAAAAGACAAGGTTCATATCTAATAGGAATAGTATTAGATGATGGAGAATCAGTTTTGACTCAACCGCCAATTATGTTTCTTGAACAAATCGCAAAGACTTTATCTAGAGGATTTCCTGCAAAATTCGTATTATTTGGTAGCAATCAAACTAGAGAAACAATGTTTTCTTCATTAATAGGCGAGTCAGGTTTAATGCGTAATTCAGATATTTTTTCTTTTGTATGTGAAAATAATGAAACTAAGATAATAGCTGAGGCAATGCATCTTTGTGATGTTATAATATCTCACGAATCATATTATATGCATGTTGCTCTTGCAATGGGTAAACAAGTGTATGGAATATTTGCTAACTCATCATCAGATGATTTTGGAGAATTCGATAACCTTGTAAGGTTTGAACCTAAAACCAAAGCAACTTGTTCACCATGTAGGACAAAATATATGGAAGCAAATGATTGTACTTCATTTAACGGAAATGATGAACCTGCAATATGCTATGAGTCTATCGATGTAAATTATCTTGTATCATCTATAATTAAATATTTAATCACCAACAAAGGAGGAAAATGATGGAGCCTTATCCATCTGAAATGGAATTAAATAATTATTTACTTTCAGATAATAATTCTATTCATGAATTAATGAAGCAAATATTATTATATCTTAGTGAGGATATAAATAACTTCTTAAGTGATGATTTTTGTACTATTTTTGAAAATTTAGATGATATAGATGATGAGGAAGAAGATGGTTTCGTAGAGGAAGCACAAGTAAAATATCTCCAAACAACTGGACATAAAACCATTAAAAGAATTCTAAACGCCATTGTAAGATTAGACGAAACACTAGATATTCTAAATGCATTAGTAGATATACAACGGAGGAAATTATGAAACAAGCACTAGAACTTATCAGGAAGTTAATTGAAACGCATCGAGCGACTCATGAATCAAGCGATTTTGAACAGGGAATTTGCGAAGGGCTTATCATGGCAAGGCGCGAATTGCAAAATCACATCCTCCAACAACCAGATTCAGCGAACGGGCATAACGTGACGGTGATCACACCGAGTGAATTGTTTGAAAAGGGTGAATCGACTGGCGGGGGCATGTAGCCCGCCGCTGATCTTGGCATTAGCCATGAAAGGAAAACTATGAGCCTACAAACTGAAGCGATGCGTAGCACAGACGAGCGAATCATTACCGCGTATCAACGTGAAAATGGAACGTGGTCCGGAGTGGAATTGGTTAACCACCCTACCCCGAGCGGTTGTTAACGATGGTTGCCTACGTACTCAGATCAACGTGAGTGGCCGGATGCTGAAACCGCGAAGCATGAATTTGAAGCAATTCTGCCGAAACCTAAGTTGGTTAACCAGGAGCTCCAGCAGACATAGAACGCCGATGATCTCTACGTTAAAAAAATAAATAAAATAGTCCTAAGCTAAATAAGGTAGAAAAGTATGATTGCTAATTATAATCCTGACAAAGACCACAAAATTTGGATTGTTCGTACAATAGGAAATAATACGACAGCCGCTTGGCTTGATTGGAATGAGGAATGGGATGATGAATGGAGTACAAAAACCTTTGATGATTTTTTGAACATCGAATTACCAGCCAATGACCCAATGATTAATTTCAGACCATTTAATCGGCATCGTTCTTTGGACTGGCTTCAATATGTCTCAAATCGTGAACGATACAAGCTAAAGACAGGTAATTATAATCAGTGGAAGAGACGACATATGATGTGGGGAGGGTGTTAGAGTTAATGAACTTTGACTGGCAAAAATTTCTTTTATCTGAGTTCAAAGGTAAGATTGTAAAATCACCACGAGGTGAAGAATACAATATTGACTGTATAGCCGATAATTGTCCTAATCCTAAAGGTCATATGTTTGTTAATCTGCATTCAACAGATAAGCATAGAGATAAGGCTTTTATTTGTCACAGATGTAATGTTGGTGGTAACTGGAAAGCATTTCTAATTTTACACTATAAAAGGCCATTAGCTGAGATACTATCATTTATTAATGAAAGCTATTTAATTGAAAGATCTCCATATGTTTCAGCACTTGAAAATATCAAAGAATTAGATACTAATATTAGCATAGGGAAGATTAAAAATGAACCCATAATTATTGATATTCCACATGGAAGTAAGTTACTAAAACATTCTAACAGATTTACAGAAAGGAGGAAAATACCAGAAAATATCTTTAAGAAATTTAAATTTCATATATGTACACAAGGGTTCTATAAAAACAGAATCATAATACCTGTAGAAACTGAAAAAGATAGGGCATTTATAGCATATTCACAAATGTCCAAAGAAGCTCTTAAAATTGCAAAAGAATTAAGTCAAAAACATCCAGAATCAAGAGGGTTAGATTCAAAAAGAAAGAAGATCAAGAATCCTTTTGGTTCTATTTTTTCGAGGATGTTATTTAACTACAACAATATTCCTTACGGGTGTAAGTTATTATTCGCACACGAAGGATCTACAGATGTAATTAGAACAACTATTTATAATCATTATGCAATAGGTTTATTTCATTCAACCATATCAGAAGATCAAGCTGTTCTCATTGCTGAGAAAGAACCTAGTGAAGTGTGTATCATGTTAGATGCTGATGTTAAATTATCTAAAATCATTAAATGTGTTGAAATATTAAAAGAATGGTATGACGGAAAAATAACATATGTTAAATTGAAAGAGGGTGATCCGGATGACATAAATTCAAAAAAGAGATTTGAAAGAATAGTAAGTAAAAGAACAAAAGTCACAAAAATGAAGGACGTAAATAGTTTAAAACTTTTTAATTAATAGGTTCTGCGGAATAGTATAAGTTTTTTGTTGCAATTGTTAACGGTCTGTGGTACAATACCAGTAGTAAGTGAGGCTCCAACCATTTAATTCTAGGAGGGAACATGGCAAGCAAGGAGAAAAAAATAAAAGGAAAGGAGGAACCGGATGAAGTAAGAGAGAAGCAAAAACCAAAGTGTTTCGGAATTGGGTATTCAAAAAAGGACACTGATTGTACTGAAGAATGCCTAGTTTTTGGAGGAGGCGAAGATTCTGAATGTGCAATCGCAACCGCAGAAAACAATAAAGAAAAGGAAAAATTGGAGGGTAAAAAAATGGCTAAGAAAGAGAAAAAGAGCAAGAAGGAAGAATTGGAAGAGAAGAAGGCTAAAGAAGATAATGACAATAATGATGACAACAACGATAACGACAATAATGACAATAATGATGACAACAATGATAATGACAATAATGATAACGATAACAATGATAATGATGACAAGAAAGATAATGATGACAACAACGATAATGATGACAACAACGATAATGATGACAACAACGATAATGATGATAATGATGATGACGAAGGTAAGAAGAAAGCTAAGGGTAAGAAAAAGGCTGTAAAGAAAGAAACAAAAAAGGCTTCCAAGAAAAAGGCTAAAGAAGAAGATAATGACAACGATAACGATGACAATGATAATGACGATGACGATGATGAAGATAAGAAGAAGGCTAAGGGTAAGAAGGGCGGAAAAGAAGAAAAGAAAGTTAAGAAGTCCTTCAAGAAGAAAAATACAGAAACTATTGATGGTGGCATTGTTCCACTGAAACATAAGGAACTTATTGACGAAATTGCTGAAAACAACGGACTTACAGTGGAGCACAAGACATCAGTTACCGTTCTTAAAAAGGATGGAGTCATTGTAGCTTCTATTGTAAGATCTGGAACTGATGTTGCACTTCTCTTTAACAGAATTTCTGCTAAAGACATGGACATTAAAGGCATTCCTGAATGGGGTAGTTTCCACAAAGTTACTAAGGAATCCTATGCTTCTATGGCGTGTGTAAAGATTGCTGACAAAATGCCCGCCAAGTTGGACAAGGCATTCGCCAAAGCAATTAAAATGGCGAAAAATGTGAAATCTGATCGAATCAAGCGTGGAAAGGAATTGGCTGAAATGGCTGCAAAAAAGAAAGAAAAAGATAGTAAGGAAGAAAAGAAGGGTAAGAAAGACAAGAAAAAGGACAAGAAGAAAAAGAAGTAATCATTTAACCTAAAGATGGGGCGGGTGAAATATCCCGCCCTTCCTGTTTTTTATCCCACCTAATTATCAACAAAATATAAGGCTCTACCAAAAATATTAAGAGGCCTGTAATGAAAATTGCATTAGCTCTTTACCCAATCAATGATCTTGGGGGAATAATAAATCATACAGAACAATTATCATTTGGTCTCAGAGAATTAGGCCATGATGTTAATTTGCATATTCTTTACTATCAATCAAAATTTAATTCAGTTAAAACTAGAAATCAGGATAAGAATTGGAGAAATGGAGCTTTCGTACTTTGTCATCAAAATTACGGATGGAATGCTCGCCCATGGATAGAGAAATTAGCCTATAAAGGTAAGGACAATTTAAACAAGACGCTTGATATATTATCAAAATATGACATGATAATATGGGAAATACCTGTACCTACAAAATTAAGAGCCCATTATGGAAATAATGACTGGCCTGAATTATATACAGCATGTAAAAAGAATATAGCAATAATACATGATGGAAATGCCCTCTCTACTCCATGGATCTTAGAAGTAAAAGATCATATAACAGCTCTAGCATGTGTTCATCAATGCGCTTTTAACACATCTAAGAAATTCGGAATCCCCACGTCATTGATATTCAATCCTCATGATTTATCTAAAGTAAAAGATAGATATGATTATAAACTTAGAAATAAAGGGTTTTTATCATTACAAGTCTTTAAAGCATTGAAGCGTGTTGATGACTTAATAAGAGCAATTCCATATTTACCTAGTGAATATAAGAAGTATATTGCCGGTGGAGGTATTGAACAAAGATACATGGTTTCAAAAAATAAAATCAAACCTAAATATATTTGCGATAGAAAAAATGATCCCAACCTAAACAAAAAATTCATCGACAAACCAATATGGGAAGTAGCAACTACCTACGGTATGGATTATCTTGGTTTTATTTCAGAACGTAAGAGGGATAAAATATTAAGGAAAATAAGAACATTAATTGATCCATCATGGAGTCAAAAATATGCAATTAATGGTGGTCACTTTAACAGAGTTTTTATAGAAGCAATTAAGCAGGGAACCATTCCAATAGCAATAAATAAAGGGATTTCAGATAATCTAGAAGGTGAAAATTTTCTATTTAAACCAAACATAAATTATATAATGATTGACTACAGAGTGACTCCAAAAGAATACGCTCAAAATATTGAATTAGCAAATGAACTGAGTACACAAGATGCAGAACTAATACAAAGTAATAACTATGATTTATTAGAACTTTTCGAAAGAAAAAACATTGCTAATCAATTTATTAGATTATCTAAATTAAAGAAATGTGGATATTATAAAAAGATAGTACGCAAAAAAACTGATAAAAATCTTTTAGAAGAATCTAAAAAAGAATTTGAATCATTCTTTAGAGGTAAATAACATTGAAGTATCTACAAGATCCACCATACTCTATTCAAATAGAATTAACAGAAGGCTGTAATAGATCTTGCTATTTCTGTGGAATACAAGGCATTAGAGATAACAAAGCAAACGGCCCGAATAAAAAGAATGGAACAGCAAGTAAGCCTTATAAATTCTTGTCTATAGAAAATGCAACCACCTTAGCAAAACAAATTAGTTCTGCAGGATGGTCTTCAAGAATAGTCTTCAGTATGCATGGAGAACCAACTTTAAATCCAAACTACAATGAAATTATCAAAGTATTTAGAAAGAACTTACTCAAGTCATCATTTTTAATGATATCTAATGGGCATGGATTTATAAAAAATTCTACAGATTCAATCAATGCAGTTATGAAGTCTGGTATAAATATCTTACATTTAGATAATTATGAATATTTAAACACTATCAAAATAATAATTGAAAAATATAAAGGGCCATATGATATACTTTTCTATCCTCAAAATAAGAAAGCTAACCCACAACAAAGAAAAAGACCTAATGAACACATGATTGTCATTTGTGAGGATATAGCTAAAGGAACTGGAGGGATTAATTCAGTTATCACTAATCATGCGGGATGTTCTTTTCCTAAAAGTGATTTAATGGAGGGTAAAAGATGCGCTAAACCATTTAGAGAACTGAGCGTAAGGTGGGATGGCAATATTGCTATTTGTTGTCAGGATTTCAGAGGCATTTATAAATGTGGAAATATTAACAATCAATCAATAGATCATATTTGGAACAATAAATATTTTCGTTCAGCAAGAAAAGCACTTTATCATGGTATGCGAACATTTGATCCGTGTCGCGGATGCGATGCAAGATCATATAGAATTGGATTACTACCTGACAAATATGGAAAAGAGTCATTGCCTGAGCCAAACAATAAAACATGGAAATTTATTAAGAAAGCCAATAGTGGGAAACCTTACACAAAACCAGTTAAAAGACCTTGGGAATAATGAGGCATATAATGGCTATTAAATCTCTTACATATAGAATCTATCCTACTACATCACAAGAACAGATGTTTAATCAGTTCTGTGGTAATAATAGATTTGTTTGGAATCACATGTTAATGAGAAATATTAAACATCATTTTGTGAGTGGAAAGTTTTTATTCGGGTATGATATGTGTAAAGAGTTACCGAAATTGAAAGAAGAACATGAATGGTTAAAACTATCTCCTAGCCAACCACTTCAACAACAATGCTTAGATCTAGATAAAGCACTAAAAAATTGCTTCAAATCAGAATTTGGATTTCCTAAGTTTAAAAAGAAAAGAAAATCTAAAGAAAGTTTTAGGGTTAATCAAAACATTAAAATATCTAAATCTAAAAAATCAATTAAGATTCCTAAAATTGGATTTATTAGAATCAAACCTAGAATTAATATTAATCTTAAAGATATTAAAAATGTAACCATTAAAAAGCAAGGGAACAATTGGTGTCTTTATATCTGTCATCAATTCAGTATATTTAGAACTCCAATGTCAGGTAGAAAAGTCGGGTTAGATTTAGGAACAGTAAGATTAGCAACTCTTTCTAATGGAAAAGTGATTGATAAATTTGAAGATGAAGAGTTACTGAAAAAGATTAAATCAACACAGAGAAAACTAGAAAGGAGGACTAGAAAAAATAAAAAACATAAAATGAAAAAGATTCAATCTATTAGTCGTGCAAAAACCAAGCAATCACTATCTAGATTGAATAAGAAACTTAGAGACAAGAGAAAAGATTACTTAGATAAAGTTTCTAAGAAGTTAGTAAAGAAGTATGATATGATCTACATTGAAGACTTAAAGATCAAGAATATGACTAGACAAGTAAATAAAACTGATGATGGATCTCATAGAAGTGGTGTCAGTGCTAAATCAGGGCTCAATAGGGAAATACTGAATCAGTCTTGGGGACAACTGATTAATATGTTAGAATATAAGAGTCTTTGGTATAATAAAAAAGTGATAAAAGTTAATCCTAAGAACACTTCAAGAGAATGTAGCGAATGTGGATTCACTCACAAGAGAAATAGGAGATCACAATCTGACTTTAGATGTTTGAAGTGTGGATTCACAATGAATGCAGATCACAATGCTGCTATAAATATTAAGAGATTAGGATTGAGGTTAGCAGCTTGAAATCAAAAAGGTTGGGACGCAACCATGTGGAGGACTCACAGAGTCCGTTGAAGCTAGAAAGTTCTACCTTAGATGGTAGATGCCTCTTAGAGGAAACGTCATGAAATTAGTAAAAAGAAGAGGTGGTAAAAAATGGGATTGTTTAGAAAATCAGAGAACGAAAAACTTGAAGAAAAAAACCAACAAAAAATTTTTGAAAGCAAAATATGCGATATGAGTAATGATAGAATTATAATGCTTGCATTGGGAAGACTATTATCAATGGGTGTGTCTAATGAAGAAGATGAATTTCTTGCAGATCAATTGTATATTAGGTCTGGTATGGAGATACCATGAAGTTTGTAATTAAGGTAGCCAATAAAGATTTAAGTAACATTCATGAAGAGGAGTATGATCAAAATATAGATAATCCTGAAGAATGGGCTAAAGAAATAATCAAAAGATATAATGAAACACTTTACGAGGGGGATAAAGAAAGAGTTTTACTTGGCGTGAGAATATTAAACAAATTTTCAATAAAAGATCATGAATGGCAAAAGATAAATTTAGTAACAGTAAAAAGAAATGGCGCATATTGTGACCTTTATAAATGCTCGAGATGTGAAATAACAGGAAAGTTATTTGGGTTAGGAGGATCTATTAGATTAGATCCAAAATACCAAAGAAATAAGGCATATCTTAGGTGTGACACTAGTTTAAGATTACAAATTCAAAAAGGGAAGATTAAAAGAACTCCGGTTAAATAGAGGTATATAATGAATGATTTACTTTATCCAAAAGGAATTGCACTAAGATTTTATGAACCTATAGACATAAATGATGAAGACAATGTAGTAGTTAAACCTTGGGGATATGAGAAACTTATTGTAAGCACTGAAATATATAGCCTAAAACTTCTATATTGCGCTAATCAAGTCATTTCATCAAATGGTGCATTTCATTATCATAAACATAAAGATGAAACCTTTTATGTTCTAGATGGAATAATAATGTTAGAATGGTTGCATGGAACTGCTGATAATTTTGTAGGCAAACCTAGATGCATTGAATTATCAAGAAATGAAACATTTAGAATTCAACCTTATACTAGGCATCGCTTTAGATCAGTTACCGCCACGGCCACATTTTTAGAAGTAGCAAGTCAACATTCGTTTTTAGATTCATTCAAGGAGTCGTAGCATACAATGATTGACTTCGAGACTAAGCTGGTTGTTAAGCCGAGTATGCAGGTGAGTTTGTCCAGCTACCTGTTCTCACTAAACACCTCCGAATTTATCCAGTTTGGAGCTCTGTGGGATAGGAATCATGGGTTCTTATCGTTAAGACGTGAGACGCAGTTTGTCGAGGATACCGTAACCCGAGAGGAGATACCTTAAATGGTCTTTGTCATAGATAGAGAATTTAAGCCATTGCTTCCTACCACTGAAGCAAGGGCAAGACTTCTTTTGAAGAAAAAGAAAGCATTTGTATATTCAGTGATTCCGTTTACGATTCAATTGAAGAAAGTGATTAATAATCCTGTAGGCAAATTTAAAATCGGAATTGATGATGGAGCTAAAGAAGTAGGGATATCAATAGGTCACAAGAAAAATGTTGTATTTTGTGGAACTATTAAATTAAGGCAAGATGTACATAGAAAAATGTTGCAAAGAATGATGTATCGTAGAAATAGAAGAAATCGTAATTTAAGATATAGACAATGTAGGTTTTTGAATAGAAAAAGAGAAAAAGGTTGGATTCCTCCTTCTATAAGACAAAAGAAAGAATCAATTCTTAGAGTGATTGATTTTATGATGAAAAGATTAAATATCACTAAATGTGTTGTCGAACAAGGACAATTTGATATTTCATCAATGAGTGCTGGATATAAATTGGTTGGGAAAGAATATCAACAATCTAGATATGAAGGTGAAAATTGGAGACAAAAGGTTCTATGGAGAGATAAATATATTTGTCAACATTGTAAAAGTAAAGAAAATTTAAATGCCCATCATATAATTCCTAGATCAAATGGTGGAACTAACATAGTTAAGAACGGATTGACTTTGTGCAAGAATTGTCATAATTCATTACATAATGGTAAATGGCTATTTAATAAAAGTGTTAAACAATTCAGATATCCAGCACATGTTCAACAAGGAAAATGGTTTTTATTTAATGCATTGAAAGAAAGATTTAAAAAAGTGAGAATTTGTTTTGGTTGGATGACTAAAAATAAAAGAATAGAACTTGGATTAAAAAAATCTCATGCAAATGATGCCTCAGCTATGATTAAGTCTTTTAAGTTTAAATGTAAGGAATATTTGATAATTCCCAAAAGAACCAAGGTATGGGAAAATAATCCAACTAAAACTTGTATTGAAAGAAATGGATTTAGACATTGGGATATTATAAAAGCAAAACATTATAAACTAGGGAATATAGTAGGATCTATTAGGAGCTTAAAAGTATTAGGAATTACTATACGTACAAACATTGATAGCAATTTCCCGATATCATATTCTAAATCTAAATTAATTTGGAGGCCAAGAAGATTAATTTTTATTTAATTAGGGAGGAGTGTCTTGGAATATAAAAATATTATTATACATCATTCTCTAACCAAAGATGGTGCTGTTGTTGATTGGCAAGCCATTCGGAGATATCATACTTCATGGAGGTATAATGGAAATATAATAACAAAAGAAGAATCAGAAAAATTAATATATGATGGTAAATCCGTAGAAGAACCTTGGATAGACATAGGATATAATTTCGGAATTGAAAGAATAAATAATGAATATGAGACTTTAGTTGGTAGATCTTGGAATATTCCAGGAGCTCACACGAAAGGCCAGAATAGTAATAGCATTGGAGTATGTTGTGTGGGGAATTATGATGAAATAGAACCACCTATGGAAATGATTGATAAACTAGTGAAACTTATAATAACATTAGTATCAACATTTGGAATATCAGTAATAAATGGAATACAAGGGCATAGAGCATTTGCAAAGAAATCATGCCCTGGGAAATTATTTGATTTACAAAAGTTAGAGCGATATTGTCTAGCACCTTGGAAGCGTAACGAAATATATGGGGTATAAAAATGAAAAAGTATCCTGATATCAATTGGAACGGATTTGGTAAAAATATAACAGGAAATGTTGGAAAATGGAGATTGTTTAATATCAAACAAACTAAACCAAATGAGTATGAAATGACTTCTGAACTACCTGGGTTATCAAAAACTATTTGCCATACTAGTTTAATGCAATGCAAAAATCATGCAGACAAATCTTTTAAATGGTGGCTAAACAGGCTTTTTGATAAAAAGGGAGTCCAAGGTAATCAAGAAGAGAAAAAGGAGATAGAATCTAATGCAATTCTTATTGAATGAGGAAGAATATTATAACTTAAAGAATCTAAGAGACGAAGAATTAAAGAAATGGACTAATAGATCACAAAATCTATTTGCAATGCTTGTAGCAGCTAAAAAATATCCATGTATTAATCATGGATATTGTGATTCATGTGAATTAAAACATAGCGATGTTTGTTTCAAAACAAAGACCTATTCTAAATAATGAAACATCATGGAGAATAACATGCTAAACTCTAATCAAGAAATTCTTATTATTGGCGATATAATGCTAGATGTTTATCAGCATGTTGAGGTAAATAGAATAAGTCCTGAATCACCTACACCTATATGTGATGTTAAAAACATAACATATGCTCCTGGTGGAGCTGGAAATGTTGCTGCTAATATAACTTCTTTAGGTGGTAATGTACACTTAATAGGAAGAATAGGATTTGATGCAAATGGAGAAATATTAGAAAAAACATTAAAAAGAAACAAAATTAGCTTCTATGGAAGTCGTAGCCATGACTATAAAACACCTACAAAGGTTAGAACTGTAAGTGAACATCATCATATTGTAAGGCATGATTTTGGTGAAAATCAACACCATGTTGTTACTGGATCGCCATACCTAGAACAATTATCAAATACTATTGTAGAATTATCAAAAAAGGTTAAGGCTATTGTTATTTCTGATTATAATAAAGGATTTATTACTAGACCTATATATGCAACAATAATTAACAATTCTAATGAAGTTCCAATATTCATTGATACTAAACAAAATATAATTAATTTTTGGGGAAAAAAAATCTTTGCGTTTAAACCAAATATGAAAGAATTCGAATATAATATAAAGTTGTTAGAAAATGAAGGTTTATATATAAGTCCTAATAATCTACTGTTTACAAATGAAATAGAAGCATTTATCAAATATTTAAGAGGGTTTCAAGGAACATATATCTCAAATGTTTTAGTGACACATGGCAAAGAAGGAATGATTCTTGGCACTCTAGTAGGTGATAAATACAATGCTTGGCAAATAAATCCCATGAAAAAATTAAATGTCTATGACGTCACAGGGGCCGGTGATACTGCAATGGCGGCATTTGTAATGGCATGTGTCTCAGGATACTCTACAGAGCTTGCTGCTGGGATTGCCAACATTGCGTCGGGCATAGCTTGCTCTAAACTAGGAACATCAACTGTATCAATTCTTGAATTGATAGAAGTCAATGCTTTTCAAGAAGCTCAAGAGCTTGTGAGGAAAATCTGATATGAAAGTTTCATGTATGTTTTGTAACGAAGAAACAAATAGAAAACCAAATCAACTTTTTTATGTGTGTAATGAAATAGAATGCCAAAATAAAAAAGATAGATTGATATCTTTACGAAGACATTACTTAGCAATCTGCAGAAGATTGCATAAGTTTGTTAAATTATGTCCATATTGCAATAGAAATTTTTATTATTCAGATGTCAGAAGAATTTCATGTGGAGATGATGAATGTTTAGAAATGGCACATATAAACTTAGAACTTAATAGAAAATCTAAAAGAGTTCATGGTTTACCGAAAGCATCTATGGAATTACTTGGTCCATCAGAACCACTATACCCTCCTAAAGAACATAAATGTCAAAGGTGCGGCACTAAAACACCTAATTATAAATTTTGTAACTCATGCCTAAGAGCTAAAAGCAAATCGTTAGGAATAGGAGGTAATGTAACTACAGGAGTATATTTTGAAATAGAAGATCTAATAGGCCAAGTATACCGTAAACAAAGTGACTATTATCCAGAAGGTAAATTTTGAGATAATGTCTAGAAAATATCAATTAAAAAGGCAACCACATTGTGGAACCCTGCCTGGCGAAATTTGGAAACCATGTGCTGTAATGGTTAAGAATAAACTAATAGAATTTCCTGATTATGAAGTATCAAATCTAGCTAGAATTAGAGGGCTAATATATGATGATAAAACAGATAATTGGCCTGGTAAATTAGCTAATCAAAGGATATCTACCTCTGGATATTTAAACACTAAACTAAGTTTATGTAAAAATAAAATATGGATACGTACTGCCAGATTAGTAGCCCATGCTTTTTTAGGTCCATGCCCGAACAATAAAGAAGTAAATCATATTGATGGGATTAAAACAAACAATAATATTAAAAATTTGGAATATGTGACTCATAAAGAAAATATGGAACACGCAGGGCGAATGGGATTATGTTCGAATAAAAAATCAAATGGGCAAAAAACTAAAGATCCAGTGCGTTGGACAAAAAATAATAAAATTAAATATGACTTATATTACAAAAAAATTTACAATATGCATCACCAAGGACTATCATCAAGGCAAATTGCTAAAAATCTTAATCTAACTAAGGTAGTTGTTACGAGACTTATGAAAAGAATGAATCTGCATAGAGAAAAATCTGAAGCTGAAAAATTAAAATGGAAAACACAAATAATAAAAAAACCAAAGAAACATACTAAGAAAAGTTTAGTTAAAGTAGGTAGAGAATTAGCCGAAACACATAACGAACTTATGACCCAAATAGAATTTACCAAATTAACAGGAGTATCATTTAAGGTTGTTTATAAAAATTTTGGTTCATGGTTTAGATATAAACATATCGTAGGATTAAAATGAAAAAATTAATAAAGATATTAAACAAATTGCCTAAACCAGAAATCTTTTCTGAATATAAAATTATCAAACCTGATGAATTAATTTTTGATTTAATCGCTAGGTTGAAATGTTACACATGCGGCGGAGTGGGAAGATTTATCTTATGTCCATCATATCTTAAACTTACTTATCCTCAATTTGAAACTCTTGAATTATCAATGAATTTCGTAAATAGCTTTGATCACTGCATATTATTCATATGGAAAAATGATGGAACTAAAAGTTGGAAAATTAACAAAAAAGATCTATCACATATAGACTTTAAAGTAAGGAAAGGTAGGCAGCTCAAAGGATGTGAAATGGGTCAATCAAGAGAAACATGTCAATTAATGGTAAGATATAAACGTGAACTAAAACAGCTTAATAAGAATGTGTTTGCTTTGCTTCAGGGTCATTGTGATAAATGCGGAATAAGATGCCCTAATCGCGATCATCCACCATGCCGCAGAAATGGCCTTCCATCATTAGAAGCTATTGGGATTGATGTGTATGCAACTATGGAAAAATTAGGAATTGAATATGAGTATCCTGTAATCAATGAATTAACTACAATAACAGCAATTTTAATGTGAGGTTAATTGATGCTAGACGGAACATACTATTTCGAATGTAGATGTGGAACAGTAGAACATACCATTAGGTTTACACTTGATAAAAAAGACAAAGAAATATATGCAGAGTTCCATCTTGATCCATATCATAGATGGCATAAAAGAATTTGGTTAGCAATAAAATATATCTTTAAACAAGGACTTCACTATTCACATTTTGATTGTTGGATCATGGATGAAAATGATGTAGGTAGATTAAAAAATATGATAAACGAGTTTGAAAATATACGAAAGGAGGGCTAAATAATGGATGATAAGTTAAGATTTATAAGAGTTAAAGGACCCATTCATATCAATGAAGCAGGTATTAGCATAGAAAATATATGTGATTCTATAGCATTTTGTATTCATGTTGGGGATAAGGATTTTATTAAAATTTTAATCAAAAATCTTCTTCATTATGTAGATGAATCCATAACACATGATTTTGATGGGTTATATGATATCGAAGATCAAATTAATTGTAGTAATGGTAATCTTTACCATGAAGGTAAAGAATACATGCGACAGCTTTGTATTAATTTAATCAACACAATAAAATTTCTTGATTCAAGACTCACGCTAATAGAAAGCCTGTGTGATTCAATAGATTATGAAGAGGAGTAAAATTTGGAACTACTAAAATCAATTCAAATTAAAAATCCACATATCAAGATAAATAGTGATGGATGTTTTCTATATGAGTTCGAAGAACATGGATTTAATGAAAAAGATTTTTCCAATTGGTTAGATGGCAAAATAATGGATATATGGGATATTCCTGTAGGTAAATTAAGAACAACTAAATGCCCGTGGTGCCAAAAGAAATTTGATAATATTGAAGAACATATTGCAATCCATAAAAAGAAACCAGATGATCTAGTAACTTTGAAACTTTCAGCCAAAGCCTATACTCTACTATTGTCATATATTAGAAATAACAACTATGATGCTCTCGCATTTCTAGTAAATCGTAAATGTCAAATATGCGATAGAAAATATACTAAGGACAGAAAACATAAATGTCAAATTGCTGAATCATCAAGAAATAAAATGAGATCATTTAGAGAATTAACATTTAAATGTGACAATTTTGATTTGAAAGATTATACAGACACATCAATTGCTATTGTATATAAAAGAAGACCGGTGAAATAAGGAGGGAGTATGCTTTCATTTATGAACGAAGGTACAACTTTTAATAATATAAACGATGCATTTCTACAGTCATTATGGAATGTACATAAATATGGAACTACATATGTAATAAGAGGAAAAGAAGTTAAAGAGATTATAGATTATTCTTTTCGTATATTAAATCCAACGCATAAAGTTCTCGTCTGCCCTCATCGCTATAATAATTTCCCTGCCACTGTAGCCGAAACACTTTGGGTTCTAAGTGGTAGATCTGATATGAAATTCCTATCATATTTTCTACCTAATGCAACTAATTATGCAGATCCTCCAGGGCGAGAATGGCGTGGGGCATATGGGGCGCGTTTGAAATATTTCTTTGATAACTATAATCAAATTATCGGAGTCATAGAAGCTCTTAAAAAAGATCCATTCACTAGACAAGCAATTATTGTTATTCCTAGGCCAGATTACGATTATAACCCAGAAATTGAAACTAAAGATAGGCCATGTACCGTATTCGCTCAATTTCTAATAAGAGATAAAAAATTACATTGCTTTGTAAGAATGAGGTCAAATGATGTGATTTTTGGAACGTTTAATATAAATGTGTTTGAATTTACAGTATTACAAGAAATCATCGCAGGTATAATGGGATGTGAAGTTGGAATTTATCATCATAGTGCAGTTAGTTTTCATTTATATAAGGAACATTATCAACGAGCAGAAAATATAATATATGATGAAAAAACTAGATATAATGCTTATGATTTTAAACAAAATCATCCAAAATATCAATTGAAGTTTAAATCATATGATAAATTCGATATAATAATCAGAGATATTATTGATTGGATAGAATATGCAATTGATTCTAAAACAGAACCTTTTAGCGGAATAAGATTTATAACAGAATTTTCAACAAACTATTCAAATGAACAGATGGCAACACTCAGTTATCTGGCACCATGCATGTCTTATGTAATGTTGAAAAAACATGGGCCAATTGCCGCAATAAAAACCTTAACTTCATTTGCATTACATCTTAATAATGATGTAATCATAGCAACTTTAGAATATATTATGACAAATATCCATAAGTATTGTGATGATGCAAATATAATAGCACAATCTAGAAAAGAAGTAACAGATTTTATAACAAATCAAAATTATGATAGTCGATCTGTAGACTTTGTATTTTGGCGAGGAACTCCAAAGACCTCTAATGTTTAAAATTAGGATCACCATGACAGGAATAGATCTTCTTTTGAGTGGAACATATATTGTTCCTGCTGAAGTAAAACAATTATCTAATGATACGGCTATTATCTTATCTGATTTAGGTGAAGAATTTTTCTTTTATTCAGCTAACTATGGATTCAGAGAAATTAAAGAAACAAATATTCCTCTAAGCATATTTCGTTCTATTCCAGAACGAATAGATGATATTATTATAGATTTTAGAGGTGATCCATATTTAGTTTCAAAATATATGATATCTAAAAAGATAAGGATCATTAAAAAGATAGGATTAGCCGTTTATTCAATTCCATTCTCTCTTATGAGGTTGATTGAAAAAACTAAAATTACTAATTCAAAATCAGACTTTGTCCACCTACATGTTCATACCGATAGTTCAATTTTGGACGGAGTTACTAGTTGCGAAAAATATGTAGCACAAGCTAAAGAATTTGGAATGGATGCCCTAGCTGTCACTGACCACGGTAATATGGCTTCACATATGTCTCTACATCTAGCTTGTAAGAAAGCTGGAATAAAACCAATAATGGGAATTGAAGCATATATAACTGATGATGCAACAATTCATGATGGCGATCATAGATCAAGTAACCATATCGTTCTATTAGCTAAGAATAGCATAGGCTATCGTAACATGCTTATTCTCCAAAAATTAGCATGGAGCACTGAAAATTATTATTACAGGCCTCGTATTGACTACCAAATGTTAGAGCAATATAAAGATGGTCTCATTGTCCTCACAGCTTGCCTCAAAGGTGTGCTTGCCAGTAAACTTATTAACGGCAAAATTAGGAAGGCAAGGGCAATTGCGCAAGATCTAAAAGACATGTTCAAGGATGATCTATATTTCGAATTGCAATTGCATGATATTTATGTAGATGATATAAACATTCAAAAAAGATATAATAGAAGACTTATAGAACTTGCTGATGAAATGAATATCAAAACAGTTATTACAAATGATGTTCATTATTTAAAAGAAGGTGGACATGAAATACAGAGTAAAGTAATGAGGATGAGGGAAAAAGATTCTGAATTATCAGAAACATATTGTGATTCTATTTGGTTTAAATCTTTCAAAGATATATACGAAACGCATAAAGAAAAGAAACATTTCTCGGACGATGTTTTTAAGTCTTCTGTTCTTAATACTTTAGAAGTTGCTTACAAATGTAATCATGAATTAGAAACTGGTGGATTAAAAATCCCAAAAATAAGTGTGGCTAAATTTCCAGGCAATAAGAAAAAACGACTAGATGAATTAGAATATCTCAAATGGAGAATAAAGAAGGGCCTAAAGAAAAGAAAGGATCAATTATCGGCACCATTAAAGGAATACAAAAAACGTATAGATTATGAAATAGATGCTTTCACAAAGATGGGTGTTATATCGTACATATTTATTTATGATGATCTAGTAAGATTTCTTAAAAAGCAAGGATGTCTATGTTCTTTAAGAGGATCAGCTAATGGAAGTGTTGTGCTTTGGCTCATTGGTTTGTCAATTGTTGACCCTATCAAATTTAAAATTCTATTTGAACGATTTATTTCACCTGCTCGTATAGAGGCTAGAATGGCTGATATCGATATTGACTTAGACATATGCCATACCTACAGAGATATGGCAATAGATTATTTAAAGAAAAGGTATGGTGAAGACAGGGTATGTCCTGTTGGGAGTTTTGGAAGGACACAATTACGATCAGCCATTAAGAACATGGCTAGAGTTGAAGCAGAAGAACTAAATAAAAAAATTAATGATTCTAAAACTGCTGAAGAAGCTGCTGAGTATAAAGCTAGATTAGAATCATTTAGTTTTATGGAAATAAACAAAATAACAAAACTCATTGGGGATGAAAATGACATAACAAAAATTGGTGAAGTATCAAGATGGTTTGCTAAGAATAAAGATTGGTATTTCAAATATGTTCACCCAATTCTAAATAACAGATATGCCCCTTCCTTACATCCTGCAGGAATTGTAGTATCTCCCATCCCATACTATGAATGGCTTCCAGTAAGAACAAATAAAGTCAGCAAGGGTAAAAATGATGAAAGAGTATTTACAACACAATGGGAAAATTCACATACTTCAGTAGAACATCTTAATGAAGCCGGTGTCATGGTTATGGATATTTTAGGAGTTAAAACCTTATCTGTAATAAAAGATACTTTTGGCTTAATTAAAAAAAGATATGGAATTAAACTAAATTTGGAAGACATACCATTAAGCAATAAGAAAGTTTACAAAACTCTATCAAAAGGAGAAAACATCGGGTTTTTCCAGTTAGGTAGTTCTAAAATAAAAGGAACCTTAAGAAATACTAAGCCAGATAACATTGAAGATTTGATATTTCTAATAGCTGCTGATAGACCTGGGCCAATTGCGGCTGGAGCATTTGAAAAATATGCTGATCGCAAAAATGGAAGAGAAGAAATAGAAGAACTTCATCCATCAATCACCGAAATAACCAAAGATTCAATGGGTGTACTAGTCTATAGTGAACATTTAATGTTGGCGGGACTTGAAGCTGCAGGAATGTCACCAATTGATTCAGAGAAACTCAGAAAGATTGTTAAGTCTAAAAATCCAGAAGAGTTCGGAAAATTCAAAGAAAAATTTATAGAAGGGTTTGTAAAAAAATGGACAAAGAAAGTCAAATAGGGAAAGTATTTAAACATAAGAGGCTTGGATTAGTTTCGTTGGTATCTAATATGCCCGATATTAATGTTGCATATGATAGCACATTTATTGTTAGAACCACCAATTACAAGGATTATCGTGTATTTAAAACTTCATGCATAGATTCTTCTGAAGAAGAAAGACAATTATATTGGAACAAAATTAAGGAGCACGATAAATGGATAAAAAAGAAACAGTAGGAAGAGTTACATTTGGACCACAAGTTAAAAATCCATTTACACTAGATATTGACACTGGTAAAGAATTAGAATCCCAATCATCTAATCCTTTTGGATTAAGTAATAAAGATAATGATGTTGTTATATCAAGGTACAATAGTTGTCCAGCATGTAAAAAACCTTTAATAGTTAAAAATCCTCCTCCGTATTATAATGAAGTGCAAGAAAATTATGATATTAAAGTTGAATATGATGATACATCAAAAGATGATATTCCTGAAATATATGGATTTTATTTTACTTGTGCAAGGTGTAGATATCAATGGTTTGAAAAAAGTAAAAACAAGACTAAAAATAGAAAACTAGAAGGAGAATAATCATGCCACCAGAAGGATACGTTAAAATTAGAGATAAATTGAAAAAAGAAGGCAAATCTGATGAAGAAGCTAAAGAGACCGCTGCAAAGATTTGGAACAAGAAGCATCCTGAAAATCCGGTAGGCCGTGGTAAGCATCATGAGGAACCGCAAGAGAAAATATTAATCGATGAATAAATATAATCTAACTAAATTTGAAAATTATTTAATCAAACATTTTAAAGAAAATTTACCAACAACATATGATAATTTTGCAATAATGTTCAGACTTGATGCTGTTATGATGCAAGAAAATTTTGGTTATAATGAAATATCACTCGAAGGTGTAATAGTAATAACATCAGAAAAATGTTCCACAAATCTTGAAGAATTTACCAAATGGAGTAGTTTAAATCTAAATGACTACAAGATAAAAACATTAACAATCACCATTACTGATGACTACCGTTATCGTAGAGGAATTTCATTTAAATTAACTCTTTCAACATAAAAGGAGAATCATGAGCAGCGAATCACAAGAGCCGGCAATAACACCAGAACTGAAAAAACAACTTCAAGAATTTTATGAGGCTGATTTAAAGAAAAAGCAAGAACCTACACCATCAGATCTGCCATTCCGGACTGTCCAACATAATATTTATCTTATGGATAATATGATTCATATAGATTTTAGTCTAGCAGTTCAAAGGGTGAGATTTAATAAGAAAGAAGCAATGGCAATGTCTAACAGAATTAGAAAACTCGCAAAGAAAATGAAGTGGTGAAAATATGGGAACAAAATATACATATGAAGAATTGTTTGAACTATTTTATAACGGCGAATCTTTTGATTATCAAGGTGGAACGGCTCGGGTTATGAATGTTAAAACTTATAGTGGGTATAACAATCGTGGAAAACCAGCCGTTTTTAGTGATTTTGTCATTACTGTAACAAAAATTCTTAAGGTTGAATCTAAACAAAGTAAAAAGAAAAAGGCGTAATCATGCCAACACAATTTACTGAAAAGAAATATCGTTTCTATTTCGGCAAACATAAAGGGAAACTAGTCCAAGAAGTAGAATCCGGTTATCTTAAATATTTACTAAATCAAGATTGGTTTGAAGATAAATATGAAGAATTATATGATGAAGTTGAAAGAGAAGTTGAATGGAGAGATGAAACAGAAGGGCACTTTTATGATTGATGAACTAATCCAAGAAATGACAATGACATGTCAAGTGTGTGGAGGTTCAGGAATAAAATCACGATACGACGAAGATGATGACGCTAAATGTACCGATTGTAATGGGACTGGGGTTATAATTTCTCCTGATGGGGAAAAATTACGGCAAATTATCCTTAAAGGAGAAATATTATAAAACAAACATTAATACCATAATGGATAAATAATGAAAAAGCATTTTAAATCAAAAGATAAAGCAAGGAGGGCAGCGGAAACAATATGGTCTGAGCTTCATGCGTTCGGACAATATTGTTTCCCGTAATGTAAGGAAAGCTCATGCGACTTCTTATGCATTAGTCGCTAATGCGACACAATATCTTAAGGTTAAATATCCATTAGAGTTTTTCTGTTCATTATTATCACAAGCAACTGATGACGAGTATGAAGGCATCAAGGCTGTTTCAGAAAAATACTATGGTATAAAGTACCACATGCCAGATATAAACTTATCTAAGGTCAATTTTTCCATCAATGATGATGAAATAGTTTGGCCTTTCACAAGTATTAAAGGAATAGGAATTAGTGCAGCTAACGAAATAGTAAAACATCAACCATATGACTCTTTCAAACATATTTATGAAACTGTTAATAAAAGAATTGTGAACGTCAAAATATTTAGATTGTTGATAACAACTAATTCTCTTAATGAATTTAGTAAGCGAAATAAGTTAATAAAAAGATTCTATAAACTTCATAAAATCAATGAAACATTTGAACCACTAAAGAAAAAACAATGGGATTTTGAAGCGAGTAAGGTTATGCCTTATTTTAAACAATCAGTAGAAGAACTATTCCCTGATCAACTCAAAGGTGTAATACCGTATGAAAAATTTTCATTGGCTAGAACTGGTCAACGTATAGTAGTTGCTGGAATTGTTTCATCAGTTAGATATATTAATTCTAAGCGTGGAAAGATGGCTATCTTAAATCTATCCAATATTGGGGATACGTATAATATTGTTTTATGGTCTGATATGATTGCTAAATTAGATAAAAAGGATATAACTATTAAAGTAGATATGCCACTTAAAATATCTGGGTTCAAATCAATGTCTAGGATGAATGAACCGCAAATTGCTTTAGGTAATGAACCAGAAGCATACATTAAGGTATTGAAGTGAATCTATATACAATAAGAAAGAAATATAAACCAGGAACAATATTAACTCCTATTAAATATACCAATACTCCACAAGATGTTGGTAAAAAATTCATAGTTAAAGATATATATATTCCTTTTACTGGCCATTTACTCCTTAATTGCATAGATGATGGAAGAGAAATAATTTGGCATTACTCACAATTAAGAGTTATAGAATGAACTTATATACAATAAGAAAGAAATATCCTGTTGGAAGTAAATATAAAATGAAAAGAGTAATTTATATGGAGGATAATGAAGATGATATCTACACAATTAAGGAATTTGATAGTTATCCTGGCGGAATTGTAATAACCTTTGATGTTAAGTCTAGATTTATTAATTCAAACAGCTATAGTATTGAACTTTTTGAAAGAATGCTAAGAGATAAAAGGCTAGTACCAATATGAATTCATATACATTTAGAAAAAAATATCCAATAGGAAGTAAATATAAAAACCTGCAACCAATATTTCCTGAAAGTAATACTTTTGAAATATTTAGAATCTTTCTCAATATAAATTTAAATAAACTATTTCTTACTGTAAAATATAACAATGGCCACATAGATATATTTTCAAAAGGTTTTTTCTTACATGAAATTAATAAAGGTACATTTAAACCAATCAAAGCATAATCTTCAATGAATATATAAAATTTTTGTTGCAATTGTGGCATAACTGTTGTATAATATAAATTAAAGAGCTAAATAACTTAACAAATTTTAACAATGATAAAATCTTTTACATATAAAATCTATCCTACTAAATCGCAAGAACAGATGTTTAATCAGTTTTGTGGTAATAATAGATTTACATGGAATCACTTCTTAATGAGAAACATTAAACATCATTTTGTTAGTGGTAAGTTCCTGTTTGGGTATGATATGTGTAAAGAGTTAACTAGATTAAAACAGTATAAAGGATATGAATGGCTAAAACTATCTCCTAGCCAACCACTTCAACAACAATGCTTAGATCTAGATAAAGCACTAAAAAATTGCTTCAAATCAGAATTTGGATTTCCTAAGTTTAAAAAGAAAAGAAAATCTAAAGAAAGTT